GGGCGCAAGCGCACCGCGTCAGCCTATCGGTATTATGGCGGGAACAGGCGGCATAGTATCGCTAGGTGGTAAAGGAGGGGGGCACGTTGGCCCGCCCGGAAGCGGGTTTGGCGGCGACAAAAACGTCCCCGTGATGGTTTCTCACGGACGCCCGATGGGCTTCTTTTAATCCCGTGAGAACCGTCTAATTTCCTAGTGGTGGTGAAAATGGTTGGCACGCTCAAATTACTCGGCGCTTACATGTACGGCGGCAAGCCCGCCGTGAAAGCCTTGCTCGATAAAGAGCATGCTCAACAGGCCCCGCGCGTTGATATTCCGCAGACGCCCATTTTGATTTTGGGAACGGTCGACGTGCCGATCAGCGTGTCGGTGAACGCGCCGCAGTTCGTACGTCCCAATACGCAGAATATGCAGGCGACCGTGCACTTTTCTTACAGCATCCATCGCGCAACCGGCGAGCGCGGCGTGAATGTGGAATTGTCGGGCATTGCGTCCGATGCGATGGCGATAGCCAAGCTGCTTCCGTATTATCACGAACATGCCGTGCCTTGGGTTATGGGCGGTGCATGGGATTTGATTACACCCATTCGTTTGACGGCAGACAAAAAAGATTTGCCGTATGATTTCGTCGAGCATTTGGAAACCGATTGGGAAGGTCTTGTGATTCGTGTGCGCAAGCATTCTCCGCTTGGCTCGCCGACGCCCGTTACACCGCTCGATGGCAAATCCAACGTAACCCTTTTGCGTCCGGTCCCATAAAGAATGCCTCTCTATAAACTCACGCTCGATCCAATTCCGTCTTACGCGGATTACGAAGATTCGTTTGCGTTCAAGGACGCAGGCAACGCGGCTGTCGATTTGACGGGCTTTGGATCGCAGTGGGTTTTGGGAATTGGTAAGGGACGCGCAACGACGCGCTCCGATTACGCGGTGCTGTTGACGCAGGCCAATAAAGATTTGATTATTTCCAATCCGGTGACGGGCATTATCAAGGTGCAATACACGCCCGAGAAATTGGCTCCGCTCACGCCGGACAACGATTATCAAATCGATCTTTGGTACACGAAAAATAACCGCAAAGGCGCATGGGGCTACGGCACTATTCGCTTGCTTGGTCCGGGCGGCGGCTAATGGCCGATTACATTTTCACGCCCATAGCCACGAATGTCGTTGAACGTATTGTCACCGCGAAAGCGGAAGGCGTCGTCACGACTGAAATCGAAAATGAAGACACAGGCGCGGTCTATAAAGAAGACCCGCCTTTGGTCGTCGTCCTCGCTCCCTACAATTAACCGTCCAAAAGGAAAGCCATCATGGCAATTCGCGATCCGCTGTTCGATTCGAATCGTCGTCACGCAACAACGGCGGCTGCAAAAGAAGACGCTACGCGCTCGCCTATTTCCGGGCAGCCTATGACGCCGCTCATGTGTCGCAATATTCCGGTCATGGTCGACCTTCCCAATCGTGTCGTCGTGCCGGTGTTCGACGACGTCAATATGATGTAATTGACGATGCCTGACGAAACGCCTAACGAAAAGAACGACGTTCTCAAGCAATTCCAATCGAAGCCGGGCGATTTGCATTCGGGTAAAATCACGTTCGGGTGTCGTCATTTTTCCGCGAAGCATAATCTGCAAAGCGCCGTGATAGGTCTTGGCAAGGCTTATGTGCGTGACGACGATGGCGAGTGGCGCTTGCGCGACATTCGCATCGAAATGAATTTCGTGGAAGCGACCGAGACGGGCAATCAGCTTTTGCAATTCGCACAACGCGCCTACGACGGCGAAAATACAAAGCGAGCGGAGAGAGAAAATCCGCTCCGCAAGAAAGATGATCCACATGCTTAAGGGCTATAATCGCTACGAGGTTAGCGCGTCAGCGAACGCGCAATCTTTTGCAGCGAAAACACATCGCGTTGAAGCGAACGTGCCGGGTATGGGCATGGGCGGTATGGGAGGCATGGGCGGCTCCGGCGGATTTGGAGGCACGGCGTCCGCAATTAAAGGCTTCTTTGACAAGCTTGTCATGGAAGGCATTATTATGGACAAGGACGCTGCTGCGCAGCGTCGCATGGCACGTGACATGTATCGCTACGACGCCGTTTGTGGCGGCGCGGTGGATTTGATGGCGCTGTTGCCGTGGTCCAACGCAACGCTTTCCGGCGTCGCCGACAAAAAGATACTTGAGAAATATCAGACGTGCGTTCAGTCGATGAACATGATGATGCTGATGCCGGAAGCAACGGTCGATCATCTAGTGAACGCGCAGTTTATTGGCTCGATGCAGTGGGATGCGAACGAGTCCACTTTTATTGGCATTGCGCCGCAAGACCCTGAGCAGTGCACATTTCAGCATGTGCCGTTCTACGGAAAAGACCCGCTCATTTCGCTCAAATTCTCCGACGGCTTCAAGCAATTGGTGGAGGCTGCGAAAAAAGACCCGCGCGCCGCCAAAATGCTTTCCGAGAATGCGCCCAATCTCGCATCGCAGCTTGCACGAAAAGAAATTCCGCTCGACCCTGACACGACCGTTTACGTGCCGCGTCGCACGTTCGCTTCGCAAATCGAACCCACGTCATTTTTGACGCGTGCCATGCCGGTGTGGATTATCGAAAAAGCACTGATGCGCGGCACCATCGAATTGTCGTACAAGCGTCAGCGTTCGATCATGCATATCTTACTCGGCGGTGAGGATTGGGAACCCACGGTCGAGGAAGCGACCAATTACGTCAATCTTTTTCAGGCAGCCGATTCAGACCCCACGTCCGCAATTATCGCAACGCGTCCCGACGTTCTCGTAACTGAGGTTCGCTGCCTTGCAGGCAATTCGTTAGTTCATACACAAACAGGATTACGCGCTATCGACTCTTTGGTGGAACACGATAAGCACGGGGAACCTTTTTCCGTTGAATTAAATGATGTTCGCGTTAAAGGCTTTGATGGAAAATTTGTAGACGTTAAGGAGTGGCATTTCCATGGCACCAAGCCTACCTTCAAAATAACGACAAGCTCTGGCAATGAGCTAATTGCTACTTGCAACCACAAATTTTTTACGACCTTTGAAGGCGAACTTAAATTCAAGAAAACCAGTGATATGTTGGGACAATATGTATTGACGCCAATGCTACAGGCGGAAACGAAAGGGACGCGTGATTTATCAAATATCGAATATACGGTCTATCAAAACAGAAAAGGTAATATTGACATTACTATACCGAAACGCATGACGCCCGAATTGGCTTACGCTATGGGGTTGGTCGTGTCAGAAGGCTACATGAATCGGAAATCCATTCAAGTGACCAATACGAACATGGATGTGTTGAATAAGTACGTCGCATGCATGGCAGCTTCTTTTGAGCGTAAACCCTCTATCCGCGTGACAAAAGAGAAAGGCAACTCTACATTCCGTTACATAGATCGGTCTTATAGACGCCGAACCTATACGACCAAACCATGCTACTCGGCAGAGTTGAGTAGTATGGAGATAGTGTCATTTTTAGAAGGGCTAGGCGTTAAACGTTCTATTCGTAAAAAGAAATCACCGGCCTATTATAAGCGTATTCCGCATGCTATCTTGCAAGCCGACCGCGAATGTCGCTTGGCCTTCATGGCTGCTTACATTCAAGGAGACGGAAACATTGCGCGTAAAGAAAACAATAGCAAGCTTGCAGTAGAAATAAAGTTCTTTAGCCGTTCTGTTAAAATTCTGCGTAGCCTTAAAACCATGCTGGCCGATATGGGGTATAGGTCGACCTTTAGTCGCAAATTTTATAATTTGTACCTGCCGACATGCGATGCTAGTAAATTGTATAACGAACTTAACTCTTATATGTTAGAAGATAAAGCACATTATACTTACTGCGATGATGTAAGAGCGCGTCAATTGGGAATTCCAGCCGACGTGTTCATACCGTTTTTGAAATCTCGTTTTGTTCGCCGTCAAACACAAAAGAAAGACGGCACCCCTTCTGGCTCGTTTTTTATTAACGACGATGGTGAGAAAGTATTTATTGCTGGTGGGTGGGGAAATACCTTCCGTCATTATCTTCGCGCCAATTCGTATCTCATGTACGACAAATTTGATGACAACGGTTATCGCGACGAGCTAAACATAATAAAGCGCGTTAGCAAAAAACTGTACGCGACCTTGATGACTTTGTTCAAGCTACGCTATCGTTTTGACAAAGTCGTTTCCGTCAAGCCTCATAAAGATTTGCCAGTGTACGACTTAACCATTCGTACGCCCGGCATGCCTGCTTTTATGGTAAACGGAGTTGTCGGACATAACAGCGCATCGGATTTCTGGCGCTACGATGAAATCATGGAAGCGACGAGCGCGTTCAAGTATCGCGCCCTCGGCTTCAACGAAAACTTTTTGATCGGCGACGCCAATTTCAACACGATGGAGAACGCGCTCTCCACCTTCCTTGAGCGGTTGAAATATCTGCGTTTCGTTATGTCGCAGCGCATCTTTTACAACAAGATATTTCCGTATATCGCCAAGCAGAACGATTTCAAAATCAAGGGCGATCCCAAGCCTATTGAGGTTACGGGCTATTACGAAGACAACGTCATTTATTCGACGGAAGACCGCCGCTTCCCCAATTATTCGCTGTTCTCGCGCGGCGTCGACACTCTTTATTGCCGCAGCCAAGGCTACGTTGAAATTGGTTCGGAGCGTTTCAATCCGGCGCAATATCATATTCCGCATCTGTCATATGTGAAAGCACTTAAGCCGGAAGCGGACAGCGCCTATCTCGACATTATGAAAACGATGGAGGAAAAGGGAATCCCGATTCCGCTTCAAATGTGGGCGAGCGCGTCGGGCTTCAATATCAATGAGGTTATGCGCGGCTACGATGACGACATTAAATACCGCAAAGCCATTAACGCGTATTTGAAGAAAATGCCGAAGTCGGCGATGAAAAAAGAAAGCGACGAAGACGGCGCATTCGAGGAAGCATCGTTCCGCGAGCATATGATTGCGGCGCTGGCGAAAGACGGTCCAATTGGATTGGGTCGGCGCAAATTCACGGATCGCGATAACGAAATGCGTGATCCCGATACGCGCAAAGTTCTCTCGCGCCGTGGTCGCGCCGTTCGTTTGGAGCGGTTGCACAAAAATGGCGCGGAAGCCATGACGCGAATTGCAGCACGCGAGAATCGCGGCGTTAACGAGCGCATTCAAGCGGCGGCGCAACGCCTTCACACATATGCCGGTTTGAATATTCCTGTGCCGAAATCTGTAGCGGCTATGGAAAAGAGCGCACGCATGAAACGCTCTCACATAATTAGGGCGGCGTCGCTCTAATAATTGGAACGCTAATCGTCTCCAATTAATCCAGCAAACGTCAATTGAATTGGCCGGGGTCGTCGAAAGGCGGCTCCGTTTCTTTTTGCGCGCTCCGTAATTGGGAACTGCCTAATTTATATCAGGCACGCAGCTATACCCCTCCCAATTTCACACGGACGCCCTCCATGCTCGATTATCACGGACGCCCCCACGAAATTCACGCCGATGCCATGCGCTCGTATCATCCGGTCGAGGCATTTCAGAAAGAGGAACAAAAAGAACATTTCGTAACGGCGGGTATTTTGGACGACGTGCGCGGCGCGCTCGTTGAAAGCCAAGCGTCGTTGCCTCTGTTCGCTGAACTCTACGACATTTCGCCGAAGCTGAACGACTACATTCTCGTTTCGACGATCATCATGCCGTCGGATTTGCCGAACCGCAATTGCGTGGCATTTCCGCTCGAAGAACTTTTGCGCCCTAATCCTGAGACGGGCCGACTTGGCTTCCAGTCGTGGACGAACAAAATCACGGCGGTCGATCATTGCTTCCCCGGTGATGCTCCCATTGCAATCCCTAATGGGACCAAGCGTATTAAGAGAGTTCGCGTTGGCGACTCTGTCTTCACACATCAAGGAACCGTCGAACGCGTTACTGCTGTCTTTAAAAACGGCAAGAAATGGCTTTCCCGTATTAAAGTTCTGGGAATGGCTGACGACAGCTTTGCTACGGAAAACCACCCTTACTGGATCGTAGACCCGCGCCAGCTTTATTCACAAACAATTCCCAATAGCAATACGCGTAGTAAAAAGGGGTTTGGTTTTTATGGCAGGATGAATAATATAGAATGGGACAATCTTAAACCGCATTTTCGTCCTGTATCAGATATGAACATTGGTGATTACGTTTGTAGCCCAATTCGTATTGGTGGCGATCTAGACGTAGATAAGCATCTTGCCTTCCTAACGGGCGTTCATATGGCCGCGGGTTGCTACGAGAAAAAGAACGGAACATATACCAGTGTTCAACTAACTATCGGTTACGTTGAAATGCAATTGCGAAATCGTATTTTTGCTGCATGCGATGCCCTTGGATTACCTTACGGCGAGTATATTCATAAAAAGAATAATACGCGGCTTATTCGCATTGCCGATAAGGCGTTTACGGCTACCATGCTTTCGCTTACCGGCGAATACGCGCATAAAAAATCCATGAGAGGCGATCTTCGCCAATGGAATAAGAAAGCCATGAAGCACTTCCTTGGCGGATATATTTCCGGCGACGGTTCTGTGGCACAATATGGCGCATCGAACGTCAAGCGTATGCGTTGTCGTACAGCATCTAAAAAGTTGGCTATCGACGTTCAGCAGGCACTTGCGTTTATAGGTATATGCTCTAGCGTAAATAAGGACGGGCATCAAAAAACGTACACCTATATGTGCCCTAAATATAACGTAGAGCGGACTGTGCGTAGCAAGGGTTCCTACTCTGTTACGGCGCTAGAAGACCAAGCGCATATTCTTTCAAAATACACGGTCGGAAAATCTGACATGCATCCTGTCGATAACGACGGGTCGAATGGCAACAACGCCAAGATGTTTATCAAAGGTAATTATATTCTAGCACCTGTGGTTGAAATTCAACACAAAGCGCGCTTTGAAGACGTTTACAACTTCGAAGTCGAAAATGAACATTCATACGTCGCTTACGGTGTTGCGGTTCACAACTGTAATAAGGATTACAACAAAGACTCCAAGGGCATTATCCTTGGAACGTTTTTGAAGCCGATCCGAAATGCAAAAGGCAATCTGCACAAGGTCGTGTCGTTGCTGGCATTTGATCGCACGCGCGATTCGCTTCTCGCCAATCAGATTTTGACGCGCCAGCGCACAGCCTATTCGATGGGCGCGATGTGTTCTTATTACACGTGCAGCATTTGCGGTGCGCGTCATCCTGAATCTCCGTGCAATCACGTTTCTCTGCGCCGCCCGGCTTTCGCGGTGTATGACGGCAATTTGGCGTATTTGAACGCTCGAAACTTTATTGGCTTCGAGACGTCGAGCGTTATTTCGCCTGCGTATTTGTCCGCACAGACGCAGAATTATACGCGCATGTGGGACGAAAAGGTGCCGGTCCAGTAACGAACCGTAACGACATGCTAACCCTAAAAGGCAAAAATTTTGAAAGCATGACTGAGGCTGCTCAGCATTTCGACATACCTTATTCAACGTTCGTCGATAGAGTCCATAAATATGGAAAAGATAACGATAAAGTTGTATTGAAGTCTAGGCGCGTGCATAATGCGGAGCTACGCAAGAACAATGCAAACAAGGCCGGTGCCAAACGCATAGTGTTAGAAGGCGTTCTTTTTCTATCATGGAACGAGGCTGCGGATCATTACGGCATAGACAGACATTTGTTTGCTAGTAGGTGTCGTAGAGGAATTGATCCTCTGCTACCCGCGCTGCTACGTGAGTCTGTTCCTGGAAAAGTTCGTGTCAAAGACAAAACATTTCCATCTATAAGTGCCGCTGCACGTTTCTACGGATTAGAGCCGCTTACGGTCACGAACAGAATCGGGCGTGGATGGCCCATCGAAGAAGCCTTAGAACTTTCGAAACGCCGTTTGCCTAAAAATAGGCAAGGAGTCGTTTACAAAATAACAAACTCTATCAATAATAAAGTTTACGTTGGTTTGACGACACAAAAACTCAAACAACGGTTTAGCCTGCATTTACATGCTGCGCGAAATAATTCTAGGACGAAACTAAGCAAGGCTATACGCCAATTGGGGAGTGAAAACTTTTCCATACACGCTATAGCCAAAGCCAACTCTATTAGTAAGTTGGCTAATCTGGAACGACGTTACATCAAAAAATACGAAGCGGTTAAGCTAGGCTACAACGGAAATTCAGGAGGAGCCTGTCACTAGGCAATTCCTGTAACAGACTAACTTTCTTATGGGTCATTGGTGACGCGTTCTCGCCCGTCACTAATTCACCAATTGGCTCCCACCCCTGACGGGAAACGAAATTGAGGATAACATGAAAAGAACGCGTCTTTTGACGGCGATTGCGGGCATGGCAAGGCCCAATATCGTTCTCGTCGGTCGCAGCATCGATGGTCAGCAGGCTGGAAAAAGCGGCATCGTTATTCGCCAGCACGATTGCCCGTCGTGCAAAACGACCGCCACGATCAACAACATCAATACGCCGTCGTGCCCCACTTGTGATGGCATTATGGCTCCGAAAAAGAGCGCCGACACGCTCACGCTGAAACGCCCTGAATTGCAGAATATGCCTGTCGCGGCATTTTGCCGTTCGTGCAAAACCGAATTCGTTTCCACAAAAGAATGCCTCTCGCACGTCAAGGGCATTACGGCCAATTGCGTCGTGTGTGGCGAGGGTCTGAAAATCACCGCCGAAATGGGTGATGACGACGAAGCCGATACGCCCGCCGATGAAGGCATGGGCGCGACCGATCCTTTCGATAACGCGGACGACGACGGTTTCACTGAGGAATCGGACGGCGAAGGCGAGGGCGATGCCGAAGACGACGCGAGCGTTACCGCTGGCGACGATTCCGATTTTGATACCGGCGACGATGAAGGCGACGGCGAACTTTCTGGCGATGACGACGGTGAAATTCCCGCCGATGATATGGCCGAAAGCGACGACGCCGCTGCGGACGCCGATGAAGGCGACGATTCCGACGAAGACGACGCTGGCGATGAAGCAATTGCTTCCGATATTCCCGGCGATGAACCGCCCGCCGATGCGCCGACTCCTGAAAAGAAGGAAGGCGAAGACGAGGCTGCTCCCGCTCCCGAGGAAAAACCCGAAGGTGAGGGCGAAACGGCTCCTGCGGAAAATACCATTCAGGCCAATGCACTGAAAATGGTTCTTTCTTCGCTCGACGAAAATCCCGAAATCGAATTTGTCGCCAACACGCTCGAAAATGGCGACACGCGTTATCACATGTTTGCGAACGGCGTGCCGTGCGCTCGTGCTGATAAAGCGCGCGCCAAGCCGGAAATTGCTGCGCTGTTCAATGATCGCACGCGTTATCACGCCGCGCTTTCGACTGCGCTCGCTGCCGCGCCCGACGCGAACGATCCTTCGACGCCGGAACAGAAACTCGCCGATTTTGGTTTTGAGCCGACCATCGTCGACGTTCCCACTGATGAAGCGACGAAGCAGCATATCGAAAAAGAAGTCGCTGCTCGCACTGCTACGACCGCAGGCGATATTACGGCGGTTTCGAATCGCTTCAAAACATGCATGTCGATTGCATCGCTCGCCGTTCGCAAAGGAATTGGCGGCGTGAAATCGCCGGTGCGCGCTGCGTTTATTCAGATGCTCAAGCAGCATGGTTTCCGCAATGCGGCTGCCACTGTCGACAGCATTTACGAAAAGCACGGCGAGGAAGAACTCTCCACCGTTCTCGGATTGGCGCGCGACTACGTGCTGAAATCCGATGAAAGCCTGAACGACATTTCGAACATCGTCGAGAAAACCGCTGCTCCTGCCAGCAGCGACGACGAAAAAGAATCGGCTCCGACTCCTGCTCCTATTACTGTGGCGGCGCTCGGCACCGATAAGCCTTTTGAAACGGCGTCGTCGCATAACGCGCCGAATCAAAACGGCCTGACTGCCAAAGGCGTCGTCACCAGCATGATTGGTCGCCGCACAACGCGCATGGGCGGCTAAATCCAACCATCCGTTAAAACCAACTGAGTAACGGCCCGAAAATCTTTTCGGCCCCAACAGAGGAAAACCAAAATGCTTGATCGTAGCAGAACGCGTATTGAGAGGTCGTTTCCGGGCAAGCTGCTCTCGACTCTCGTCGCGTCCAACTTGAGCGAAGACGGCATGGCGATGATCGCCGTGCGTGAAAACAACGACGGTGTTTATCGCCCGTCGAACGGCACCGCCGACACCATTTTCGCTGGCTTCTCTTTCTTCGAGGAAAAGATTTTCCCGACGGCGGAAGTCAAGGTGGAATTGGTCACGGCGGTCACGACCACGCTGACTCTGTCGCGCACACCGCAGGCTTCGAGCCTTCTTTTGAAGGACGGCTCGACCGTTCTCGCGGTCGGCACGCCGGGCTCGAACGCGAACGAATATTCGATTTCGGGCAACGTCGTTACTCTGCACTCCGGTCAGAGCGGTAAGGCGATCTTTGCGCAGTATCGTTACGACCTGACGGCGCAGGAAGCTTTGATGAAATTCGGCGACGCGATCCCCGGACGCACATCGCTGATTATGAACAAAGCGGTGACGATCATCAATGGCGGTGAGGTTTTCACCAACATGTATGATTCGACGGTCGACTGGAATGCGGTCGATCTGGAATCGTCGGCGGAGGTTCTTAAGGCGCGTGCGAACGGCCTTGTGAGCATCAACGGCAACGGCGCGGTCATCAACGGCCACGTTATTCAGGTGCCGAACGTCAACACGCCGTTCCTCGGCATTCGCTTCAACGTCGATTAATAGCGATATTCGCTAGATCGACAAACGGAAAAAAGAAACCTCGGAGAATTGTAATGAGACTCAAGTCGATGCTCCAGAACAGCACGGGCCGTCCGGCAACGCCGATGGCCCATGCTCGTCGCCCCGGATCGCGTGAATCGTTTTTCAACGGCGCTGGCGAAATCAACGCCTCGAACAAGCGTGACGTTGCCGAAGCGATTGCGCAGCTTCTCGAACTCGTTCAGAGCGGCGTCGTTGTCGCCAATGCGAACGACGAAAAGAGCAACGTTGATATTGCTGCGTCGCGTGAATACGTGATCGCTGCTTTCAACGACAAGCAGGGTCCGGCGTTTGCTGAAATCGGCGCTGAAATGGCGACGCAGTTGAAAGAAACTGCGGAACGCGATGGCTTTATGCGTCAGCTTCTCGTGAAGGCGGAAGTCGCTCAGGGCGCGCCGCCGCGTCACCGCATTATCAAGCGCGACGTGACCGCCGTTATTGCGACGGGCATGGCGCAGTTGAATGCGCAGTATTTGCAGAGCAATCACATCTATCCGCCCGAGTTCGGCAACTCTGCAAATATCATGATGTCGACGGTCGATCTCGCGCAGACGCCCGGCGATATTCTGGACGAAAAGTTCAACGAGGGCCTCGAAGCCATGATGGTCGCCGAAGACCGCATGGTGCGTGGAATGTTCGATGCGTCGGTCGGCGTCGAGCATCAGTTGCAGTATATCTCCGGCGGTCTGACCCCGGTGATTTTCTCTGCAATGACTTCGAAGCTGACGGCGTGGAATATTCCTGCGGGTCCGGTTCTTTTTGCCGCTGATCTGTGGGATGATATGCGCGCTGGTTCGGCGTTCGCGGCGTATTATGATCCGGTGACGAAGCTGGAAATGATCCAGTCGGGCCGCATCATGCGCTTCCTCGGATCGGAGTTCATCACCGACGGCTTCCGTCATCCGCAGCAGAAAGTTCTCGCGGCTGGCGAAATGTACGTTCTCGGCACGCCGGAATATCTCGGCGCGTACACCGAGCGTGGTCCGATTGAATCGACCGACATTAACGGCGCTTACAAGGGCGTCGCTGGTCGCGGCTGGTTCTTCAATTCGACCCTGTCGTGCGCCGTTCACAACGCGCGTGCGGTCGTCAAGGCGCAGCGCGCCTAATCTCGCCTGACATAACGTGAAACGAAAAAGCGCGGTGCGCCCTCCCGCATTCGCGCTTTTTTCACCATGAAAGGCGAGGGACGATGAACAAGCGTATAAAGCATTTGCTTCAAGCTGCGGCTGTCGAAGCTGCGGAGCCTTTGATTGAAGCTTTTGCGGCTGCAAAACTACAAATCAGCCCGACCCTCGTTCGCGACACGTTGCGTTCGGTTGTTGCCTCTTTTGCTGAGGGCAAAAAGGTTTCTCTCGAAGCCACGGCCTCGGCTGTTGAAATTCCTTACATCGCATCGGGTGATTTGATTGCGACGGCTTATGCCGTTTACACCCAAGGCGATAAGCGCAACGCGCTCCAATTCGTTTTGCAGGCTTTTGAGCAGGACGATATGGAAAGCCTTGCGGACGCTCTCACGCACGCCAATGAGTCGGCGGATAATTTCGAACAGCAGCGTGATCGCGCTTTGCTCGCCGCAAGCGGTGACGAAGACGATGACATTGCGCCGGAAGACGACGGCGATGAAATTGGCGACGACGAATCCGAAGCCGTGGATATTGACGCCGAAGACGATGGCGGCGACGATATGCTTGGCGACGGTGAAGACGACGGCGAGGGCGGTGAGGAAAGCGACGACGAAATTATCGATTCGGTTATCGACGGTGATGATACCGGCGACGATCTTAATTCCGACGATGACGCGAATGATGCGTTTTCGAGCGGTGAAGACGATGATGACGGCGTCGATGAAATCGGCGATGACGAAGACGATGATTCGGAAATCACCGCGTCCGACGACGCAGATGATGACGGTGACGAGCCCGATCCTCTGCCGCAACAGAAAAAAGAAGGCATGGGAGGCACACGCTTCCCAACTATGTCCGCGAGTGTGCAGCGCGCTGTCGCGAACAAAATGAGCATTTTCGGCGACGATGAATCGCGAAAGAAGGCATCCGACTTCCTCGCGAAAGGAAAGCGAACGGCGGCGTAATACCCGTCTATCGTTTTTCAAAGGCAATGTGGCGAGCCGGATTTTACGTCCATGCGTGAATCCGGCTCGTTTACATGAAAGAAAAGAATGCCCGACAATTTCAACCACACAGAGTTGTTCAAAGGTAACGGCGCTTCCATATTCAAGCTGTCCCTAGACGGCTTCAAGTCACAAATTTTCGACCTTCTGCTTGATAAAAAAGTGCGTCCCTTTCGCTATTTCGGCACTGATTTCGAAACGGCGATGAAGACGGCCCTTGGTCAAGCCCCGACATATCCCGCGCTAGGTTTTCGTATCGAATCTGTTGCCAAGGACACGTCCAAACCCAACGCTAAATTGGCGTTGCGGTCGGGCATTCATATTGGCACAGACGAGCAAGGCAATAACATAAAAGTTTTCCCTGTCCCTGTCAGCGTTTCGCTTACGGCGCGTTATGCAGCGCAAACGGAAGCCGAGTTGCTGGCAATTCAGGAACGGTATTTCACGCTGCAATTGGAGGAAGCCCTCTCATTCAATCTTAAACCACGCACACGCGACGCGCATCATACAACCGACGTCGATGTGTTTATCAAGGTCGTGTGCCTTTCAGACGATTTGCAATTGACGCATCCCACCGAAGGCGCAGACGACACTGGCGCGGCTATCGGAAGCGTTGAAATGCAATTTCGCGTCGACACCATGTTTTCGACCGTGCAGCGTGAAAAAAGACCGGACAAAATCATTTTGGAATATAGCATTGAAGGGCATGCTATCGACGGCGCTACAGCAATCACGCTCAATTTGCTTCCGACAGAAACCACGGAGAATTTCAGGGCATGACCACTGTATCGCTCGGAATGACGGCAGTTGTCGCAACAGCCGCTACGCGCCGCAACGTTCTTTATGCTTCCAAACCAATTACACTCGATGACGAAGCGGGCTTGCAGCAAAAAGACGTTGCGCTCGTTTATAATCAAGAGGTTGTAGTTGAAAACGTCGAGAAATTGACGATGCTGGTTACGAGTGCGCCGGTGCAAGTGACCATTGCGGTTGATGACGGTGAAATCGTTCTAACCGTTTCCGATTACTTTTTACTGTCCGCTGCTATGGACTCGATCACGGTCAAAAACGTCACATCTGGCACCACGGCCAAAATTCGATTGATTACCAATTAGCCTAATTTTCTTGGAAAGCGATTGATACGTTCTTTTTGAGCGATTGCTGCGCTCGAACTTAAGCGAATCGAGAAGGATACTGGCGCAATGGGAATGGTTTTCAATTCGAACCGCTTCGCAGCAACTCTGCGAACAAAAGATGGTAGTGACTCGGTGCAAATTCCGGGCAAATCTACCATTACCGTGGATGACAAATACCACGAGGAAGGCTGCGATATTCCTGCTGGCGTTATGCTTGTGGGTGTAGTGGTCGATGAAAGCGCGTCTGTTTCGGAACCGGGTGCCGAACAGCCTGTTGTGACGCTCACCGAACTCGCGCCCGCACCCAAAACTGTTGATCCTCCCAAGGACCAAAAAAAAGAACCTCCCACCCCCAAGCCCAAATCGGACGGCGCTCAATAAATATGAGCGTTAATCCATCCACGAAACCCATCTTCGAAAGCGAGTAAATCATGACCGCTAAGTTCCGTCTCGCATCGCGCGTTACCATTGTTGAAAACGAGCAGTCGTTTTTGCCTGATGGACAGATCAGCGCGCCGGTTGCCGCTATCGTTGCGCCGCTGCGCAAAGGTCCGCTGAAAGAAACTCTGTGCCGCACTGGCGACGAGTTCATGCGCCTTTTCGAAGGCACGACGCAGTGGACGTTCGGTCCTCACTCCGCGCTGGCCTATTTGAAAAAAGGTCAGGCCATTTTGGTCAAGCGTGTTATCGACAAGGCAAAAGCGGCTGGCGTTATTTTCACCAACGTCGCGCATTCCAGCTTCAATAACGTCCAGACCACTTATGGCGTTGGCGCGCCGGGCGGTTCTTTTGAAGAATGGGATACCGCAGAACGCCATTGCGTCGTAATTACGATTGGCACCGGCGGTCTTGTCGCGTCAAACTCCATCGAACTTATTTTGAACGATGGCACCAACACGCGCACCACGACCATCGTTTATGCGACGAGCCATACCAACACGCTGACGGCAATTCGTGATGCGTTGACGACGCTTGCGAATACCGGCATAGCTAGCACGGTTTCGCCCGGCGGCGCTGCCATCGCGCTTAATACGCAGAACAGTTCGATTATTGTTTTGCAGGCTCCGATGGGCGTCACTTACACCGACGTTCAGGTGAATATCACTCTCGGCGCGACGCAGGCTGCGGTTGCTATTCGCAAGGATTCGGCGGTACAGCCGAAACTTTTTGAACTGTGGGCCGCAAATCCCGGCGCGTGGGGCAATCAGATTGGCGTTCGTATCGTCAATCAATACACGTCGACGTACAAACAGTTGAATTTGGTTTTTAGCGCCGACCTTGTTGCGTCGAACGTCGTCACGTTCCAAATGACCTATCGCGGTCAGGTGACGAATTTCTCGCGAACTTATGCGTCTTCGGCAAACGCTACGCTGAACGCCATCGGCAACGACATTCAGACTGAACTCGGTGTGTCGGGTGCGGTGTTGGTGGATACGACAAACCGCACGATTCGCGTTTTGAACCCTGATCCGATTATCGGACGCGATTCTTTGTCGTTTTCGCAGCCGATTGTTACACTTGGCGCGTCGCAGGCGACGGTTTCTGTTGTGCTGGCGCAAACCCCGAGCCGCAAAGACGAAACCTTCGACATTGAGGTTTATGCGCGCACCAATACGGTGAAGGCTCTCGAAACGTGGCGCGTGTCGCTGCAAAAAGTTACCGATGGTTTTGGTGAGTCGCTGTATATCGAGGACGTTATCAACGAGCGTTCGGAATATATCCGCGTCAATCACTATCTCGGCAACCCTCTCGGCCAAGTCTCCGGCATCAGTTCGAGCACTTTTTATTGGCTGAGCGGCGGACACAACGGTTCTGCTCCGAGCAACGCCGCAATCGCTACGGCGTGGGGCGCGCTCAAGGACATTAAGAAATTCCCGCGCCTTCGCTATCTGATTAACGGCGGGCATTTCGATTCCGCCGTTCAGACTGCGATGATCGACGTTGCAGAAACGCGCAAAGATTGCGTGGCGTTTTTGGACGTGTCGCCGTCAAATCAGGTCGCGGCGGACGCCGTGACGTTCCGCGATACGCTCGCTGCGGATACCAACCGCGCTGCGCTCTTTGTCAACGAACTGAAAATCAACGATCCGTTCTCTGCACGACCGATTTGGGTGCCGCCTTCGGGTTATGCGGCGGCTCTTTATGCGGCTGCGGGACAGATTGCACCGTGGGAAAATGGTGCGGGTCTGGAAGCTGGATCGCTTGGCGGCATGGGCGTTTTGGACGTGCGCAAGCGTTACACTGACGCTGAACTCGACGTTCTTTCGGAAGCGCAGATCAATCCGTTTATTTATAGCGAACAGCTTGGCGGATTCTGCCTCTCCGATTCGTGGACGTTGCAGAAAACCATGAGCGCGCTGTCGTTCCTGCCTGCTCGTTTGAATTTGCTGCACATCGAAGTCGCTCTGGCCGATGTGTTGCCGTTCTACTTGCAGAAAAAGATCACGTCCAACACGCTCTATCAGATTCGCCAGTTTGCGGATCGCCTTTTGAAGCCGATGAAGCGGCAGGAAGGAATCTACAATTACGATTTCCAGTGTGACGTTGGAAAAACCATGAGCGCCGAAGATGTGGAAGGCGGCACGATCAAATGCCGACTCTTTGTCGACCTTGTTCGCTACGGTCGACGCATCGAGGTTGAGGTTATTCCGACGCGTTACGGCACGGATTTCGACGAAATCGGCTAAGAGCATCACGCGCTTTAAAGCCAACTCTCAACTCACGGAGATTTCCATGCGTATCACCTTCGATGAAAATGCCGGACTCGCCGATACGATGCCGTCGGATGGTTTCGAACTTTTGTTCGGCTCCATCCCCGGAATCGGCGACCCGAATTTGCTGCGTCTTCGCATGCAGTCGTGCGTTATTCCGGGCATGCAGAACGAGCCGATTACCGTCACGCTGCACTCGTTCGATTATGTGTTCTCGGGCAAAAACACGTATCCAAAAGTTCTTGCTTGCACCTTCCTCGAATTGTCGGTCAACATGCCGGTTATTCGTGCGATTGAATCATGGCAGCAGCAAGTCAAGGGCTCCAATTCGGGAACGTCGAACGGCTACATCAACGATTATGGCGTCGACGCAGAATTGCGTGTGTACGACAACGCCGGTGTGCTTGCGAAATCTCTGATTATCGAGAAGCTGTTCCCGTCCGATCTTTCGGATACGCCTCTTGATGGTCAGGGCGGTCAGGGCATGCCGATCACGACGTCGTTCTCGTATTGGCGCGCCGTTCCCGCAGACGTTGAACTGCGCTAAGCGATTAATGGAAGGCTCTTTGTTTTGGGCTATCTTCCAACGTATGACGAGTTGGCTCAGCAACTACCTGAGCCAGCTTTGGACTCTATGTGGGTTGCCGATATTCAATCGGTCGGTGCCGCTAATACGATAGGCGCTAACTACGCGTATAACGGCACTTTGCTTCGCACGCCAAATTGGTTTAATCGTTTTCTTAATCGTATCGAAGAAATTCCGCTCAAGTATCGCACCATTGATTCAGACCAGCGTTTTTATCGCGGTCGTCGCTCCAGCTATCCCCGCTGGCAAAATGTCGAAAGCATTTCGCTCACTTTTTATGAGAGCGACACTTACGACATGGTCCAAATGATGACAGACTGGATGGACTCCGTCGTATCAAGCGACGGTGTTTATTCGCCGCGTGATATGTATGTGCGTGACATACATTTTTACGCGTTCAACAACCGTGAACGCTTGAAGCCCATGATTCACGGCATTTATGAAAAAGCATGGCCTACAGCAATTAGTGAGCAGCAATACATGTACGGAAACTCTCAGCGAGTTCGTTGGAACGTCTCGTTTGAGGTTTACAATATCCAGATTCTCAAGGGCTGAACTTTTATGGTAAAGGCTAAACGGCTTTTACTGCCCATTTTGAGGATGCTGCAATGTCAACTGATTCAGGATCGTTTCGCTACCCGCTAACGCAAAAGAGCGAAGGCGTCCCTTCGCAAGAAGCTGCAATCGATAAAGCAACGTCGGTGCCGGAAGGGAATCCGCCTCCGGGCAGTGAATTTAAGGTCAAGACGATTACGGATGGCGTTGAACAAGCAACGCCGCGCGAGCCATATAAGGCGGACGCAAAAGACTACGTGCCGGTAAAAGAAGTCGATACGCCGGATGCGCAGGAATATCGAACGACCGACAACGTTATCTCCGGCCATATTCGTTTCACGCCTATCAGTGGCGGTATTTTCTACAAGGACGGCGCAAACTTTTCAGTTCGCCGTTTGCTAGGCTCCGATATTCAAGCCCTAGCTGTTGCAGGCCAAGCCGATTCAACTACGCTTCTGCTTGATGCGATTGGACCATCGCTTCACGGTATCGACGTGCGTTTCCTAACGCCCGGTGATTTCAAGCATCTTTTGTATCATCACCGCACACTGTCTTTCCCGAAGCGCCCGTGGATTCGTCGTTGGACCAGCCTTTATGGCAACGACAACGAAATCCAAGTGAAGGACATGGGCGAGGTAAAATTCAAGACGCCCAAAATTTCGCATCAGGAATACCTCGACGAATTTGTGTCGAAGGGCCTTGCCGTTCCGCTCATGCGTGATGCGGAATACTTTGAACTTTTTTCGCCCAAGGCCATTGCTGACAAATACATTTGGTCGCAAGCGCAGTATTTCCAAGGCGATACGTTCAAGGACAAGCTGGCGAACTACCATAAAAGCACAGGCGATATTATCGCGCTTGCTGTCACGCTCAAGGAATTGTCCGAACACGGCGTCGTTGAGGAAATCGAATGCATCGATCAGCATTTTGATCCAAGGAAATGGGTCATTGAGTTGAAAGAACGCTCGCGCATTCTGGAATCGGCAATGCTCGATTACATGAAGCTGGATTACGACGCCAAGGTGATCGAGACAAAAGAAATCCTGCTCAATATCGCTGACGAAATTGCGGAGATTGAGGCTGATCTTGCAGCAGGAAAGGAGGTGCGCCCGGAGAAAGAGACGATTCTCGTTCCTCTGAGCGCCGCGACCTTTCTGTCCGGTCTATAGTGCGAACCTGATTGCCGATCTTAAATATCGGTTCGCAAAGGAAATGGGTTTTCTGCCGCCAGATTCGATGGCCTTCACTGAGTTTTTGAGTTACATCGGGCGGCTCACGACAGAATCGCTAGACAAGGCAACCGAAAACAAGGCGATGCAAAAAGTGCGTGCCGGTTATCGCAGCAAGCATCAGTTTGAAAATGCGATGAAGGTAGCTGCACATAATGCTCGCGTTCGTGCGATGAACGCAGCCTCACAAAGCCGGGCGCGACAAGCGAATCGGCGGAGATAAAAGATGGCAGAGCGTAGGTATTCACCAACTTTAGGCGCGTCGGGTGCACGCAGACGTAATACGACTGCGATTCGTAAAGCGTCGTTACAGCAGGCTTATACGCGTCTCGAAACGAAAAAGACGTCTCAGAATTTCAAGAAGCTTGTCGTAGAAATGCGCAAGCAGCTTGATGAAATCAAAAAGAAGGACATTGTTCCACTTACCTTCGAGGAAATTCAGGCGCGCGTTTCCGACCTTGATTTAGAGTCGGAGCGTTTGTCTTTCATGTTGCAGGCGGCGCAATCTACAAATACCGATCCTGAAACGACACTCGCGTTGAATGAGGCCATCGCGTCTATTTCCGATGTGACGGATGAATACCAAGCCGTTCTTTTGGAAGGCCGTGCGCTTCCTTCAAGCCTTATTGCTAGTGTTGGCGGCTACGCTGCCCGCGCTGTTAAACGCAAGGTGTTTGGTGTCCGCAATTCCATTATCGAGCGCGGCGTTGAAAATTTGCGCTCCGATTCTTTTAAGGGCATGATTTATCGTTGGGGCGCAGATCGTTCGCGCAATAACAACGGCGTTCTCGCTCGTGGCTTTCGTTGGTACACCGGCCTCAATTCCGGTCACAGTGCCGAAGAAATGCTGACACGCATCAAAAAGATTTCGCGTATTCCCACGGTTGCACCGCCGCCCCCGCCTCCAGCACCTACACCGCCGCCCGCTGCTCCCGCCGCAAAAGCACCGCGTAATCGTCAACGCGGTAGCGGTAAACGCACGTCAACTGCACGTATGCGTCCGCCGCCGAAGACAGCACGTGATCGTAATATTGACCGCACGTTGAAAAGCCGTGGCTTCGAAACGCCGAGTGAAAAAGAAGCTGCCGATTTCAAGCCCGGTGTAACAGCCAAGGCTGACGTGAGCGCCAATCTCAAACGCAGCAGCGGCTTCGATTATATGTTTGGCCGTGTCGCTGACACCGTAAAAAGCGTTGGTGCTATTTTCAGCGGCAATAGCCTCGCGTCGCAGTTGGCGCAAGATGTGCCGGATGGCGACGCGTTGCGCGAATCGAAGCGCCAACACGCTGAAACGACGAAACTCTACAAGCAGGCTTTGAAATCCGAAGCGGAATTTCGCGAGCAGGCCAAAAAGAATTTCAACGACAAATTCGACCGCTTGCTCGATCAAGAGGAAGAACAAACCGAAGCTGTCAAAAAGGGAGGCGGCGGCGGCGGTTCATCCGTTTTGGAAACGGCTCTTGGGACATGGCTTGGATTGAAAGGTCTGAAATGGGGTCGCGGCCTTCTTAATTGGGGTAAGGGATTAGTCGGTCTTGGCGGTGCTGCAACAGCAGGCGCAGCAACAGCCGGAACGGTCGGCGGTCTTGCCGCAGCCGCTCGTCCTGCCACGTCGCTATTTTCGCGCACACTTGGCTTGGCTGGAAAAGTAGCGGTGCCGGTAGGTGCCGGTCTTGCAGGCTATGATTTGCTTGCCAATCAGCGCGACGAATATGGAAACAAGCGAGCATTTTTCGGCGACGAGGAAACCGGATTTATTGGAAGCCGTGCTGTCGATTACGGCGGCATGATTGCAGCGGGCGCAGGACTTGGTTCTTTCTTTCCCGGTGTCGGTACGCTAGCGGGCGGCGCGCTCGGCGCAGCGGCGGCTGGCACACTCGATTTGCTGGAAAGCGTTTTCAACGACCCTAGCGATAAATTGCAAGAGGCCGCAGTTAGCCTTATTGCGTCTTCGAATTTTACGAAGGAACAGCAAGAAAAAGTATTGAAGCGCATTAGCGAAACCTACGGCCCGGAAATGGCGAAAGCCGTTGCGGACGAGGCAGGCAAAAAGATTGAGGAAAACCTCAAGGCTCTCGAATTGATGGATCGCATCAACGCGTTAACGCGCGGCATGTTTGGTTTGCCTCCGGGTGAGCCTACAGTAAAAACCGTAACGGCGCATAAACGCAACGCGCATACGAGTGAGCAATTCACAGGCACAGGCGATTCCAATTACAACGCGCAGACACAGAAAAGAACGCTTCCTCAATATAAGGAAGGCACGTTTACTGGCACGGTAAACGGTGAAACGCATGCGTTTGAACCGGACGCAAATTCGCCGACCGGATACACCGACGTCGGCGTCTACGATTTCAGGCGCGTAAACGGCCCGGTCGAAGTCGATCAATCGCGTCTTGATAACGCAGTGATGCAGGACAACGCCAACTTTTATAGCGGCGAAGGCAACGCAATTACACCGAGCGGACATAAAGGTCCGTTCGCGTCGCTGCTCAATCGTATTGCAAATAGCGAAGGCACGGCAACGCAAGCTAATAGCGGCTACGATACGGAATACGCTTACGGCAAATTCTCGCCGGGAAGCGATAAAAAGATCAGCGAAATGTCGCTCGATGAACTCGACGCATATCAAACAGGCATGCTTGATATGCCGGGCAACGACATTGCGGGTCTAGGTTCGAGCGCCGTCGGTCGCTATCAGTATATTCGCACAACAATGCGCGATTTCCGCAATCGCTACGATCCCAACAGCCCTGAGAATTTGACACGCGCTGCGCAAGGCAAAAAGTCGCTATACGATAAAAATTTCCGCAAGCGTGCGGACGACGCCGGTCTGTCATTTACCGGCACAGAAACATTCAGCCCTGAATTTCAGGACAAGCTTGCGTCGTTCGATATTATGGAGCGTGCTGGCGGACGTTCTTTTATGGCAGGCGAATCTTCGCCGGAGCAATTCCAAAACGACGTTGCTGCTATTTGGGCGTCCGTTCCAACGACGGCGGGTGTATCGGCGCACGGTCAAGGCACAAAAGGTTCGGTCGAAAGCTGGATGGGTGCGAATGCAGAAATGCGCGACGCCTTCCAAGGCAATTACATAACAACTGAGCCTAATTACACGCCGCCTTCGCTTTTGTCGCAAGGAAAAGTGCCGGTAAAGGCTAGTGACGGCTCGACGCGTTGGATTGATCTAAGCGATCCAAAATCTCGCACGGGACAAGCATTCGGCGGCGGCGAAGCTTTGGCTGGCACATATTCAGCCGCCAACGAACTTATGGGTCTTGGAGGCGTTGAACGCTTCACAGGCTTTGACGATCACGCGCATGAAGGCACGACGTCGAAACACGATGATGGCCTTGCTGGCGATTTCACGTTGAAAAATTTGCCGCGCGACTACAATTCGCTCACCGATGAACACAAAACAATCGCTGCGCAAAAGGCGAGCGACGTTCGCGCCATGTTTGCAGCGCGCGGCCTTGTAGAAGGAAAAGATTTCACCGTCCTAGATGAATATAACGAGCCGTCGCGCAATGCTACGGCTCCCCATTTGCATTACCAATTCAACACGCAAGAGGCGGCAGGCAAATACAACGCGTCCTATCAAGAGGCGCTCAAGAAACAAAGGGAGAGTGCGCCGTCGTCTATGCCGATGACAGCAAACGCCTCGAAATTTGACGTGTTTGGTCCACAAAAAGAAGCTGATCCGTTTCAAATTGCTTATACTCCCGGCGACGTATCGGTTTCTCCAAATACCTACACTAGCGTTGTCATTCCGGGCGAAAAAGATTATGTCGAACGCACAATGGCTGCCGCCGAGGCGCGTATGTATCAAGAGCCGGTCATGCTCGCACCGGGCGGATATGATGCTGCAGAAAAACGAATTACGGATCGTCACGTTGTAATTGATCCTCCCACCACAATAAGCACGGGATACGAAATACCTACCGTTGTTGCGGCGGATGCTGGCAGGCTTATGGCGTTCGAAACAAAAAGCGCGAGTGATCCCTTCCAATTCACGTATGAAGGCGGGTCTACGCAAACAACAAACCTTGGCGCAAACAACTACGCTGCGCCTGTTGGTATTACGCCTGCGCCTATTTTGCCGAACGAAAAAGATTACGTCGACCGCACAATGGACGCCGCAGAGTCGCGCATATTCCAGCAGCCGGTAGCATTTGCGCCGGGTGGATATGACGCATCGCAAGCACAAATCAGCGGCGCGAGCGGCGATAGTAATATCGACGGCGGTGCCGGTCGCGATACTTTAATTGAACGCCGACTGGGCGACGCAGCTAATCGTCTCTATCAAGGCCGCACGGCTATTGAATCTGGAGAATATGACGCACTAGCCTCTGGCGTTGAGCCGCATGCTCCCGGCGCGCATATAAGGCCGGACGCGTTGAACGGTTATGTCTACAGCTTATTGAATGAGCCGCGTGCACGCAGCACGCCTCTCGACGCCATGCTTGAATCGAAAAAGCGCGAGGTTACGTCGTTGCTTTCACAAGGTGACATTGATCCCGCGATGGCCGCACGTCAATTGTTCGCAATTGATAATCCTAGCATGCCGATCCCTGCGTCCATTCCAGCTACAATGGAAAAGTTTGTGACTGAAAAATTGGGCGTCGACATATTCTCGCCGGGTGCATTTCAATACGGCCCGTCGATTGCAAACGACATGCTCAAGCTTCCTGCCTTCGATCTTTTCGGCAAAGACGATGGCGACGATGCATCGTTCGAAATTCCCGGCATGCCTAGCGTGCGTCCGATGCTTCCTGATATGCCGCGTTTCAACGCGCAACGCGGTATGCCCGACTTCGCCTATTATCCTTCGCCGCCTGTTGAGCCTGAGCCTATTCCAATTCAACCTACAGAGCCGCAAGTCATTGTGATGCCCGCGCCGAAAGAAAAAGAGCGCAAGCCTTCCACACCGATCATTAAAAATCGTCCGCCGCCGATTACGCTAGACGAGCCTGTTATGGACCCGTCGCTTGCGAAATTGCTGGCATGGGATAGGGATGAATAATCATGCCTCCGCGCTACGTTTACGATAACCCCAACTACGCCGTCGAAATCAAAAAGCGTGTCGTTGCAGGATCGCACGATTTGGCTGGCGGTTTGGGCGACGCTATCTCCGGCAATTGGGAGCGCGTTACAGCGACGTTGCCGGAAGAAATCGAAATGCGCGTTGCCGCTCAATATGAGGCGCAGCTTGCAAACTTTTTGTCCTCTGCCATTGGCGGTTTTGGCGAAATGATTTCGCAAGGCATGCAAATCCTGAAATCGGTCACAGGCGACACGGCTTATTGGCAAGGTTTGACGCAGCAATTGTGGCTTGATTCCGATCCATTCGAATTGAATTTGACGTTGAACTTTGACGCAGATACCGACGCTGTTGAAGACGTTATGAAACCAACGCGTCTGTTGCAGTCGTGGGTTTTGCCAACGGCCTTTGATAGTTTCGCAATCGAATCGCCTGCGCCTACGATTTACAACGCCGACCACAATCGAATCGTTGTGCATATCGGGCGCTTTATGACGCTGCCGTCTGTCGTCATTCCAAATGTCGACGTGACCTATCCCGTTGCACCGGACGCCAACGGCAATTTCATAGCGGCTACAGCTTCGCTAACGCTGCGAACGTCGCTTGTGCCGCACCGCGCAGAATTTCTGTCGTTCTTTTCAAATTTGTTGGATTCAGGATCGCCGCAAGGCGCTGCTAATTTACAGCAACAGGGAACGGATTTTTTCAATTACCTTAGCCGTCTTGTGGATGGGCCTACCATCAACACGTCCGAGGAAGCCTTCCGTAACATTTTCCGAGGGCTATAAAGATGCCTAGCGGTTCGCCCAATTACGATGCGACCTACGACATAAAACGCTTCTACGCGATTTTGACGGACGCACGTGGATCGTACAACGATTATCTCAACGCACGCCTCATTCGTGGCATTCGTTCCATTCGCGGCTACCAAGAGCATGTGTGGAGTGCCGGTCAAAAGATCGAGAATATCGCGTATCGCTATCATGGCGTGACGACGACCTATCCGATGATTATGATTTACAACGGCATCGTAACGTCGTTCGAAATTCAGGCAGGCACGGTGTTGCGCATTCCTGATAAGGCAGAACTTAGCCGTGTTCTAACGGCGCTCGTTTCACAAGCTGCGAAGGAAAAGGCTATCAGTGAAGGCCGCGACCAATCACAAATCGGTCAGTTGGTGAGCATCTAGTGTTTACCCTCAACGACACCTATTACGTTGAATTTTCTGCGAACGGAAAAGTGCTTCCGTTTCAACCCGGCTTGTTTCAAAAAGCCACGATCACGCAAAACGTCGCACAAGCATTGCCTATGCTCACCGTTACGTTTCGCGATCCGTCCAACACGCTATTGCGCGATTATGCCTTGACGGAGGGCACAAAGATCGAAGTCCGAATGGGGACGAAACAGGACAGAGACGCGCCGACCGCTATTCCATTTCGCGTTGTTACGACTTCGCCGAGTCATTTTCACGGCACTGGAACGGTTTGCACGATCAAAGCCATATTCGATGCGCCGAAACTTTATTCCATTGCCAAAGGCGTTTACACCGGCTCTGCATCGGCTGTTATTGAGCAACTTGCAAACGAAATAGGTTTGCGCCCTGTTGTGGATGCGACGCGCGACGAGCAGAATTGGATTCCGTTCAAGCAATCGTATAAGACGTTCCTGCATCACATTGCAGAACACGCCTACGCGGACGACAATTCAATCTTTTCACTCGCCATACGCGAGACAGGCGAACTCATATTTGCGAACCTCGACCGATTGCTAGACAAGCGTCCTGAGACGCTTCTTTATTACGGCCCGCAACCGCCTGTGTCGGATCGCACGCCGAACCGCGTTCAAATCGTGCAGCAACGCGCTCGCGATAGAAGCGGCGTTGCCAATTTGCTCGAAAACTACGGCGCGTCTCTATTCACCGAGTTTCTAAAAGAAGCGGTTGAGGAAATCGAGCAATTCAGTTTGCGCAAATTCACATCGTTCATCAGCATGAATCGCACGATAAAAAACCTTGTGGGTAAGGTTGCCTCGTGGCCTACGCTGATCGACACCGGCAACGCGAACAAGAACTTTAATAAGGGCGAGTATCAAAACACACGTGGCCGTGCGACGTTCCAAACCTACGTCGACGTTTTGTCGCCGTTCGTGACACACGCCGAATTGTTGCAAATGGTCAAGGTGCATATCATGCGCCCTCAAATCAATGAGGCGGAGGACATGTTCTCCGGCAATTACATCGTCACCGGAAAAGCGCGCATCATTCAGGCAACGACTTACGGTGAGAAACTGGAATTGGTTGCGCAAGGACGCGGCCTCGATCCGCAAGGGGATTTGTTCTAATGCCTCTCGACGTGCGCACCAAAAATAAGAAGGCTGGCGGACGAAACGCTGAATATCTGGCGCTCGTAGTTGATAACGTCGACCCGGAGGGTTTGCGTCGCATCAAATTTCGTTTGCGTGAAATTCATCGCGGCATAGAGGACGATAAATTGCCGTGGGTGAAATGCGATTTCGGCATGGGCGTTGGCGGCAACTCGCCCGGCATCGGTTCGCAAAGCATTCCGCCCATCGGCACAAAGATCATGGTGCGCGTATCCGACAACAGCAATTATAATTTTCAGTATGCGGGACCGGGTTATCAGGACGAAGACAAAACGGACGAACTTGATCCGTCCAAGCCAAATCAGGCAGGTTTCATTGATCCGTTTGGCAACAAATGGCTTATGGATTATGAGGAAGGTTCCTACACACTGCATCATAAATCCGGCACAAAAGTTTTGATCGGAAGCGACGGCGCGGTGAACATCGAAGCGAAGGAAAAAATAATCATATCGTCTGAGGACGACATTGATATTCGCGGACAGAACATCAACATCGACGCGCAGGAGTCTCTAAAAGTGCGTGCAGGCGGCACACTCAAATTGCATGGCGGTGATGGCGTCGATGTGCGCGGTGTTCCTCTCAATCTCAATCAAAGCACCAGCCCTGAATCGCCGACGGCTCCTATAACGACTGAGGAACGTCAAACGCCAGAACGTCGCGACGTAAGCAACAAGACGGATTTTTGATCCATGCAATACACATACGATCCGACCGGAAAGAACATCGAAGACCGCGCCCATACCATTATCGATTTGGAATTGGGCTATTCGCTCTATCGCGCAAATTTTATGGTCTACGACGAGTTCGCCATCAACGCGATGATTTACAACGTTCTTTTCACAGTGCCGGGCGAGCGCCCGTTCAATCCTGAATTTGGTTCAGACGTGCCTTTCTTGCTGCAAAAACCAATCACACGCAAACACGCGTGGATGATTGAAAGTGAGGTTATCGACACTGTGCGTATGTGGGTGCCTGTTGTTGGAGCCTCACGCCGCAATTTCAGCATCATCCCTTTCATCGATCAGGGCTATTATCGCATTGGATTGACCTACGATCTTTTCACGCCTACCGGAGTCCGCACACAATTTGGCCGGTTTGATGCCGACCTGTATTCGAGCATCAACTAAGGAACAAAAATCATGCCTTCCAGTTACGTCACCGCTATCGTCGATGAACTTGCTGCGTGGCTGTCCACAAAGCTTGACGACGATCACAACATTACGATTTCTGCCAACGCGCTGTCTGCGTATTTCCAAACCTATATGACGTCGTTTGGTGATGCGCCTGTTGTTTTGAGCGCCATTAAACCGTCCTACGAAGCCATTCTTTATCAGCTTCAAGCCGAATTGGCGACCAAGCAATCGTGGAATGAATTTAGCGCATCGGGCGGCGGTGAAACGCTTATCGAATTTGTTGCGGCCCTTGGCGCGATGCTGCAAACGTCAATTGAGCGCGCTAATCAAGAGAACTTTCCAGACACCGCTACGAGTCCTGCCGCCATTTACTTGTCGGCAATTCGAAACGGCGTGCGTTTGACGCGTAAACGTCCGGCACGCACACGTGCAAATCTCACGTATGGTTCGCTTGCTGGCGCGACGATTCCAGCCCTCACGCAATTTAGCGTGAACGGCGTTCCGTTCTTTAATCGCACGGCGGTCGTTTTTCCGGCTGGCACAACGCAAGTGTTCGACGTCGACTTGTATCAGGGCACAATCGAAACCGACGCCAAAACGTCGAGCGGTGAACCGTATCAGCGTTTCGAAATTGGCAATTCCGATTTCGCCATTGCCGACGAAGACGTCTACATAAAAGTTGGCGTCGGCAATCAGGTCTATACGCGCGTGACCGATGGCCTCGCAGCGCACGCCGCGACCGATTACGTTTTCATGGACCGCACAACGCAATACGGCAATGTCGAATTGGAATTTGGCAATGGCGTTTTTGGCCGCTTGCCTGCCAATGCGGCTGTCATCAATTTTAAGTACGCTACGACGCTCGGTTCGCGCGGCAACATTTCGCAATCGCATCTGTCCGTCAACGCAAGCGATTATCCGTTGCTATCTGGCGAAACGACAATTCAGGCGGAAGGCGGTGATGACCAGCGTTCGCCCGCTTATTACCGTGTTGTTGCACCTACGATTTACGCGAGAAAAGGACGCGCCGTTACGCGTGAGGATATGGAAGCTGCCGCTCTTGAATATCCCGGCGTGTTGGATGCTGTTATGCTTGGACAAAAAGATACCAAGCCGAACGACGTGCGTTATCAAAATGTCGTCACGGCTATCTTGCTCACAGAGTCGGCATGGTCTGATCCTACAAAAGCGGCCTTCCGCTCATATATGGAAAGCCTGACATACCCTTACAACTATCTGCTCGTGCCGCCGGAGGAAATCACGCTCAATATTGAAGCGACTGTGTATTGCTTGCCCGGCGTGGATTTGATTTCGGCACAGAACTTTTTGGTGCAGAAAATCCTGCTCCATTTCCGCAAGCGTCGTGGCCTACTTGGTTTTTCGCGCTATCGCGACGACATTACGAACGTACTACGCGATCCCACATACAAAGTGGATCACGTCACGCTCACAACGCCCTCGACCGACCGCGAAATCAAAAACACCGCATGGATCAAACTCGGTACGGTCACGATCAATACCGAATACGCGTCGCGTCCTGAGTTGATGGATTAAGCCATGTCTGATCTTTTCGAAGACCCATTTGATCCCAAAAAACTCTTGCCGACACGCGTTCGGCAAGCGCCGGTGTGGGCGGATTTTGCGGACGCAATTCGCACCGTATTGGGCCGTAATGTCTACGAGCCTATGACGTATCTTTTGAACGCACGTGATCCGCTCAAATTTCGGCGCGGTCGCGTATTGCGTCGCGGCGGTGCGGTTTACAAAATCGAAGACGTCGTGCACAAAACGTCGTTCTACCCTGATCCGCCAATTGCCGACGATCTTATTGTGTCGGATGGTGTGAGCGAATCCACGCTTGAGGACATTCACGCGACGAATGAGCGCGATTTGCTAATTCGCAGCGCGCAGGAAATGGGCTTCAATATCCTCGCTGATCGAATGAACGACGAGGATTTGGTGCGCCTCAATATGACCCTTGGCGAGTTCTATCTCACCAAGGGCACAGATTCTTTTATCGACTATATCGGTTATTTGAAGGGCGTGCGCTTCATAATGAAATACATGTGGGCGCGCTTTGATGCCAACTCAGCAACCTACGTTGATTTGACAAATGACGTGGCTTCCGAAACCGGCGACACGATTATTGATGATCCTGTCGATGGTGTTTGGTATCCCACCAATCACGTCACGGTCGAATATGATGACGACCTATTTCCTGACGTGGTGGAAGCGGATTTCATCGAGTTGTTCAATAAGTTTGCGCCTATCCATTTGGTGCTGCACTCATTTGCGCCGCTCCCATAATCGGGTAGCATAAAAAGATTGCCTGCCGCTGAGTCTAATTTTCTTGTGAAGGCTCTATTAGCGGCGGGTTTTGAATGTCGTCACAAATTCCCGGCAAATTGGATCGTACCCTATACATTGGGACGACCTTTCTTTTGCGCTGCGTCTACCGCGATAACGCAAACGCCATTATTGACGTTACGGGTTACAAGGCGTGGTTTCAGATGCGCGCCGATTTCGACACCGATACCGTCGCGCTTGAAGCAAAGAGCAACGACGGTGACACTCCTTTCACGTTCTCAGGAACGAGCAACCCTAACATCACACTGAATTTGACGCCCGCTAAGACGGTCGGCTTGAAGCGTGGCAAATATAAATACGGCGTGCTTATAAAAGTACCCACTGTGAATTATTCTCACCTTCTCATGTCCGGCGAAATTGAAGTCGTGGACAACCCCGTGCAAGGTCTTATTGATTGGTAGTTAGCGCATGAGCGCCGTCACAATTCAAGTCATCGAGAACGACAATCAGATCACCGTTGACGAATTTCCAACGTCGTTGACTCTGCCTGCTGACGTTCTTAATGCAATCCAAATCCTCGACGTTGGCAATACGCTTACGCCGATCAACACAATAAATACAATAACGCCGGTCGATGAACCGGCGGTCAATCTTTCTGTGACGACAATTGAGAATGTCGTCCAAACCAATATTACGACAAATTCTGTCTCCGTCACGCAAGCGGACGTAATTGTTGAGGTTGTCGCCGAAGGCGTTCAAAACATTCTCGAAACGCACAACTACACCGTAGAGGTTTTGGCGGGTGGATTTGGCGGTGACGGCATTACGATTTCCAATATCAACACGCTCGCTGCGCGCTATGATATGGATTTCGTCAACACGATTACAAACTCGCGCTTTAAGCAGGCCCTTGAAGGCTGGCAGTTCAGCGGCGATAGTGGCCTTCGTCTAAATCGCGATGAACTCGAAGTCCCTGAGAATTGCCCATACCAATACGTTGCGCGCTTTGGCACGCAATACGCCAAGTATGTTGGCCGTCGTTTGCCTATTATCAAAGGCGAGACTCTATACGCGGAGGTTATGTGCGCCACATCGAGCGGCACGGCCCCCGATCTTTCTTTGAAAATCAATTACTACGACAACGACAACACGTTGCTCGGCACGCAAACAATTGCGACGCGCTCAGCCTCAGTTTCGTGGGCGCGTATAAAAGGCGAAGCAACGCCGTCCGCCTCACCAACTTACGACGCAGTTACGCAAGCCGAACTTGTTTTGGAAATCGCGACTGCTAATAATACTTACGCTTCTGCGAAGCGTTGGTATTTCACCAACGCGCGCATGCTGTCTGGAGCAAGCGCGGAAGGCGCTAACGCGCGTATTACAGTTGAAGCAGTTACGCGCGCAGATGCCGATACCGTTCTTGCAGGCTTGATTACAACGATCAGCACTGAAGTCGATGGTGCGCTCGCAACGATAACGGAATTTGCCGAAAGCGTTGATGGTATTATGGCGCAGTGGGGCGTTCAAGTGAACGTCGGCGGCGTCATTACCGGCCTCATAAAGTTGTCAGCCGACGAAGATTACTCTGTCGTCAAAATTCAAGCTGATAAATTTATCATCAGCAACGAGGCTGGTACAGAGGGCGACTCGCCTTTCGAGATTACTGGTGGCATTACCTACATAAAAGAAGCAGTTATTCCGACGCTCACAGTGGATAAGCTGCTTGTCGCCAATTTCGGTTCCAATCTTATTATCAATCCAGATGCCGAAGACAATTTGGGCGGATGGCGCATAAACGCACGTGCGACGTCTACCTCACTCGTCTTCTCGCGCGATACAGGCTCGTCTAACAGCGGCGATGCATCATTTAAGATCGCCGATAACAGCACGCACGGCACTATGGTTGGCGCACGCGCCATTCCGGTTAAAGCTGGCGAAATTCTTGCGTGGAGCCTTTGGGTGCGCGGCTCTGGCGCGTCGACAAATGGTTTGTATATTCGCGTTCACGAACTCACATCGAAACCGACAACGCCCTTTATTGGTTCAACGGCCAATTCTCTAACAGGCATTGATAATGCTACGTCCACGACCGATCTTATTACAGCCAGTAGCGCTATTCCAAATACGTGGACGTACTACAGCGGCACCTACACCGTCCCGGTAGGTGTAAAATACGTATCATTCTCTGTCGGCAATTGGACAGCGTCTACGGTCGACTTGAACTTTGATGACGTGCGTTTCCGTCGCCAACTACAAGGCGTGATTATCGAAGACGGCACGATCACTGGAACAAAGATAGCCGCAAACACAATCACAGCAGCAAACATTGCCGCAGGCACGATTACGGCGACAGAAATAGCAGCCGACAGCATTACTGTCGATCAACTGACTATTTCGAATTTCGGCTCCAATCTTATTATCAATCCAGATGCCGAAGCGAACACTGCGGGATGGAAAGCCGTTGCGCGTGCAACGACAACCTCGCTTATTTTGACACGCGATACAAGCGATCAGATAAACGGCGAAGCCTCATTTAAGATCGCAGACAATTCAACGCATGGCACCATGTACGGCTCGCGCGCGGTCGGCGTGAAGGCCGGATGGGTGCTGGCGTGGAGTGTGTGGATTAAAGGCGCAAGCGCCTCGGCGGCTGGCCTATATATTCGCGTCCATGAATCATCGACGGCTGTCCCTACAAAGTTTGTAGGAAGCACGGCCAACTCGTTGACCGGCGTTGACGCAGCAACGTCGACAACGGATTTGGTGACTGCAAATAGCGCTATTCCAAATACGTGGACGTATTATAGCGGCACCTATACCGTGCCTGCCGGTATTCGCTTTGTTTCTTTCTCTGTCGGTAATTGGGCTGCTTCCACTACCGATCTTTATTTCGATGATGTGCGTTTCCGTCGCCAAATCGACACGGTTTCCATTGAAAACGGTAGCATTGTCGGCTCGCACATTGCTGTTGGTACAATCACAGCAGCAAAGATTGCCGCAGGCACGATTACGGCGACAGAAATAGCAGCCGACTCGATTACGGTCGATCAACTCAATATCGCGAATTTCGGTTCGAACTTAATCTCAAATCCTGACGCAGAAACAAACGCATCTGCTTGGCGGGCAATTCATCGCGCCACAACGACGTCGCTTGTTATGACGCGTGATTTGACGCAGCAAAACAACGGTGCAGCATCATTTAAGATCGCTGACAACTCTACGCACGGCACGATGTATGGCGCACGCGCCATTCCGGTTAAGCCGGGATGGATTTTGGCGTGGAATGTGTGGGTAAAAGGTAGCACGTCCTCGACGAATGGCCTTTTCATTCGTATGTATGAGTTGACGTCTAAACCCACAACGAACTTTATCGGTTCAACGGCCAATTCGCTTGCAAATGTCGACGATAACACGTCGATCACGAATTTGATAACCGCCGACAGTGCCATTCCAAATGTATGGACCTACTACAGCGGAACATATACCGTCCCTGCCGGTGTAGCTTATATCACGTTCGCTGTTGGCAATTGGACGGCCTCGACCGCTGATTTGTATTTTGACGACGTTCGCGTGCGTCGTCAAATCGATACGCTTACTTTCGAAGATGGCTCGGTAACTGGCGGAAAGATTGCGTCCGCCACAATCACCGCAACGCAAATCGCGAACTCGACGATTACCGCTACCCAAATTGCAAATAGCACCATTACAGCAACTCAAATTGCGAACTCCACCATAACGGGTGGAAAGATTGCAAACACAACAATCACCGCTAGTAATATTCAAGGCGGTACGATTACCGGCACCGAAATCGCATCGGCTACCATTGCCAATTCGAACATCGTAAATTCAACGATCACAGGCGGAAAGATCGCAGCCAACACTATCACTGCGGCCAATATCACCGCTGGCACCATCACCGCGACGGAAATCGCCGCGAACACTATTACATCTGCACAAATAGCTGCTGGTACAATTACCGCTACGGAAATCGCAGCCGACAGCATTACTGTCGACAAGCTTGTAGTCGCGAACTTTGGCTCTAACCTTATCCTCAATCCCGATGCCGAGGAAAACCTTGCTGGTTGGCGTATTGTCGCACGCGCGACGACAACAAGCCTTGCCTTTACACGAGACACAACTACAGTGAACGGCGGCACCGCGTCGTTTAAGCTGGCAGACAATTCTACCCACGGTTCTTTTGCCGGTTCTCGCGCCTTCGCAGTTAAAGCCGGTCAAATTTTAGCATGGAGCGTATGGATTAACGGAAGCGGTGCATCCGCAGCCGGTTTGTATATCCGCATGTACGAGTTGACGAGCGCACCGTCGACGCGTTTTGTCGGTAGCACGTCGAACTCTCTAACAAGTGTCGATGCTTCCACGTCGACCACCGAACTTATTACAGCCGATAGTGCTATTCCAAATACATGGACGTATTATGAAGGCACCTATACCGTTCCTGCTGGCGTTAAATACGCAACCTTTGCCATTGGCAACTGGACGGCGTCGACAGTTGATCTTTACTTTGATGACGTGCGCGTTCGCCGCCAAATCGATGCAGTGACGATTGAAGACGGTGTTATCACCAACGCCAAACTCGTCAACGCAACGATCACCGGAGCAAAGATTGCAAATACCACCATCGCTGCCAGCAACATCGTAAACAGCACGATCACCGCAACGCAGATCGCAAACAGCACCATAACAGCTACGCAAATTGCGAACTCGACGATTACTGGCGGAAAGATTGCAGGTACTACGATTACGGCCAGCAACATCGTAAACGGTACGATTACAGCGACTCAAATTTCCGATGCTACCATAACAAACGCAAAGATTGTCGACGCTACGATTACTGGCGCGAAGATAGCGGCTAACACTATCACTGCGTCCAATATCGCTGCGGGTACGATAACGGCCAGCGAAATCGCAGCCGATTCTATCACTGTCGACCAACTCAATATTGTGAACTTTGGTTCCAATCTCATAGCCAATCCCGACGCTGAAATCGACGTTGCACGTTGGCGAATTATTGCGCGCGCCACAACGACCTCGCTCGTATTCACACGTGATACGACGCAGCAAAACAGTGGCGAAGCCTCATTTAAGATCGCAGACAATTCTACACACGGTTCAGTGCTTGGCGCTAGAGCCATTGCAGTGAAACCGGGTTGGATTTTGTCGTGGAGCGTGTGGATTAAAGGCTCAAGTGCTTCTGCTGCTGGCCTCTATATCCGCATGTATGAATTGACGAGCGCGCCGACAACAAAATTCGTAGGCTCGACGCTCAATTCGTTGACGGGCGTGGACAACAATACCTCCGTCACCGAGCTTATTACTGGTGACAGTGCAATTTCGAACTCGTGGACGTATTACAGCGGTACGTACACCGTTCCGGCGAGTGTCAAATACATTTCGTTTGGCATAGGTAATTGGACTGCCTCGACGGCTGATCTTTATTTCGACGACGTGCGCGTTCGCCGTCAATTGGATACGATCACCTTTGAAGACGGCGCTGTCACTGGCGGTAAAATTGCTTCCGCCACAATAACGGCATCCAATATCACCAACAGCACCATAACAGCTACGCAGATCGCTAACAGCACCATAACGGGCGGAAAGATCGCGGGCACCACAATCACTGCATCAAATATCACCGCTGCAACGATTACTGCGACTGAAATTGCCAACAGCACGATTACTGCGACACAGATTTCGAATAGCACGATCACGGGTGGAAAGATCGCTGGTACGACTATCACCGCGTCGAATATCACGAACGCAACAATAACGACGACTCAAATTGCAGCCTCAACAATCACCGGCGGTAACATCGCAGGCACTACGATCACCGCTTCGAATATCGTTGCAGCAACGATAACCGCTAGCGAAATCGCCAACAGCACTATAACAGGTGGAAAGATCGCTGGCACCACGATCACCGCCTCGAATATTGCCAATTCAACCATAACGACAACTCAAATTGCGAACTCGACGATCACTGGTGGTAACATTGCAGGCACCACGATCAGCGCCTCGAACATCGTTTCGAGCACAATAACCGCAACTCAAATTGCGAACTCGACGATTACAGGTGGAAAGATCGCGAACGCTACAATCACCGGAGCCAATATCGCTGGTGCAACGATTACAGATTCCAATATCGTCGGCGGCACAATAACCGGCGCTAGTATAGCAGCAGGAACCATTACGGCCTCGAACATCGCAGCGGGCACGATCACTGCAACCGAAATCGCCGCCGATAGCATCACGGTCGATCAGCTAACCATTGCGAATTTCGGTTCGAACTTAATCTCGAACCCTGACGCCGAAGAAAATCTTGCGCGTTGGAAAGCCGTTGCGCGTGCAACGACAACATCGCTCGTTTTGTCTCGCGATACAACGCAGCAACTCAGCGGTATTGCGTCGTTTAAGATCGCTGATAATTCAACCCACGGCACGATGTATGGCGCACGCGCCATAGCCGTGAAGCCGGGCTGGATTTTGTCATGGAGTGTGTGGATTAAAGGCAGTGCGTCGTCGACGAACGGCCTCTATATCCGCATGCACGAAATAACGAGTGCGCCGTCGACAAAGTTTGTCGGTTCGACCCTTAATTCGTTGACTGGAATTGATGCCGCTACCTCAACGACAGATTTGGTAACAGCGGATAGTGCTATTCCAAATACGTGGACGTATTACAGCGGCACGTACACCGTGCCCGCTGGCGTCATTTACGTCACCTTCTCTGTCGGTAATTGGACCGCGTCAACTGCTGATCTTTATTTCGACGACGTTCGAGTGCGTCGCCAGCTAGACACTATCGTTTTTGAGGACGGTAGCGTTACGGGTTTGAAAATTGCTGGCACAACGATCACCGCATCGAACATCGCCAATAGCACAATTACCGCAACGCAGATTTTGAACTCGACGATCACCGGAGGAAAGATCGCAAATACGACGATCACCGCTTCGAATATCGTTGCAGCAACGATCACTGCTAGTGAAATTGCCAACAGCACGATCACAGGCGGAAAGATTGCCGGTACGACAATCACTGCTTCAAACATCGCCGCTGCAACGATCACTGCTAGCGAAATTGCTAACAGTACCATAACAGGCAGCAAAATTGCGGGCACCACCATTACAGCCTCGAATATTTTCGGCGGCACCATTACGGCGACTGAAATTGCGAACTCAACGATCACGGGCGGAAAGATCGCGGGCACCACGATCACGGCGTCCAATATAGTCAACGCGACGATCACAACGACACAAATCGCTAACAGCACGATTACCGGCGGCAACATTGCTGGCACCACGATTAGCGCCTCGAATATCGTTTCGAGCACCATCACTGCTACGCAAATCGCTAATAGCACGATCACCGGCGGAAAGATCGCCAACGCAACAATAACCGGCGCAAATATTGCAGGCGGCACCATAACTGATTCGAACATTTTGGGCGGCACGATTACAGGCGCAAGCATTGCAGCAAATACGATCACGGCGTCTAATATCGCGGCGGGCACGATCACAGCGAGCGAAATTGCAGCCGACTCTATCACCGTCGATCAATTGACGCTAGCCGATTATGGGTCGAACTTGATTCGTAACCCGGACGCGGAAGCGAATATCGCCGGATGGAGAGCCGTCGCGCGTGCAACGACGACCTCTCTCGTTTTGTCGCGCGACACAACGCAGCAAAATACAGGCACCGCATCGTTTAAGATTGCGGACAACTCAACGCACGGCACCATGTACGGTGCGCGAGCATTTAGCGTAAAAGCTGGATGGATTCTCGCTTGGAGCGTTTGGATAAAAGGTTCGGCGGCTTCCACGAACGGCCTCTATATCCGCATGCACGAATTGACGTCGAAACCTGCTACGAATTTTGTGGGTTCCACACTCAATTCTTTGACGAATATCGATGCTGCAACGTCAACGACGGACCTTGTTACGGCTGATAGTGCGATTTCAAATTCATGGACGTATTACAGCGGTAGTTACACCGTTCCTGCTGGCGTGCAGTACGTGACGTTCTCAGTCGGCAACTGGACGGCTTCTACCGCTGATCTTTATTTCGATGACGTTCGCGTTCGCCGTTTGCTCGACACGATCACGTTCGAAGACGGTGCAGTGACGGGAGGCAAAATCGCCTCTGCGACCATTACAGCGTCCAACATAACGAATAGCACCATTACTGCAACGCAGATCGCCAACAGCACGATCACTGGCGCAAAGATCGCAGGCACTACGATCACCGCTTCGAATATTGTCAACGCAACAATAACGACAACGCAAATCGCTAGCAGCACCATAACGGGCAGCAACATCGCCGGTACGACGATCACCGCGTCAAACATTGCAAACACTACGATTACTGCGTCGCAGATTGCCAACAGCACCATAACCGCTACACAAATTTCAAACTCGACGATTACGGGCGGAAAGATCGCTGGTACGACAATCACCGCTTCTAATATCGTCGCTGGAACCATTACAGGTACAGAAATTGCGTCTGCAACAATAGCAGCTTCAAATATCATCAATTCAACGATCACGGGCGGAAAGATCGCCAGTGCAACGATCACTGGATCGAATATCGCTGGCGGCACAATCACCGACTCGAATATTTTGGGCGGTACGATCACGGGCGCTAGCATAGCAGCCGGAACGATCACCGCATCAAATATTTCGGCTGGTACGATTACGGCTAGCGAAATTGCAGCCGATTCTATTACGGTCGATCAACTAAACTTTGTCAATTTTGGTTCCAATCTCATTGCGAACTCTGACGCTGAAACGAATATAGCGGGTTGGCGCGCAGTGCAGCGTGCGACAACTACCTCTCTTGTTTTGTCGCGTGATACGTCACAGCAAAACAATGGCGCAGCCTCATTTAAGATCGCCGACAATTCAACGCACGGAACGATGTACGGCGCACGTGCTATCGCAGTGAAGCCGGGATGGGTACTCGCATGGAGCGTGTGGATTAAAGGCTCAAGTGCTTCTGCTGCTGGCCTCTATATTCGTATGCATGAATTGACAAGCGCGCCTACTACGCGCTTTGTCGGCTCAACTGGAAATTCATTGACGAATGTTGATAACGCAACGTCGACAACGGACCTCGTAACTGCTAGCAGTGCTATCCCTTCGTCTTGGACGTATTATAGCGGCAACTACACCGTTCCGGCTGGCGTTCTTTATATCACGTTCTCGGTCGGCAATTGGACAGCCTCGACAGCAGATTTGTATTTTGATGACGTTCGTGTTCGTCGCCAATTGGATACGCTTACGTTTGAAGATGGCGCTATCACCGGCGGCAAAATTGCCAACGTCACTATAACAGCAGCAAACATAACGAGTGGCACGATCACAGCAACCGAGATTGCAAATTCCACCATCACTGGAGGAAAGATCGCAGGCACGACAATTACTGCATCTAATATTCAGAATGCGACAATAACAACGACACAAATTGCGAACTCAACGATCACCGGCGGAAATATCGCTGGGACCACGATTACAGCGTCGAACATTGCGAATACGACCATAACGGCATCGCAGATTGCCAATAGCACAATCACGGCGACTCAAATAACAAACTCCACCATCACCGGCGGAAAGATCGCTGGGACCACGATTACAGCATCGAATATCGTTGCGGGTACAATCACCGCGACGGAAATCTTGAATAGCACCATCACGGGCGGAAAGATCGCCAGCGCAACGATCACTGGATCGAATATTGCAGGCAGTACGATTACTGATTCAAACATTTTGGGCGGTACGATAACAGGTGCTAGCATCGCAGCAGGCACCATTACGGCGGCAAATATCGCAGCAGGCACCATAACGGCAAGCGAAATCGCCGCCGACTCGATTACGGTCGACCAACTCAATATTGTGAACTTTGGTTCCAATCTCATATCCAATCCCGATGCAGAGGATAATTTGGCACGTTGGCGTGCGGTTGCACGTGCGACGACCACATCGCTTGTTTTGACACGCGACACAACGCAGCAAAACAGTGGTGAAGCATCGTTTAAGATCGCAGACAACTCGACGCACGGTACGGTTTATGGTGCGCGTGCTATCGCTGTTAAAGCGGGCTGGATTTTGTCATGGAGCGTTTGGGTCAAAGGTTCGTCTGCGTCGACGAACGGCCTTTACATTCGCATGTACGAATTGACGAGCGCACCGACGACAAAGTTTGTTGGTTCAACGCTGAACTCTCTACCGAATGTCGATAACGCAACGTCTACAACGGATTTGACAACGGCAAACGGTGCCGTCCCGTCTTCGTGGACATATTACAGCGGCACCTATACAGTGCCCGCAAGCGTTAAATATATCACCTTCGGTGTCGGCATTTGGACCGCCTCGACGGCTGATCTTTATTTCGATGACGTTCGCGTTCGCCGTCAGTTGGATACGATCACCTTTGAAGACGGCGCTGTCACTGGCGGTAAAATTGCCAGCGCGACGATTACCGCGTCGAACATCACGGGCGGCACAATTACTGCGACGGAAATTGCCAACAGCACAATCACTGGCGGAAAGATCGCCGGTACGACGATCACCGCGTCGAATATTGTCAACGCAACAATTACAACAACGCAAATTGCGAACTCAACGATCACTGGCGGCAATATAGCCGGTACGACCATCACAGCATCGAACATTGCGAATACAACCATAACGGCTTCGCAAATTGCGAATAGCACTATAACCGCCACACAGATAACAAACTCCACCATCACCGGCGGAAAGATCGCCAATACTACGATTACTGGCGCGAATATCGTCAACGCAACAATCACTGCGACGCAAATTCAAGCTAACACAATAACTGCTACCGAGATTGCGGCAGCAACTATAACCGCGACTGAAATTGCAGCGTCCACAATTACTGGTGCAAAGATCGCCGCAACGACGATTGCTGCGGGCAACATCGTATCTGGAACGATAACGACAACGCAAATTGCTGCAACGACAATCGTTGCAGGCAACATTGCGTCGTCCACGATCACAGCGACACAAATTGCTGCTTCGACCATTACCGGAGCAAAGATTGCAGCCAACACGATCACCGCGTCGAATATCGCAGCAGGTACAATCACCGCAACTGAAATAGCTGCGGGCACCATAACGGCTGCGAATATTTCGGCTGGCTCGATCACGGCAAACGAAATTGCCGTCGATAGTATAACCGTCGACAAACTGACGTTTGTGAATTTCAGCTCGAACTTAATACGCAACCCCGATGCAGAGGTTGATCTAGCCGATTGGACTGAAACGCATCGTTCGGGTTCGGCTCTTGTACTGTCACGAGATACCACAAACCAAAATAGCGGCGCGGCTAGCTTCAAAATAACTGACAACGGAGCAAACGGTTCTTTCTATGGCGCACGTGCCTTTGCGGTGAAAGCTGGCGAAAAATTGGCGTGGAGTATCTGGATTGACGGCAGTTCAGCTTCGGCGAACGGCCTATATATCCGCATGATCGAAAAGAATGCTAAACCAACTGCGCGGTATTTGGGTCAGAGTGCGCTAACTGACGTGGATAACGCATATACATCGACAACCGATCTTATCACTGGAAATAGCGCGATTCCGTCATCGTGGACCTATTATAGCGGCACATACACTGTCCCGGCAGGAATCAAATACGTAACGTTCTCTGTCGCAAACTGGACAGCATCAACCGCTGATCTTTATTTCGACGACGTGCGCGTACGTCGCGTCCTAGACACGATTACGATTGATGATGACGCTATTACAAACGCCAAAATTTTGGCGTCGACCATCACCGGCGCAAAGATTGCGGGCACAACAATCGCTGCGTCGAATATCGTTTCGGCGACCATCACAACAACTCAAATTGCTAACAGCACGATCACGGGCAGTAATATTGCCGGTACGACGATCACCGCGTCAAACATCGCCAACAGCACCATAACCGGCGGTAAGATCGCGAACACGACGATTACAGCATCAAACATTGTCGGCGGCACAATTACCAACGCTGAAATCGCATCGGCAACCATTTTGGACGCCAACATAACAGCGTCAACAATTACCGGCTCAAAGATCGCGAATACCACAATCGCGGCGGGTAACATCGTCAATTCAACGATCACTGCAACGCAGATAGCAAACTCGACGATCACCGGAGGAAAGATCGCGAATACTACGATCACTGCTTCCAACATTGTTGGAGGCACGATCACCGGCACTGAGTTGGCAAACACTACGATCACAAATTCGCATATCGTCAATTCGACGATTACGGGCGGAAAGATCGCAGGTACTACGATCACAGCCTCCAATATAACGAACGCGACCATAACGACAACGCAGATCGCGAATAGCACCATCACCGGCGGCAATATCGCTGGCACCACGATTACGGCCAGCAACATCGCGAACACAACTATTACCGCCTCACAGATCGCCAATAGCACAATAACCGCAACGCAAATAACAAACTCGACGATCACGGGCGGAAAGATCGCTGGCACGACGATTACGGCGTCCAACATTTTGGGCGCGACTATAACGACTGCGGAAATTGCTGCGTCCACGATTACTGGATCGAACATCGCGAACTCGACCATCACCGGCGGCAAAATTGCTGGCACCACGATCACCGCTTCCAACATTCAAGGTAGCACGATAACTGCCAGCGAAATTGCGAATAGCACGATCACGGGCGGAAAGATCGCGAACGCGACTATTACGGGTGCGAACATTGCGGGCGGCACCATAACCGACTCCAATATTCTTGGCGGCACAATCACCGGCGCTAGCATCGCCGCTGGCACCATTACCGCATCGAATATAGCAGCAGGCACCATAACGGCAAGCGAAATAGCGGCTGATAGCATCACCGTCGATCAATTGACGATTGCCGATTACGGCGCAAACTTAATACGCAATCCAGATGCCGAAGCGAATATTGCCGGATGGCGTGCGGTTCAACGCGCGACGACAACGTCTCTCGTTTTGACGCGTGACACAACGCAGCAGAATAATGGTGCTGCGTCATTTAAGATCACCGACAACTCGACGCATGGTACGTTTTACGGAGCACGAGCATTCGGTGTAAAAGCTGGATGGATTCTAGCGTGGAGCATTTGGATTAAAGGCTCTGCCGCATCGACGAACGGTCTTTATATCCGCATGCACGAGTTGACGTCTAAACCGTCAACAAACTTTGTCGGCGAAACATCAAATTCTCTGACTGGCGTTGATTTGCGCACGTCATTTACGGACCTTGTAACTGTTAATAGTGCGATTCCTTCATCGTGGACGTATTACAGCGGTAGTTACACGGTTCCGGCTGGCGTTCAGTATGTTACTTTTTCAGTTGCCAACTGGACGGCCTCAACAGCCGATGTGTATTTCGATGACGTCCGCGTTCGCCGTTTGCTCGACACGATCACATTTGAAGACGGCGCGGTGACGGGCGGCAAAATCGCAAACGCCACGATCACTGCATCAAATATCACCGGCGGCACGATTACTGCAACGGAAATTGCTAACAGCACGATCACCGGAGGAAAGATCGCTGGCACTACGATTACGGCATCGAACATCGTCAATGGTACGATCACCGGAACGCAAATTTCAAACGCGACAATAACAGGCGGTCTTATTGCGAATACGACCATAACCGGCGCGAACATCGTCAATGCAACGATAACGGCCACTCAGATTCAAAGTGCGACGATTACTGCTACTCAAATTGCAGCGACCACCATAACCGCTGGCAATATCGTAAGCGGAACAATCACCGGAACGCAAATCGCGGCAACGACAATTGCCGCCGCAAACATTGTTGCAGGCACCATAACGACGACACAAATTGCCGCAACAACCATCGTTGCAGGAAACATTGCAGCGTCTACCATAACTGCTACGCAAATTGCTGCTACCACCATAACCGCCGCAAAGATTGCAGCGAATACAATAACGGCGGCTCAAATTGCAGCTAATACAATTACAGCTTCTCAAATTGCAGCAGGCACTATCACAGCGACCGAAATTGCAGTCAATACGATTTCCGCGTCTCGAATTATTCTCAGCGATAGTTCCAATCTTTTGGCTGACGTTGATTTCGCAGATTCTACATACTGGACTTTGACATCAGGCACCTACGACACAACAGCAGAAACCACGACAACGCTTGGACTGGTACGGACGGTAAAAACGCCTGTCGGCAACGGTACGACCTCGCAGGCAACTTCGAATTTGACCGTTATTGCAGTCGGTCAATACTCTCCGGTTGAAGCAGGTAAATCATACCGAGCCGCTTCCAAAATCCTTATAAAGAACGGCTTCACTGGAATCGTCGGTGTAATTATAAACTGGTATAAATCTGACGGTACTACGGCAGCCTCAACTGCTTTCAGTTGGCAGTACGGTACGGATTATCGTACAGTAGCTAAATCTGGCGGCGATGGCGTTCAATACATAGATGCTATATTCGTTGCGCCGAGTGACGCCTATTTTGCGCGTTACTATACGCAAGTTGCTTGGTCTACAACTCTCAACAACGCACAATATGCGTTGATGGGTCAACCGCGTATAAATCGCGCAACGAGCGCCGAATTGATTGTTAACGGAACTATCACCGGCACAAAGATCGCAGCCACAACCGTGGCTGCCAATAACATTGTTGCCGGTACAATAACGACGACACAAATTGCCGCAACAACCATTGTTGCGGGCAACATCGTATCAGGCACCATAACCGGAACGCAAATTGCTGCGACGACAATCGCGGCGGGAAATATCGTCGCAGGAACGATAACGACGACTCAGATCGCTGCGACGACTATTGTTGCTGGCAACATTGCCGCCTCTACCATAACGGCTACGCAGATCGCTGCAACGACGATCACTGCCGCAAAGATCGTGGCGAACACGATCACTGCATCGCAAATTGCGGCATCGACAATCACCGCAACCGAAATTGCCGCCACTACGATTACAGCGGCAAAGATCGCTGCCAACACGATTACTGCAAGCCAAATTGCAGCCGGTACGATTACCGCCACGCAAATTGCAGCGGGCACTATCACGGCTGCGAACATTGCAGCAGGATCAATTACCGCGACAGAACTTGCCGTTGGTGCTATTACAGCATCGCGAATTGTTGCGATAGGTGGAAACAACTACATTCTCGATCCTGAATTTTCAGACGTTCCTGATTACTGGAGTTTGGGTTCAGGATGGGCGACCGATACAAGTACCGAGGTCACGGTTGATCCACCCGCAGGCATGGGCGCAGTACGCGGCTTGAAAACGCCGGTCGGTAACGGCACAACGTCGCAAGCCGCAAATACGTCAAGTATCGGGGCCTCTAGCAACTGGTTCCCTGTAGACGGCGGTGCTTATTTCCGCGTTGCCGTTGAATACTTTTTGAAATCCGGTTTCACTGGCCGGGCAGGTGCTCAAGTTATATGGTACAAAGCCGATAAATCCACGCAAGTAAGTACCACGACTATATTCGATCCAAGTTTCAACGACTATCGAACAACAGCCTATGCTGGAGCCAGCACGGCGAACGCTTTTCTCGTAATCATCCAAGCACCGTCCACTGCGGTTTACGGACGTTTCAGTTTGCGTATCGACTGGTCCAGCACGCAAAATAACGCGCAGTATATCATTTACACTAAGCCTTCTTTTAGGCCCATGCTCGATGAGGCGTTGATCCGTAGCGACTCTATCGTTGGTCCAAAAATAGCGCCAGCATCCATTTACGACGACAGAATTTTCCCCGGTACCCTAACCGGAGGGTCGATAGCGTCGGCTACGATCACGGGATCAAACATTGCTGGTACGACTATTGCGGCTAGTAACATCATCAACTCGACCATTACCGGCGCAAAAATTTCGGGTTCGACGATTACGGCATCCAATATCGTTGGCGGTACTATCACTGCGACAGAAATCGCCTCTGACGCTATAACGACCATCAAAATCTTGAACGCCAACGTGACCGGCGCAAAGATCGCTAATACGACCGTCGCAGCAGGCAACATCGTCTCGTCTACGATCACTGCGACGCAGATAGCAAATACCACCATAACCGGCGCAAAGATGGTGAATAACACCGTCACCGCGACGCAGATCAACGCCGCTACCATAACGACAACCGAAATCGCTTCTTTGACAATCGTGGCGGGCAACATTGCCAACACAACGATCACTGGCGGCAAGCTGGTGAACGCGACCATAACGACGACACAAATTGCTGCGGCAACGATAGCCGGATCGAATATCGCAGCAACTACAATCGCAGCAGGTAATATCGTTTCTGGCACGATCACAACGACACAAATCGCCGCCAGCACTATCACGGGATCAAATATAGCAGCAACTACAATTGCCGCAGGCAACATCGTTTCAAGCACCATCACTGCAACGCAGATCGCCAATACGACGATCACTGGTGCAAAGATGGTGAATAACACCGTCACTGCCACGCAAATTGCCGCTGCTACGATTACTGCAACGGAAATTGCAAATAGCACCATCACTGGCGGAAAGATTGCAAATAACACGATCACCGCTGCTAATATTGCAGCGGGCACTATTACGTCCGCCGAGGTCAGCACATCGATTTTGACAAGCGCCGATTATAAAGGCGTCGACAACGCATATAACCTAGAGGCAAACTTTCAAGGCAATTTGGTCGCATCCGGCATTCCGACGGGATGGGCAGATTGGTCAGCAGGCGCGGCTAATACGACGCGCGTAACCGGATGCGTTTCAAAGTACGCCGCTCAAATCGCAGCAGCCGCAGCCGCAGCCAACGTCGGCATATTGCAACACCTGACCGATACCGCCGGAGCGGCTCCTATGTATCCGGGCTGGTACAGAATCGTTGGCGATATTACGTTGGGTGCCGGTTCTTTGACCGCCGCTGGTATTTTGACACAATGGCGTCTGACTGGTTTGGGTACGGTTCAAGAGTCTTGGTCCATAAACTTTGCTACAGATGCTGATATTGCAGGCACCGTACACGGCGCAGGCACCGTCGGTCGGCGTTATCAATTTGCGAAAACTTTTCAGGTAACAACATCTACCGTTCGTAGCGTAACGCTATATGCAATGGCGCATTGGAGTACGTTCGGTTCAACGGCTGGCGCGGCGACGATTATTTTCAATCGGTGCGCTCTTGAACGTGTAAGCGATGCCGAGGTTATTTCAATGACGATTCCGGCGAACATTGTCGCTGGAACGATCACGTCGGCTGAAATAACGAACGGCACAATTACCGGATCGGACATTGCTGCAACGACAATTGCCGCAGGCAACATAGTAAGTTCGACGATCACCGCAACGCAGATAGCGAACACAACCATTACCGGCGGTAAGCTGGTCAATAACACGATTACGGCGACGCAAATCCAAGCGGCGACGATTACAACAACCGAAATTGCGGCAACGACCATCGTTGCAGGCAATATCGCAAACTCCACCATCACGGGTGGAAAGATCGCGAATACGACGATCACAGCAGCCAATATTACGGCCAGCACGATCACTGCCACTGAAATCGCGAACACGACAATTACTGGCGGCAAAATCGCAGCGACGACCATTACGGGATCGAACCTTGTAAACGGCACGATCACGGCCACACAAATTGCCGCGCTCGCTATTACGGCCAGCAAACATGTCATTAAAGATTTCAACAACTACATCGCTGATCCGCTTTATACGGATTCGACTTACTGGACGTTCGGTTCCGGCTGGACGCTCGACACGTCGACCGATTGCACAACGACGCTTAACGTTCCGTCCGGCGCAAAAACCGTCACTGGCAACGGCACCACATCGCAAGGCAATAGCGAAACGAGTCAAACGGCAACTGATTCGTATGTGTGGATTGAGCCGGGCAAGCCGCTTCGCGTTGCTGCACGTGCATTCGTTAAGAGCGGATTTACTGGTCTTATCCGCATCATCATCAGTTGGCTCAAACAGGATAAATCGACTTCCGCCTCAACGGCTTCGGATACTTTTACTATCGGTTCCGATTACCGCAATGTCGCGGCGGGCGCAGATACTACGGCCAGCCTCGACACGCGCATCACGGCACCAAGCGATGCCGTATGGGCGCGCTATCGTTGCCAAGTTGTTTGGTCGACGACGCTCAATAATGCGCAGTATGCCATTTTCGCTGCGCCGCGTTTTGAGCGTGGCGTCACGGACGAACTTTCTGGCGACAGTTATTTGCTCACGGCGACAGCCGCCAACGCAAACACAACTGTGTCGGTGCCTGCTGGTTTCGCCGTTTATGGCAACATCTTTGTTGATAACACGACGGCAGCCGCCGTGACAGGCGGCGTCAAAATCGGCACGACGAACGGCGGCACGCAAGTCGTTGTGGCGCAAGCGGTCGCAGCTAACGATTTGATCCATATTACGGACGCCAACATCGTGAAGCGCATATTCAGCAAATCCGCATCGCAAACGCTCTTTATTCAGGCCGTTACGGCTTGGAATGGATGCACTGTGAATTTCTCAATTCCGATCAGGAAGGTCTTTTAATCGGCTCGCTGGTCTAATTTTCAGTATCCCCCCGCTCAACGGGAAAACCCAAGAAAGGCTTAATGTCATGGCTACTCGTGCAGAACTGGCGGCGCAGCTTGCGGCGATGGAAAAAGATGCGGTCGTTCCTGTGACGACCAAATTCCTCGATGCGTATGCTGCGCTCGACGCGCTCATTGCGGAAATGTCGCCGACCGATGGTAGCCCTGCAACGGGCGCGGTCGCCGACCTTATCAATTTCCGCACCAATATCGCAGGCTATAAGCCCGCGTTGCAGGCGGTTCATAACCGCTACTCTGCGGCGTAATTGACGCCGCTTCCTAAAAGAAGGGGATTGTTGCTATGGCAAATCAGGACGTAGGGTCGAACGACCCCAAGACAAAAACCGTTGACGACAATCCCCTCGCGGGCGTCAGTCTTTCAGGCGCGGCCAATATCATCGCCTTCATCCAGATGGTGATTGTGAAGCTTGGCCTGAGTGCGATCCACGTTTATGGCTTGTGCGCGTTCTTTGCGCTGCTGTGGTGCATTGAATATATCGGCGGCATCAACGTGCCGTATTTCAATGTGCCGAAGCCTGAGTGGATCGAATTTTGGGGCAAACTTTTGCTCGTATCGGGCATCGCTGCCAAATTCGATATGGGCCGCGCCAAACTCAACGTAACACTCGACACAAAAACCGAGTCGATTAAAAGCGCGGCAGTCGCGGCTGCGGCCATCGCTGCAAATGTCGGCGCAACGCAAGTCGTTGAAGGCATTGAAACGGTGAAGGCGATTGCTGATCCAAATACGCCGACACCGACACTTACGGCTGCTGATATTGAGCAGATGAAAGCGATCCGTGCAAAGATCGACGCCGCGCTCGAAGCTGTTGGCGAAGGTCCGGTTCCGCTTCCGCTTCCCGGCGAACCGCCGAAAGGCAAAAAGAAAAAGTAAGACGTGCCTGCCCCTCCCCTCCGCCACATCGTTTAAGGATTCGAACGTCATGTTCGAGAAACTTATCAAATTCCTGCTGTCGTTCGCATCGGCATCAGCAATTGCAGCCTCCATGCCGGAGGTTCAAGCCAAGGTCGTCGCGCCGGAAATTCCGATTGATATTCCGACCGCTGAAAAGGCTGGCGAGTTCTTTAATCCGACACTGACGCCTGCATATAGCGCGGTTTCGGATGCGCCGATTATTCCAGCGCCTAATTTCAAAGAACTCGAAGATTTCATTTCGCATACACCCGACGCGCAGCGCATTTTGTCCAATGAGGATTTCATTGGCGCTGCAATTCGTCTCGGCCTCACAGATGCGCGTGCTATCAAGGCCGTCGATCAGGTCGAGGCAGCCGGTTCGGGATACGACGCAAAAGATCGTCCGAAGATTTTGTTCGAGCCGCACGTTTTCAACAAGCGGACGAAAGGCAAATATCTCAATACGAAATTCAAAGGCGACCCTTCCAAGGTGATTGCCTCTGCGTCGTGGAACAAGTCGAATTATCCGCGCAACAGCGATGGCGTTTATGCCATGCTGTTTCAGGCCATGCAGCTTGATTTGCAGCAGGCACTTTGTTCGGCATCGTGGGGCCGCTATCAGATTATGGGCTATCATTATGCCCTGTGCGGTTTCAAGACGGTCGAAGAATTTGTGATGGCGATGATCGCCAACGAGGACAAGCATCTGGATGCGTTTGTCTCGTTCGTGGTCGCCAATCGCCTCGACGACGAATTGCGCCGCCTCGATTTTGCAGGCTTCGCTTACGGCTACAACGGCGCAGGCTACGCAAAGAACGCCTACGACGTGAAAATGAAATCGGCGTTCGACAAACTCGCGCCGCTTCCTGTCGCCGTGGTGAACGATGGACGCAAGTATCCGAGCGTTGGTCCCGCTTACAACGGCGGAATTAAGCGCGTGCAGGAATGGCTCAATTCCAATCTGCGTCCCTCTCCGAATTTGAAGGCGGACGGCCTTTATGGTTCGCGCACGAAACTGGCGCTCGACATTGCGTTCAAGCAGCTTGGCGTCACTCGCACGAATCAGGCGTTGTTGCTTGAGAAGGTGATTGCCTAATGGGCTTCCTCCCTTCTTTTTCATCCCTCAAAACGTGGTTGATTGCAGGCGGTGCCGTCGCCATTGCGGCTGGCGGTATTATCGCTTGGTATCAATTCGTTACGCTCCCTGCAAAGAACGCTGAAATCGCTAAGCAGGAAGCTGCAATAACGCAGCTAACCAAAGACAACGCCAATCTGGAAACGGCGAACAAGACGCTGCAAACTACGATGGCGACACTAGGCGCGCAGTTGCAAGACGCGCTCGAATATGCGCGCGTGAACGCTGAAACACTCAATGCGTTTTCGCAGGCTATCGCGAACGCCGAAAATGAAATCCGCGACGAAGCAGATCAGCAACGACGCCGCATGCGCGAAGCCAACGGCGACGCGAAAGGCGTTCTTTATGACGATCAATCGCAGTGGAATTGTTTGTGGTCACATCTAGGTGATCGCAGCGGCTCATGCAAAAACGGCGTGTGGGTGACGCAATGAAAACGACCCTCTACGCAATCGGTGTCGTGCTTCTAGCCTCGCTTCTTTTTGCAGGCTGCACATCAACCAAGGTCCAGCCTGTCACGTATATCGTGCCAGTGCAGGACGCTGAAATTACAGTGCCGAAATTGGTGCTGTTGCCTGTCAATTTGGATGCGCCTCGCGACGCGAATGGAAACGTCACTCTCGATTCCAATCTTTATCGCGGATTTGATCGCGCATCCTTCGACAATTTCCGTGTCAATGCAGCGCGCATCGACCAATACATCAGAACGCTCTTGACGCTGATCGATCAGCGCAACGCGCTGACACGGAAACACAACGAGGACGCAAAAGCGAAACTTAAAGAAATTGGGGACAACGCTAATCCCTAGGTCGGCTGGCGGAGGGGCCAGAAGGACGCGGGCGGGTGAGCGTATGTGCGTTTTCGGCAGGAGAGCGCACAAAAGTTTGCCCGCCCCGTTCGTTTATCTGAATTGAGGGATAACACGTGTCGCAACACCCCAATATTTCTTTCGCTGCACTCGAACCGCTGTTTGTCCGATACGAAAAGAATGAGAAAGGGACGTTTCAAATCCCTTGTGAAATGTTTGAATGCATGGGCGTGCGTTTTTCATGCCCGCTCTGTTATGCCAATAATGGCATGAGCCTTATCGGCACGCATAGCGTCGTTTGTTGGAGTGAAACGCTAGGCACACCGCCGGAAGCAACGCCGGGACCGGGACGTTGGGCCATTTTGGGTACAGGAGCAAATAACTTGACGCTGAAAGGCGATGCCAGCAAGTCTGATTCTGTCGACGTTAAAGGCGGGTGTTGTTGGCATGGTTTCATAGAAAACGGAATTGCGAGGTCGGCTTAAGCTATGTGGTTCAAAGCGCCGTTCAAAAGCGAAGCCGATGAATTCATGCGCGTGGCGATGGATATTGGGCCTTCCGAAAAACAGGCCATCTTTTCCATGCTGGAGAACCTCTACAAAAAGGCCCCCGTGCTCGCATTGCAGGAAACCGTGTGGCAGCGGTTGGAAAACACTGATTCCTTTTTCGTGAAAAGCGAGGCGAATGCTCGCAAAATTCTCAAGGCTTACTCCAGAGATTTGGATTCCATCCTAAAAGAACTGCGGTCGGACCGCATTCGATGCCCTATCATTTTGAAAAACAAACTGTCGTATACTCTAGTTGCGGGTAACACGCGATTGATGGGATGCAGGCTGTTAAGCCTTACGCCTAAAGTCGTGATATTGGACCCGAAACTGTGAAATCGGTAGGTGTGAAATGAGCAGGATCGACAAACTCGAATATCGCGCAGTGGAATCGGAAATTCCACGTCCGCTTCAAGAGGGCATCTTTTATCACTCAATTCAACATGCGCAGTGCATACATCTGTGTGCGTGCGGCTGCGGCACCGAAACAGTGACGGCGCTCGAACCGCATTGGCGCGATGGCTGGACGTTGCATAATCCGGGTCCAAACTTTTCTTTGACGCCGTCGATTGGCAATATGCAGTTGGCATGCCGTTCGCATTATCAAATCGAGCCGGGCGGTGTAATCCGCTGGTACTAAACGGAGGGAAAAATGCCTGACGTCGTTTTGTACGGTGCAAACATCGGTACGCTGCTCGCGCTGATTAGCGCGTGCATTTTTCTTTTGGCGATTCGTGATTGTATGTTGACAGACCAAGTCATAAAAAGAGGCGGTCGCGAACGAAATCCGTTTGTGCGTTGGTGGTACGGATGGTCTGTCCCACTTGTCGGGCCTGTGCGTTGGGCTATTAAGCTAGCGATTACAGTCGTCGCTCTATGGGCGTTGTGGACATTTGCATCGCCGCTACAACTCACTATTTCTCTCGTGATTCTTTTTGGTTTGATGTTGTGGGTTGTCAACCATAACGCTGCGCAACTGAGGTAAAGGTTTATGGGAGCCGCTGCAAAAAGTAACTCGCCATGTACGCACGGCAATTTGCCGACAACGTCGTCTTCGAACGTAAGCATCAACGGAAACGGTGCTCTGCGTAAAACTGATTTGTACGGCGGTCACGGCACTGTTTTCGGCGGCTCCACCACGGTCTTTATCAACGGCAACGCTGCTGCCCGCCAAGGCGATAGCATTATCGGCAATTGCGGTAGCGTTATCGCAACTGGTTCCGGCAACGTGAATATCGGGTAATCAAAAATGAACCGCATTGAAGCCTACGTTCAAAAAGTAACGGCTAACGATTTCGACCCATCCAAGGTCGTTACACCGCAAATTCATATAAACGGATCGTCTGCGCGTTCTCTAGCCAAAGATTATATGGACGCGTTGACAACATTAGACGATGCACTAGAAATGCTTAAAAAGACCGCGCCCAATGGACGCGACTACCAACACGATCCTAGTAAATTGCGTGAAGCTACCGCGCAATGGCGCGGTCATATGACCAACATTCAAAACGCCAAAGCATACTTTGAAATACTGGCAGAGCACTGCGTCAACGATCCGCGATACAAGTGAAACAATGCTGACACAAGACAAAGTTGCCAAGGTCTTTCGCGAGTTTTACGCGAGCGAAATTGAACCTCGCTTTCGTAAAAGCGATAAGGTTTTTGAATGCGAAATGGTCACGCAAAAATGCCGTGAAGCAACCATTGCTGCGTGGAAGGCTGGTAAAACCGCCGACGAAATTATTGCAGCTATTCGCGCCGCTGTACCGCTCTTTTTCGAGCGCAAGCGTCCCAAGCGGCCTACGGTTGCCGCGTTCAAATTCCATAACCGCATTTTGACTGACATGTGGTTCACGCATGACGGTCGCGTTATTCCAATTCGCAATTGGTACACGCACGCCCATGTTGCTTTGACTGAATTGCATGGCGACAAGGCGTTTGAGGCTTACCTCGCGCAAAGGACAGAAGAAAAAGATGCGCGCGCGAAAGAGAACAATCGTCCCGAACTCGTAGCTTTTCGCTATGTCATAATGCAATTGGGCTGGATTCGTACGGCTGCTATTTCTTACGGTGAGTCGCTCGTTGTTCAAGCCGCCGCTAAACGCGTCGCACCGCGCGCGGCCAGCACTTTTTTGCGTTGGTTTGTTAAGCAAGAGGCCAACGAGTACATCGTAGATTTCACAGACGAAGGACACGTCGATATTCCGATGGATACGGCGGGTCATATTTACGACGCGTCACAAAAAAGTTTCGTGACCTCGTTGATGCGAAACAACGTAGCGAACCCTAGCGTACGAGCCTTCAATGAAACAGAGCGCGTCGAAACCGCGAGCGTAAACGATTACATTCTCTATCACTCGACGTATCCTGACCGCGCTCTCACGATTTTGGAGCAAGGCGAGTTCAAATTTCGCCCTATCGTCGGCACGCGCTCCGATCAAAACGTTCCCAACTCGTACTTTTTGAGCCTCACGCGCTCGAAACTCAATTCGTTTGCCGTCGCAAACTCCGCGCACTACTACGTCATGTTCAACTTGAACCGTCGCACCATCGCGAAGCGGTTCAAGATTTACCCTGTTTCGTATTGGCAGGATCGTGGCAACGTCGGCAAAACGCAATTCAACGACGAAGCCGAGGAACGCATTACGTCCAACACGCCGGAAGGCTTGAAGATTCCGGCGAACGCAAAAGAACTTATTGATGGCGTGCATATCCTAGCTGAGCAAAAATCCATAAACGAAAAGACATATCCCAAGGCAACCGAAAGGCTGCTTAAGCTTGTGCGTCTGTGCAAAGCCAAACGTATTCCCGTTTTCATATACGCCGACAAAAAGAGCTTCTTGGTGCAAAACAAATTGCGCGCCAAGCCGCTGTCGTATTTGCTCGACGCCTATAAGGCGCTACGTCCTGAAATTCGCGACGCTTACGTCTATCGCGGCTCTGATCGCCGCAAGAGTTATGACGGCGTGCGTATTCATGGCCTCATTCAGTTGTTCAAGGTCGATAAATATTCGCAGCTTGATAAGCATGCGAAAAAAGTTTGGTATGATTGGGTGCGTCGCGCTGATCCTGCTTACGGTCATCTGACAGCCGACGTCGTTGCGAGCCTTGAAGCGGCAATCCATAATGCCAACTCGGAGCCGAACTCTCAAATTCGCAAGACCATCGACGCGTTGGTTGCGGAAATGAAAAAGCACGGTTTCAAGACGCTTAAGGAAATGCTGCAAGGCTTGAACGTCAAGTGGAGTAAGATTCTCGATGCAAAAGATAAAGCCGAGCGCGAGTCGTGGGAAGCGTCAAAGAAGCTATTTGACTTGGATGGATATTACGGTGCTTGGATTACTGATAGTGGCGATTACATTGGTATCGTTAGCAAGAAAGGCTATGTCAACACTGTCGCCCAGCAATTTCCGAACGATGCTGAAATCCAAAAGTTCGCCGACGCAAAAGACCACGACGGATTATCTGCATTTCTGATGCGCAAGCGCGGCTGGATTCGCTTGACGTTGCCGCGCGGTCACGACGAAGCGAGCGGCAACGAAGACGTCGACACACATTCGCCCGACTACCACAGGCGCGCCACTATCGACATGGCGAATAATCGCGCGTCGCATAAAGCACTCGAAACGTTGGAGCGTTTGTTCCGATCAGGCGGCGGCGGTTTCAAAACGACCGAAATCAACATTGACGACAAGCATTTTGAGTTCACATGGCGGAATAGCGACGAGCGCAAAAAGCTGATGCGCGCACAGTATAATCGCAAAGGCATTCCAGAGTTCAAAAAGAACGAGGAAACCGCCCAAGCGGAAGGCCAAATGCCTTACGGCTATTGGATCAGTCCGAACGGAAAAATTGAAAACGTCGACTTTGAAAAACATTGGTATCTCGCCAGTGCTGTGATTCGTTCACGCTTGAACGCACCTTCTCTCTATAAAGAATATCCGACCGAAGCCTTGCAAACGGCCTACGGTTACGCACGCACTATCAACCGTTATTTTGCAACTGATCGTAACTCTTTGTCCATTTCCATTCCCAAAGGCGGCTTAACGTCGACACAAGCTAGCGCCCTTGCTTCTATTTTCAAGGACAACGGTTTTGACAAAGCTGTCGTAGAAATTATATCCGAACAACCGGACGCAAAAGGTTTTGAGCATGATTACGCACGCGCCAACTCGCTATACGAGTTGAACGTTGTGCTAAGAAAGAACGTGGCTAAAAAACAAATCACGGCCAACGTCTCGCATTCATGGATTGATGACGATGACGGGCGGTTTTGGTTGCTGCATGGTGGTGCAGTCGTTTGGGTCGGCCATCCGGCGCAATACGATCACGAACATCGCGCACGCGAATTGATCCTACGCGATCACAAAAAAGAATTTGCGGCGTGGCGCAAAAGCGATAAGGGCCGCGAATACTATCCATATACCGCGTTCGCTATGCGCGAACTCGGCTGGATTCGCATGGCCGCAGATAATGCATACGACGTAGCGCAAAAAGAAATCGCCAAGCCTGCGGCGATGAAACTCATTCGTGCGTTGTCGCAACGCCGCGACGATCCCGAAAATCCGATCGCCTATTACGTGGCCGTTGTAGACAAAAATCATCCGTGGGGCGCTGATACGGCGGTGCCTACGAAAAAGTTTACGCGTCGCGAAGCCATGCAGCAGATAGCGCACAATATCAAAGGTGCAGTCGTGCATGCGTCGCTGGACGAAATCACGCTGCGTTACATCGAAGGCTTTCACGATTTCGAAAATGAGCAGATCGTCCGTCCGCTGTATTTCGAAAAGCACAAGGCGTTGTTTAATACGTGGGATGGTTTCTACCGCGATAAGCTTGAGCCGTTCGCCAAGAAATACAAGCTGAACAAGGCTAATCGCTTCAAGGTGCTAAAAAGAGTGCGCCTTGCATTCATGTTGGGCCATCGCGAGGGCGAAATTCCCGGTGCGTTGAAAGCGGCAGGCAACGTATTCGAGGAAATTCTGGCGCGCTATCGCGGGCGCAAGGCGACTCCAAAGGGTCAGCTTGAACTTTTTGCGTCGGACGCATCCATTTGGGATACGAATAACAACTGCTTCATCGACGCCGATGGCAAAATCCATTGGATCGACGAAGACCATATGGATTTCGCAGCCGATTGGATTGCCAAGCACCCTGCGGACAAAAAAGAATTTGAGGATCAGCAATATTCCAGCACCGTCGATTATCTGTTGCATCGTGGATGGGTCCGCGTGCGCAACACGCATCGCAACGCAATCGAAATTTCGAAGGATCGTTTGAGCCTCAAAGCGTATCGCACACTTGTTCGCCAACTGCGTGACACTCAAGAGGACACCTATCTCGACGTTACCTACCACGAAAAGAATATCCTGCGTAACGTCGGCGGCAAATTTGAACCGCATGAGAAATCGCGGCTGTTTTCGGTGCTGCAAAATAACGTCGCCAAGCACGAAGCGAAAGCTGCGTCCTACGCCGAGGAAAAATACTGGATAGCGCCCGACGGCAAAAAGCACACGCTCAAGGCGTCAGACTCACACCGCACATATATCAGCCGTGTAGGCTTGACGGTGGAGCGTGCTATCAAGGACGGATGGGTGCGCGCTCGTTATGATGAATATGGCGATGCGTCGCTGTCTTTCATGTTCTTAAATGGTGCGCTATCTGGCCGCGCGGTCAACGCATGCATTCGCCTTATGGCGGAGATTGGCACCGATCTTGAGTTCGTGAATTTGGACGTTGTGCAGCGTCTTCCGCTGGACATATCGAATATCCGCGCCGCGAAATTGTCGCGCGACAAGCGCCATTTGGCAGTTGAGTTGCTTCAAAAAGCGCGCACACAGCCATCGAAAGGTTTGGAGGAAACAGCAGGCTCTATCGGCGGTTACTGGATCGACGAAAACGGTAAGCTGATCGACCTTGGACACACTATGCACTTGGATTATTGCGTCACGCGTTTCAAAGACGACGCTGATTTCCAAGCATGGTTCAAAAAAGAATATCATTACCGCGACATGGAAATGGCGCAGCCGAACACTGTCAAAGACGCAACGATGGGTTACGCCTATCGTCGTTTGGGATGGGTGCGTGTCATAATGATGCCAAGCGAAATTGATTTCGCAATGCATAAAAGCTTCCCGACACGTGCGGCTGTAACGATGGCAGCACGCGTGTTGCAGCGTTTCCGCCCCGCAGATAAAACACGCGAACGTTATCTCGTAGACGATTTGAGCGGGCGCACAGACGAACACTTTTTCTCGTCTACGGACAAGCACGAAACACTCCAGCATTTGAAAACGTTTCCGCGTGTAACAGAGGCCATCGCGTCATACAAAACGCGCACGTCAATGGACATGTGGATTACGCACGAAGGCCGTGAATTGCCGGTTGGCGAGGACAACACGCATACCAGCGTTGCGTATGCCGCGCTAAAGAACGATGACGGCTTTCATCCCTTCTACAAGACGTTCACAGGCGAGGAATTTTCCGAAAGCGATCCCAAGCGCAAGCTGATTGCTCGTTTCTACGCGACGAATGTTTTGGGATGGGTTCGCTGCTCGGCGCTCGATCAGGACAACAATTCCTTCAACGTCGATTTTAAGAAGGACGGTATTGCGCGCCGAGCGGCTAACGTGCTGCTGCAAATCATCAAAGACGATTTCCCTGACGGCTACCACATCGACGTGCTGGACATAAAACAATGGGGCGATAGAGGCGACGCGATCAAGGAATCGAAATTCTTCAAATCGTTTGAAGGCTCGAAGGCGGCGGCGCTCGTTCGCGAGAACACGAAAAAGAATATGGCAGTAGCCAAGCTTGGTTTGAATATCAAGCTGGAGTCGAACGGCATTGAACGTGGCCGCAATATGCAAGATGGCCGCTACGTGTTGCACATGTATTCAATTCTGATCGACGGACAAAAAGAAGCTGAGTTGGCTATCAAATTTGTTGATGGGTCTAAGGAATACGCCAAGGTCAACATTTTCGGAGCGGCACAACATAAGCTAGGCGCGACGGGAGTGCGTCAGCTTCTAGCAATTGTGAAAAAGAAATTCCCGAAACTGAAACACATTTACGGTGATCGCATTTCCGGTGCGCGTGCTAAGTCGGGTCATTCCGGCGAACGCGCACGAATGACCATAGCGTCTACACCGACTGCGTTTTGGATTGGGGAAAAGATTCGCTCGCCGTATATGGTCGTGTTGACCGTGCGCACACGTGGCAAGCTGTTCCGCACGCCTATCGGCTGGAACAAGCGCACTTTTATATCAGGCGCGTTCAGGCGCTTCCTGATTTACAAATACGTCGGCGTCATCACGCCTCGCCAACTCGACCTTGAAATTCAAAACGTCATGGCGTTGATTGCGCGCCAGAACGGCACGCGTGTTGATATTCGAAAAGCGCGCCGCGCTATTCAGCGCACGTCTCTCGGCTTCATGGGAATGGGCGCGTCGATCAAAGTGACGGCAGGCGCAGTGAATTGGGACACAGGCAAGCCTATCTTGCGCAAGTTCTATGACACGCGCACGCTAGGTAATTTCCCGCTCACAAAGAAGCAGTGCCAGTCGTGGGGTATTATCCAAGGCACGCCAATTTCGACTGCACCGATCCAGTTGAAAAACATAACCACGTTCGATGCTGCGATAGCGCCGCGCGATTTCTCGGTCATGTATCGCAAATTCTCAAACGCCTTCGCACAAAAGATTGCGCAGCGGTATAACAGCATCGTGTCGCGCTATGAAAGCGAGGCACTAGCCAAGGCTGATATGAGCCGCGCCATCGATATGATCGTATCGAAGGGCGGCGAGGCCATGTGCCTTGATTATTTGCGTGATCGATTCGAGGAAGATTTAACGTTCAAGCGCAAGCTGCATAAGAAAGAGTGGCGCGTCATTTACCGCGCTATGATAAGCTACACGCGTGATCGACTATCTCAGTTGACGCCAATAAAAGGCGTGCTGTAGCACCATTAAAAAGTTCGAATTGAAGACAAAAAAGGGGCGGCGGAAATTTCCGCCGCCCTAGTTTCGACTCCCGACTACAGGGAGGACCACCATGATGCCAGACCGCAGAAGAAGGGCAACAACTCAGGTGTTCGGGAGTCGTTCGAGGCACGTCCTAAATTAGACGTGCCCCGGAAACGTCTTACAGACCTTGATTAATCTTGTCGATTTCAGCGGCGAAAAGATCGCGGGCCTGCTCGCGCAGATCGTCGTCAATTTCCGCTGCGTTGATATCGATATCCTCGTCTTCCGACGCGCCCGAAAATACCTTCTGCAACCACGCGGCGCGTTCCTGCATTTTCGTTTCTTCCTCGGCAGTCCACACCGGACCTGCGACCGGCGTAAAAGTTGTCGGCGGTGCAGGCATGCCGGAAGCGTCCTGCACTTGCACGGGCTGCGGCTGATTTGCCTGCTGCGCCGCAATTTGCATCGCAGTGACTTTTGCCGTCAGTTGCTTGTGATAGCCTTCGATGCGATTCATCGCGCCAGTGCGAAGCTTTTTGACGGCGGAAATTCCTTCCTCGTCGTCCTCGTCTTCGGGAAGCGCGAGAATACGCTTCACGCGTTCCTCAATATTTTCGACCTTCGGTTCGCCGAAATAAACGGCGCTCTCGCCGACAAATTCCGGCTCACCCTTCGGCAGCGTGCCGTGCAAACGCATAACGAGAACTTTCTGTCCCGAACGCATGAACGATTCGCCCGGCTGCTCAGGAACGCGAACGTCCCAAACAGTGCGCATATGATACGTTGCCGAAAACCGCAGATCAGTTGCGAGGACGGCGGTATCCGATCCACGCAGAACAACAAACTTTGACATGGTATTCACCTTTCGAGTCATGCTTCGCGGCGGAGGGGCTATTAAAGTCTTCCGCCTTCACCGCGAAGCGATAGGAATTAGGGCGGAAGAATTACGTTGCTAGATGCACTCAAGCATCATCGCTATGCAGTTCCTTTACCATCACGCAATTGAGCCAATTAGTCTCAATCTTTGTGAGGTAGAGTTTGCCGACTGTTATTAAATCCGTGAGGCCAAGACCGCAACGGAGGGAGTTTCGTCTTTGAGCAACGACAAAAACTCTTTGTAGCGGTCAGGATCGATGCCAACGTATTTACGGACCTTGCGCATGTAGTCTTTGACGCCAATGTCACGCAATACACCCGGCAATGTGTGCGCGGAAGACTCCGCGTTGCTGCGCAGCCAACTCAGAAATTTCGGATCGTGTTGCAGCATGAGCAATCCGATGACTTGTTTCTGCTTCTTATTGCAGCGTCGCAGAAACAACTCGTAATTCGTCACGTCTTCGGGACTTGTTTCGGCTGTTATGGATGCAAGGTCGAACAAGTCGTTGCGCCCCATATCGTTTCCAGCGTCGTTAGTTTTACCGATGTGGGCTTGGGCTTGCGTCAACGTGAAATCGAATCCGGTATTGGGGTCGGCCTTCTTAATCTCGGCTCGTTTTCCGCGCGTGTAGAAAGTGATAATCGTGAGCGCGTAGTTTTTACCGGCGCGTAGCATATAGCCTGCCATGTGGGCTTCGCTGTAATAGGGAAAGCCACGATAGAAGGCGATGATCGAGCGTGCCTGCATCTCTGTAACCAAATCATCGAGCGTCGTTGCGTAATAACGCACGATGAATTTCAGCTTCCACCCGGCAAACTTTTTGAGTGAGGAAGTCTGTGCCTTGACGATGTTCGCCAGCAATTTCTGGCCGGTGAAAATGTCAGGCTTCGCTTCCACCTTGAGCGACTTGATCCGCGTCGTTAAACGCAACTCTTTGATCGCGGTCATTACGTGACGATGCCAGCGTTTCAAACCCTGATTGGTGAAGGCTTGAATCACTTGCACGTCATGCTTGGCTTTGATGCTTTGCAGGATCGCACAACGCAAACGCAAAATCGTCTCATATGGCCAGTCGAATTTCACGACATGGCCGCGATTCAATTTGCGCAAACGTGTTTGCAGTTCTTTCCGCTCGGCCTGTCCCATGACGCACATGATGAAGCAGGCTTTCGCAGCGTCGTCGAAGACAACGCTTTCGCCAAAGATCGAGTGCAGCAGCTTTTTCATGGCCGCTTAATCTCCCACTAGGATTTCGAATTGGAAAAGGCTTAGGTGCGCTGTTGGCCGCGCGCCTGAAATACCTCGTCCACCCGGTCCTTGTGGTTGATTGATGCGTAATTCGTCTTGGCGTCTTTGAACGTCTTGCGCTTCTTATTTTCGCGCGAGAAGTCGGTGTCGATGGTCGGCGGCACGTAGCCTTCGAGCGGGTCTTTCGATCCAACGACAGTCGTGTATTCGAGAAGCCGTGGGTCTTTCAAATGCTTTCGCGCTTCAAGCTGCGCCTTTTTCGCTTCCCACTGTTCCTCGGTCAGCAACGACTCCCACGAAATGCTGGCAGTGAAATTCACGCCATCTTTGTTGAAGCCGTCGCACAGATACGCGAGTTTCTTGTCGACGTAGACAACAAATGCCTTGCGATAATTCGAACGGTAATCGCCGCCGAACGCACGCACATACACAGGCTGTCCAAAATAGAAACCCTTTTTGCGGGTCTTGCTTTCGCGCATCATCACGCTGGCAATGAGCGGCAAAAGATCACGTCCCATTCGGCTCACGGTCTTCGCAAAAACGCGAAGCAATTTGTCGGAGCGGAAATTGAACGCTTCCGGGGCCGCTGAAAAGCGACGACACGGATTTGCTTTCGGCATAACGCCTAGTTTGCTGCACGGCTCTGCGAAACTGCTATGGCGAATGCGGCGAAAGAAAATGCACGATTCGCAATGCACGCTCGGCAGCAGATTGGGGACTCCAGTCGATGATAACTTTTTCGTCTTGTCCGTTTTGTGGCGAAATTGCTCACTAAGCGGTATGGGACGGCGGCGTTCCGATTCCTTGGCTTCGTTGTTCGTTGTCTCTGCGGTCATCTGACATTCTCTAGCGTTTGGTTTGTTGATTGGAAAGCTAGTCGAACTCAAGCGAAGTCGGTAGTGGTATTCCCTTTTCCCTTGCATATTTCACGAGGACATGAACGCAGAACTTTTCAAGGTTTTTGAATCCTGCATCCATTTTCAACGTGTGCAGCGCGTTCCTGTGTCCGCGCGGCATTTTTAACATGAGGGTAATTGGGACGTGGTCGAGGTTTGTCTCCCTTATTGCGATGATGGATTGGATGATGGCTTTGACATACGGCAAAGCCTTCGGCATGCACTCACTAGAAAAGTAGGCTTTATTCGCTACCCCCTTCGCCAAAACGTTCAACGCCTGTTTGTGCAGATTCGTGTGACAGTTCGGGCAAATGAGAATCGTCGGAAGTCGTTTACCGCCAGCGGCTTGCAGCGTAACGTGATGTTCGTCTAATGCTGGATGCGGTCCATAACTCGCAGGGCACAGATCGCATTTTCCGCTGACGGTTTTCTTTTTCGCCACTTACACACAAATTCCCGGCCTAGAAACGAGGCCGCGCTTGCGAACGGCTGCGCACCAAACCTTTTTGGTCGGAACGTCTTTCACTCGATTTTTCGGCGCGCAGTCGGCGCATACGGCCACGTCGTTTTTCTTGAACCAAAAGAACGTCGGCTTGAAGCAGAAACAGCAATTCTCTGCTCCAAGAGACGCAAATTCCTTCGGCACGCGAACGATTGGAATGCTCACGGCTTTCTCGTTTTTGGCAACGGCACGCCGAACGGACGCATGTGCCGGTCGGAGTCTTCGTCCTTTTTGTTTTCGCCGAAACGATAACCGAATTGCTGACGGCGTTTTGCTTTTTCCATGTCCGTCGGTTCCTCTCGTTTCGACGGTGTAGTTGCCGGACCATGCGAGCGCGACAATGCCGGAATCGAAGCTTCCGTAATATGCAACGGATTTCCGCGCGACACTGCGAGATAGTCGGATTTCTCCATCAGCCAAATAAAGCGCACGCCGGGAATTTCGCGTGAACGCATTTCATACGGACTGTTATTAGTGGAGACCCCGACCACGTCGATGTATTGCTTGCCGGTTTTCGCTCGTATGATACTAAGAACGGTTGCGAATGTCAAGTCGGGCGGCGGCTTCAACAGCACCGGCCCCTTGCTATCCCCTTGATTCTGCTTGAGTTTCTTGATCGCCTTAGAAGTCTGCGAAATCTTTTTGCTCGCATAAACCACGGGCTTATCGGGATTCTTTATCGCCAGAATCCACTGATTGAGAATTACGAATTGGCGTGAACGCGCGTCCTCTTGCGCGCGTCCCATTCCCACGCCGCCTTTTTGAAAGGCTTCACCGACGCGAATTACATTCATGCGTCGTTCTTCGAACGCTTTGAAATTCAGCGTGCCGTTGACAATAACGCCGCCGCGAACGAGCGCAAATGCAACGCGGTTTGGAACGCCTGCTGTTTCCAACGCCTTTTTGAGATTTTGTGATTCTTTTGCGATCACAGACGTTGCACGCTGGATATTATCGTCGGCCACAGCTTCGGTAAGCGAAACGTTTTCGAACGACTTGCGGTCTTCCAGCAACCGCGCCTTTTTCATCTTTGCCGAATCAATGCGACGGTTTTTGTCGTTCATACGTTCGATCACCGACGCAAAAACCGCTCGTGCTTCCGCCTTTTGCAGTTCTTTCAAGCTACGCAGTTTCGTTTTTCCATTGACCTTATCTGCGCGCAACGGTTCAGCTTGAATCGCTGCGATTTCCTTATCGACGTTTGCGATTTGCGTGTCGATTTCTTTCAGCCTCGCTTGAGGCGTAATGCCAAGCTTCAAATCGATAGCGCGTGCCAGCACATCTAGGCGCGCGGCCAATTGTCCGAGAAAATCATCAGCAGTGTCTGCCTTGACCGATTTGTAGTTGCTCGCGTAGTCTAAAAGATTGCGGCTGGCAGTCAAAACAAACGAGGCGAGCGCAGGCAAACGCACGCCTCCATAGGTTTTCAGATCAGAGAATTTGACGTCTTTGTCGAATTGCTCCGCTATCGCCAATAGGCTCGTAAACGGCTCCACCAAATTTTGTGACGTGTAGACGCCACTGGCACGTTGCAAAATGGAAGCAAATTGCTTGATGCGTGCTTTGAATGTCATCGACCAGTGAACCAATTCGCTGGCTTTCTGGTCTTCGCTTTTTTCGAGTCGTTCGACTCCCATCGTCATGCTCCGTTGTGATTATGCGCTCTTTACCATTCAGATGGTTTCGAGCATTTCCATGATGCGCGGCACGGGATTGGCTTTCGTTGCGACGGCAGTCTTTTTACGCTTGCGTGCCTTCACAATGTCAGCGTCAATAGTCTTTTCCGAAAGCTTCGAAAGCCTGCGAACCGCAAGGTCGAGAATGCGCTTCGCCTGCTCTTTGTTGATTTCGAGTTTCTGCATGATGTAGGCCGCGCCGTCGTCTGGATCGTCACGCTTGATCGCAGCGAAAATAATGTCACGCTTCGATGCAGCAAGCTTGAGCAATTCAAGGTCGGCAATTATACGGTCGGCGTCCTTGATGATCCACTCTTGAACGCGCTTTTCCAGCCCCACACGATACTTGGCCCACTCCATAATCAAATTAGGAATGTTGATTTCCTCAAATTCCTTCTCTGTTTCGGAGAGGCGGCGTGTAATACCGACTGCCGTCGACAGACCAAAGTCGGTGAGGCCGACCAACTTTTCGGCAACAGCTTCCATTTCGAGCGGCGACACGGAATTTTTCACACGCACAACGAAATGAATTGGCCCCGTCGTTTTGTCGGACGCATCTGCAATAGACGCGACTAAATCGTGACCGTTCAATTTGTCGTTCAGCTTCTTTTGTGTGACACCGAAGGGTGCGCCGGTGATGATAATGAGGCGCTGTTTTTTGTCGACCGTGTAGTCGGCACGCAGCTTCAACGTGCCTTTGCCTGTGCGATAAAACTCCAAAAGTTCATCGTCACTATTGGCAAGCTGTCCGCCGCGCGGATAGTTGATGCGCAAATTACGCAAGCACATTTTCGGTGTGATCGTTTCGCCATTCATCGCAAGGCCGACCAGTTTAATGACGCCCTTTTTGTGGAAGGGTGGAATGATCGACGTGGCACCGACCGCAATTCCGTAAGTGCCGTTTAGCAAAATGTTTGGGGCGGTCGCTGGAAAATACAGAGGCTCAACGTCTTTGCCGTCGTAGTTGGGATGCGTTTTGATGACGTTGAGATACAGCGACGACACCATATGTTCCGCTGCAAACTTTGACAGGCGGCATTCCGTGTATCGTTGTGCAGCTTCCGCATCGCCAGTGAAATCGTTTCCGAAATTACCTTGCGGCTCCACGAGTTTTTCGGAGAGATTCCCCATTGTGACGAGCGCGCCATAGCACGCTTGATCGCCGTGCGGATGGAATTTGCCGATGGTTTCACCAACGACACGAGCGGATTTTACAAACGAATGTCCCGGCACGAGGCCAAGACCTTTCATCGCCCAAAGAATGCGGCGTGCGACAGGTTTTAGTCCATCGCGAAAATCCGGCATCGCACGATCCTCAATCGTATGCTTGCCGTATTTGGAAACCGCTTCGACCGTAATGTCGAGTAGCGGCTTGTCTTTTGGTTCGCGAATTTCGCCTTCGGCTTTCAGATTCGATTTCGGCACGACATTCTCCGTCCTAGAGTTTCATTACGTCGAGGCGTAGTGCATCTTTTACGCGAAGCACGCGAGTAAATTTGTCGTTGTCACGCTTCGCCAATGGCGACGACTTATGCACTCGCGTATAGTCGTCTACGAACTCCATGACGATGGCCGTCAAGTCTTCGTAAACCTCTTGCGTCATCGCAACGAGATGTGTACGAGGCGCGTGCTACTATCGGCGCAGCCTTTCTTTTCTTTGAGAGGCATTTTAGCACTCCATCAAATAATGTTTACGAGAACGAGGACGCTTGTTGCAAGCGCAACCGTTCAAACTCTTGCCGTCCTTGAATTTCTTTTTGCGAGAAGACGCCAGCCCAATGCTGTGCCGGACGGGCGCATGTGATTGCGAATCGCGTTTTTCGGCACTCTGTTGTGCACGCACACCGAGGCATAACAAAGTCCCTCGCTATACACGATTACTGATTTTAGCTGTTCACGTTTTTTGGTCGTCATGTCATTCTCCGTTTTCAAAACTCCACGAGGACCGACGTTTGCCGGTCCTCGCATTCCTTCTTTTTTGGCTGAGGCGGTAGGATTCGAACCTACATCTGGCGGTATCAAAAACCGCTCTCTTACCAGTTGAGTACGCCTCATTATCAAGTCGTCTTTACTACACTGGATGATGGCGTATTTTCTCGCGCTTCGTTTGTGCACGAAAATCGCCATCTGCAAATACGCGTGGTATGTGCGCTTTTTCGCCCTTGCCAATAGCGCGTGACAGTCCTTGCCGGTCAACCTTCGGCAGTTCCGAGCGCACTACATTTCGGAAACTGCGAAACAGGGTTGCCATTGCGCGGGCATGCGCTGCCCGGCTTTTCGCTTCGCTTATACGCGCGTTGTATTTCGCTTTCGTTTCACGGCGAAGCTTATTACGCAGCACACCTACATTGCTCTTTTTGGGAGCCACTGTCTACAATCTCCCTTAGCGGGACGTAGCCGCTTTGCATCCAGTTTTAGGTGTTCTTTTCGGGGACGTATCTTTAGATTTATTTTGGCATACTGCTTAGTTACAAACTTGCTGTCACGCATACGCAGGACGACCCTTGAACGACCGTCCTTTCCAGAATAATACGGCCCATAGACTGCAAGCAAGTTTGGATACAGATTTTTAATCTGCGACACTCTTGCTTGCAGCCATTCTTTTTTAGTCGGCATTAGCGTCTACCATTTCCGCCATACCCGCACGCAACCGTTACGACTCCAACTTGAGCCAATCCAACAAATCAACGTGCGACATATCGAACTTAAAATGCGCATGCTTCCCCAATTCGTGAGGAACAAACGCTTTCAAGCCTGAAATGTCGCCGACAACGACACGCTTGTTATCGGTCGCCAAACTCTCCACTAGGTCGCCAACATCGCGATTCGTGTCAAGAATAACGACAGCATCGTCGCCACTCGCAATTCGTTCACGCACCGCCGTAGTTAGATCGACAGTGAAGCGCGGCGAGATTTTCTTTACCCGCCCTTCACGTTCGCCAAGCGTCATTTCTCGCAGCTTGACCTTGAAGCCATTCTTTTCCAAGAGGTTCAGAATCTTCATTTCCGGCGGAGGCGAATTGCCTTCCTGCGGTCGGAAGGAACTGAAATAGAAAATGTCGTTGAACGTTGCGGTTTGCATTGACGCGAACATCGCCTTCAAACGCAGATAATCAAGGCGATACGAAAGTCCGCTATCCATGCTCTGACCAAATCGTTCACGCGCATGACGCAACAATGCGAGTGAAAAATTCGCAGTCAGATAAACTGAAAACTTTTTGCCTTCCAGCCAACGCTCTAGTTGGTCGACAACGCTAGGTCGCCTATCGGTGACAGCCTGTGCTGCTTTGGACATTATGCTGCATCCTTAAACTCAATGCGAAGACGCTTCAACGTCTTGATAACGTCAGGCTCATTTTCACGAGCGTATTTGTCTTCGACCAAATCGTTCTTTGGATTCCACGACAGCAACAGTCGGCGCAGCCCTTCGTGTTGCTCAAAGCGAAGGCGCATCGCTTTTTCGAAACGCTTCTCGGAGACTTCATCCCAATCGTCGACCGTTTTCGCCTTGAGTTCTTTCATGCCTTTCTCGGCGGCGAAATATGTGACGGCTCGGAATGCAGGCGCACGCAAAATCGCTTCGCGATAATCGCTGTTCTTCGATTTGCCGTAGAGCCAATAATTCGTTGCGCATCCGGCAACTCGCAGTTCACCGTTCGCTTCAAAAACAATCGGCGACGGATAGCCCGGCGCAAGCGCCGCAAACCGCGAGTCTTGCAGGAACATGTAACCCTTGGAGGGCTTCTTTTCTTTCTTCGGCATTTTCACATTCTCCAGTGTTTTCGAGTTGACGACTACTTGTTGCCGACGTTCATCGCATCAAACGAAATGCGCGTGATCGCGAGCGCATTCAGCTTTTTTTGCGTGATGCCGGACTCCGGGTTGAGCGCGTCGGCTTCCATTTTCTTGCGAAGACGGCCAAGATATTCCAACGCTTCCTTCGTCGTTTCCATACGCAGCGCCTCGGCCAGCTTGGCCGTAGCGAACAAGTCTTTCGAGAGGTAATACTCGCCCTTCTTTTTTGCGCCTTTCTTCACGCCGATATAAACGACACGGCGCTTCGATTCGGTTTCCTTTCCGCCAAAGCCTTTCTTGACGACGGTGTAGTGACCGCGCAGCAAAAACGGCTTTTCGTCACTCGGCATATTGAACGAGTCGATTTCGCTCTGAATTGCCGCACGTTCACGTGTTGCAGCTTCCAACGTCAACCGTGCCTGACGCGACGCAGCTTCCGCGTTGGAAATTTCCGCGTTGTAGTGTGTTTCCATGCGGTTCTTTTCAGATACCGCACGTTCTGCCGTTTCCTGCGCTGTTTTGAAAAGCGAGATAGCCTGACGACACGCCTGTCCCATTGATGGCATATCGATAACCTTGCGACCGAACGCCGTGCGCACGCCCTTCGTGATGACTTGCAAGAAATGCACGGGCACGCCAAGCGCCTCGAACAATTCTTTGATGTAGTCGTTGAGCATTTGGCGTTCAGTCAGCAAATGGAAAACATCGGCCTCGCCGATTTTCACCATGCCATACTTATTCAGCACAGCTTCTGCCAAGTCTTGCATAATGCGTGCGATATGGTCGGTTTCTTCGTCGTCCATAACACGCTTGCGCTTCGTGCGTTCGGCCAACGCTTCTGCCACGTCTGCCTTCGAAAATTGGCGAACGGTTGCGCTGCCGTCTTCGTTGCGCGTCGTCAGCGTTGCGCTGCCATCTTTGTTCAGCACCATAACAGTGCCGGGATCGCTCACAGCGTTGATAAATTCTTCGGTTTCAGAATTTGCGACCGGCTGCGCGAATTGCAGCGAAATTGTGTGAGAGGCTTCACCCTCACTCGTTTCCGTTGCCGTAAGTTCTCTGACAGGCTCGCCCATCGCAGGAATTTCCGTCGCGCTAAAATCAAGCGGCGGTTCAACTACACCCGCCACGTCCGGCGCGCGACCATTTTCAATTGTCGCTGGCGCGTCATGACTGATAACGTCCGCCACGATTTTCGCGGCATCGCTTCCGCCAGCCGCTTCCGATGCCTTAATCAACGCTTGCGCAATTGCGCCGTCATTCTTACCCTGCATTTTCGCCATTCTCCGTGATTTTGCCGACTGTTAAAGAAGCACAAATCCCTCGGCTTTGGATCGCGCCCTGCTCCCATCCTATCACGCGTTCTTAGGTGCCGTCAAGCCCCCAAGATTGTCGTGCAGAATCAACGACTTAGGTCCGTTCTTTAGAAGTCGGCGGATTTTCAGTCGCTATCATCCGACGACGTATTATCGTCGTCATCATCCACGTCGTCGCGTGGTTTATCATCATCGTCATCGTCGCTTTCTGCATCACCAAGGTCTTCCATTAGAAAATCATCAGGGACCGCAGCAGTAAGCGCGATATGCGCAGGTTCGGCAATTTCGGGATCGTCTGAAATCACCGCTTCATGGTCGATTACATCAAGAGCAACCGTCACCATTTCCTCGTCGGGGTCAAATTCTTCTTCGCCCGTTTCAGCATTTTCCTTCGGCGGAGGAATCAGCCGAATAAGCAACGGGTGTTCTCGCCCATGCTTCTTTATGTGTTTTCCGAGTTCGTCATAAACCTCGCCAATGGACCGCGTTTCGATTGGCAATCCATCAACCTCAGCGATTTTGACAGGCATGTTTTACGCCGCCTTTTTCATTTTGCGATTGTCGTTAGCCTTGCGATTGTCAGCATCGTCGCGCATTTTCGAAAACAGCAAACGCTTACGCGACGATGGATCGCCGCCAGCCAATCCGATAAACGTCGCTTCTTTATCACGCGGTACAGAGCCGACGCGAATGAGGCGACGCGTATGTGGTTGGAAAGCAACCTCTTGCAAAATGCCGTCGCTCACATTTACCTCGCCCCATCCCTTGATTCGCACAATATCCTTGTGTGCGTTCTCAGGGACTTTTTCTTGAAGCTTGGAAACGCTGTTGCCGTAATGCAGCTTACCCTTATGACGCACCATGTAGAGCGGCGCGTTCACAAGGTAGACCATTTGATCGACAAACGCTTTCGGCAACACGCGATAGAGCAACGACAAAACAAGCAACTGGATATGCACGCCATCAACGTCCGGGTCTGCGAGGATAATCACCTTGCCGACACGCAACGACTTCTCAGGGTTCTTTGCCTTGAGATCGATTCCCATAGCTTGCAGGATCGAAATAACCTCGTTGCTCGATTCGAACGTCTTTTCGTTTTTGCCATACACGTTCACGATTTTGCCGCGCAATGGCAAAATGATTTGCGTGCGTCGATCACGACACTGCTTCGCCGGTCCCGCTGCGGAGTCGCCTTCCACCAAATACAACTCGCGCTTTTTCGGGTCTTTGGTTTCACAGTCGGCCATCTTCGCAGGCAATTCCATCTTCGCCTTGCGATCAGACACAGCCGCCGTCAGTTTTTTGCTGGCCTTGAAATTGTCGTGAAGCGTTTTGAACTCAACGGCACGCGCGCACAGCGATGCGGCGAACGACTTATTCGCTGCAAAGTATTCCTTGAACGCCTTGAAGGCTTGCTCATACACCGAGTCTTTCGGCTCTGGCGATTTCAGCTTCTCTTTCGTTTGCGACGAAAAAATCGGCGCGGCCATTTTGAAATTCAAAATCCCAAGCATGCCGGTGCGCAAATGTTCAGGGTCGAACTCTTTTTTGCCGCGATAAGGCTTGATAGCATCACGCAAGGCTTTGAATAGGCCATCGACGTGCGTGCCGCCGTCACGCGTAGGTGAACCATTGACGAACGACGCAATGTCTTCGCTCGTATGATCCGACCACTGCACAACGAGATTGAGATTTTTCGTCATGAGGAAAAGCGGCTTGTGCAGCAACTCGACGCCCAACTCGGTTGCACGTCTACTGAGCATTTCCTTATGGCCGTCCGGGCGATGAAACTCTTTTGTCTTGCCCGTGATTTTGTTGATGACGGTGAATTTCACCATCGGATAGAGATAGCTGGCGATTTCCAGCGACTCCAAAATCTTGTCCGGCTTCAACACCGCATTCTTCAAAAAGAAGGCATCATGCAGCTTGAAATGGACGACTGTGCCGCGCTTCGCCTTATCGCCGTTCGGCAGCTTCGGGGCTTTCGATTTTGTCAGCTTGGTTTTCAGATGACCCTTTCGGAATCCGATTTCCCACCACTGATTATCGCGAAACGTCCACACGTTAAAGAACTCGGACAGCGCGTTGACGACTGCGCTACCAACACCGTGCGTTCCGGCGGAAGCCTCGTAGCCTTTTCCGACGCTCATTTTCGCGCCAGCGTGAAGGCGCGCAAAAACCTCGATGAAAGTCGAGCGGCCTGTTTTTGTGTGTTTGCCGACGGGAATGCCGCCGCCGTGATCCCACACAATCATGGACCCATCTTTTTCGAACGAAACGCCGCAGCGCGTATTGCGTCCGGCGAGTGCCTCGTCCAAAACGTTGTCGGTTATTTCCTTTCCGCATTGCTGCTTGCCGGATGAATCGGGCGAACCGATATACATGCCCGGCTTCTTTTGGACGTTCTCTGGAAATTCCAGAATATCGACGTCACTCTCTTTGTAGTCTTTCGTCACGTCATTCTCCGTTGAGTTTGAAACGCGCGAAGGCGCGAATACTACGCGCCTATCGCGTATCCTTTACCACATGCGAATTTACAGGGCTGGCCGCTCAACGCCATCCATTCCAACGGTCGTGTTATTTACCGTCGTCGCAGAACGCGGCGATCTTATACGCGCGGGCGGACGCGCACGGCGCGGTGTAGTCGGTGCGTCGTCGTCAATTTCCGCTTCCTCGTCTTCGCCCTCTTGATTTTCCTCGGATTCATCGGACTCGTCATCATCTTCGTCGTCTTCGTCCGAGTCTTCATCCCTTATCGGAGCATCGTCGCCCAAAAATTCAGCATAGGCTTCATCGCGCGTTCGCTTCGACAAAGAATTGAAAGACTTTGGTGCCGGAGCCTTTATGCCATGCTCCAACAAGGCTTCGATTTCAGCGGCACCTTTTACGCCAACGGATTTACGCGTGAAGGCGCAAATATCCAACTGGATCGCTTCTGCCAATGACTCGTTGTCCACTACAAACACAACAGACGTTGTGCCTTCTACGCGCACCATCTTATTTCTCGGCAGCGAGCCAATGAGCGGAGCGTAATCGCTTGTCGCCTGCGTCAGTTTGATTTCGAACAGCTTCTTTTCAAACTCTGCAAGAGACGGTGCAAAATCACGCCAAAAGTCGAGTAGGTGCTGGTTGTTATACCTTCCTTTCCAGAAGGTCTTCTTTAGGTGCAAATTGGTTTCCGTCTGATAACGGTGAACCAAATATGCCGACCGTTTGCGCAAAGCGGACGTTACATTTTGCGAAAGCTTGCCGTCACCAGTCGACAAGTCGATCAGCGCATCAACAAACAACGCGCGATCAATAGACCGGAATTCGTGCTGACGGCCAACATCTACCATTGAGCTAGTTAGCGACGCCATAAAAGAACCACGCCCCGCAATGCCTACCGGAAATATCCACTTAAACTGCGCGGCGTTCGCAAATATCGTTCGCAGCGCGATATGCGCAGTGATGAACTGCACCCACTTTTCATAATGAGGCAGCAACTCCATATGCGCTCGAAACCCCGTCTGCGGTTGCACATAGATGTAGTTGCGGTCAGCTACGCATCGCGTCCCCTTGGCAACGGATATTTGTGCTGCCTTACCCATATCAGCGAACACTTTTTCTTGTTCAACAATTTCGTGTCGCGGTATATTGAAAGCTTCCGCCAACACAGCCTTGTTGATTGTTGGACACACGGCTTCGAAAATAGCTGTTGCAGACTGCGCGGCTTCCTCGAAACCCGGAAGCTTACGAATAGCCTCCGCTGCTTTTACATACGGCATATTTTTGCGCGGAAGGCTCATAAACAGTTCAGGATTTACAATGTCCATAAACTGCACGAGCGGCGCGAGCATATGATGCGGATAGTCGTGTTCGCCAAAGCTTTCGAAAATGAAAGCTGCTGTTTGCAGCGGCTTGCTTACGCGCTCCCATTCTTTTTCGTCGTGGATATAGGCATTGGTCATAATCCACGGCAGGTCGTCGGATATGTCAGCCGACTTCAAGATGTACCAAATCGGAATCGGCAAATCCTGATCGATCAAATTGATCGTGCCAAGCGTGTCCACGAGGCGCTTGAACCCGCCCTCACACAGCTTCGTGGCCTTAAGTAGTCGGATCGTCGTGTGCATTGTATTCTCCGTTGCGTTTGGAAACTTTATTCTTCGTCGTCAGCGTCGTCGTCATCGACAGGATCGGGCAGCTCCACGCCCGTCAACACTGCCTTGATACGGCTACGCAAACGCTCCGCTGTTTTTTGCAAGTTCAGCAAATCGTCATCCACGTCCATCAAAAGACGAGCGCGTTTCGACGCCTTTATATGCTCGTTCCACGCTCTTTCAAGATCAGCAATCTGAATATTCGTAGGCACGTTGTCGTCGATACGCTGACCGCCCGCGAGTATCAGGAAACGCATAGCGAAAGCATCGATCAGAACGTCTTTGCTATGCTCCGTAAGATAATGGAGCAGCAGCGAGTCGACCGTTATAAACGTCACAAATCTCCGCAGACCATTTACATGCCCGATTTTGCTAATCGAACCGTTGATTGTAGAACACGTGTCACAGCGTTCTTTGCACAGTGCACACGAATGCCAACCCTTTATTAGGCGTGATCCGTGTGTAAGGCGCATTGCCTTGACTGATTTGACGACAGAATCCGCTTCTGATTTTCCAATCGGTCCCCATGTTCCGATGGAAGGATTTTCACACGCACGCGCGAGCGTCGAACGCTTCACGTCAATGCGTATTTGCAACGACTTGCTGTCTGAGGAATATCCGCGCGATACACGCGGCAATCCGGCCAACCGACTTTGAGCGTAAATCAACACGCGTGTCTTGGCAGGATTCTTTTTACTGGAACGAGGCATTTCATTCTCCGTTTGATGGATCAAAAAAGTCATAACGGGGTCGGCTACTAGGACCATCACCGACCCCGTTATATCTCAGTCGGTTATTGCATGTTTAACCGCCGAGAAGCTTGATTAGCTCCGCTCGATCTTTATTCGAGAGCATAAGCGGACCAACGACTCCGCGAATGGTTTCACCCACCCACGCATTGCCTAGCGCCGTCTTGATCGGCAACGCTTGTTTTTGCATGGCGACAAACGTGCGCGCGATAAGCAGCACAGCGTCGTCGACTTTCTTCGAGCGTTCAGGTTCAGCGGTTGTTGAAGCCGCTTTCTTTTCTTCCGCATTTTCAACAGGCTTGGCGGGTGCAGGCGACTTTCCGCGCGCCTGAAATACCTCCATGCTTTCATCTGCCTTTTCAGGCGGCGTAGCAGTCGCACCGAAAAACTTGGTAGCAAAATCTGCGTGGAAGGCAACACGCTCAGGACGCTTCATCGCATCCATAAGCGCACGGGCGCGCTGAACATGTTCGGCATGTGTCTTCGCCGACTCGATGTAATCTTTTTGCACAGCCGGAATTTTGTCGCCGACGTGTTCGGACACATAGGCGCGAGCAAATTCAAGCTGTTCCGGCGTTATCGGAAGGATAGAGGACGGCTTATCCCAAAAAAGATTCCAGCCGTAGTCGTCGCCTGCATCGTGAATCATATACATCGGCAACGGTTTCGTTTCGCCTTCCTTTCCGCCGAACTCGGGATGCTGGCGGATAAACGTATTGACCGTCGAAGCGGCGACGCCGCTCATTTGACGGGCGGCTCTTACTGTCGTGAACATGGTCGTCATTCTCCATTGAGGGATTACAGTGCTTGGATTCCTCTCACGTAATGGAGTCCTGCTATAAAGCAAATGAACGCCACTAGCATGAGTATCCATCCCACTACTTTGTAAGATGGAATTTGTGAACTGCGCTCATACACAACGTCGTTGCCACGACTAATTATTGCGTCTTCGCGCGTGTAAGGCATGCGTTTCATCCACGGCATGATAGGCTTACCGAGAATGAACACTATCGCCCATAGCATAAACAGCACGCCAAAAAGAAAGCATAGTGCAGCCGGGCGATAAACGAGTAGCCATTCTGGCGGTGATAAATCCATAGCGGCCTCATTTCATTTTCAACAAGGTGTGAAGCGATTTGGCGAGTGTCGAACTCGATTGGATCGCACTCTTTTTCTTTGCCGTCGCAGGCTTCTCTACGCCGCGCGCCGTAAATGTGGACATATCCATTTCCTTCGGCTTGATCGTCGGACGTTTTTTCGAAGCTTCCTCATGTCGTTGCTTGGACGCTTTGACTGCATCGCGAACGAATTTCGGTTGACCAGAGTGTCCGAAATATCCAAGGCTGGACGGCATTGCACCGTAAAGCTTCATGGTATTTTCGCGCGCTACACAAATCAGCGCCAACTTTTTGTAGTTACCAACACGCTTCAAAAGGCCACGCAGTCGTTCGGCTTCGGCTACGGCATCGAGAAACGTTTCCGGCCCTGTGAAACCTAGTCGTTGATATTGCTCAGGCTTGTTTGCGCCGTTGCCATAACGCAAAAACATCTCCCACAGTTTCTTAGCGTTTCCAGATTCGCCTTTTTGTTTTGGCGTCTTTGATGACTCGTAGTTTTCGCTTGGGTTCTTCTTTTGCTTTTTTGACATAGCGGCCATGAGTGACGAAATGGAAGACGTGTGCGTTCAACTCGCTATACGACTTGAAAGTCGGCGAACGTTCGCTCGACTTTTCTTTGCCGTTCACAAACGAACGCACCACCATGCGATACGAGTTTTTCGAAACGTAGACCTGTGCATACAACACCGTCTCGATTTCTCGCTTGCCGCTCGATTTCTCCGACTCCGTTCTTTTGAACTTGAACAGCGTCGTATGCTCCGTGCGGCCTTTCACTGTCTCCACAATCAGCTTTTGATACAACGGTCGGTAATACGCGATCAGCAAATAACCGAACGCCGGGAAAATGTCAGTGTGCGAATATTTGGAAGGGTCGAACTCGTTGGCTTTGTGTATCTTCTTCACGGGCCTTCTCCGATTGCTTCAAACCTTCTTTACCTTGTTCGTGGTGGACCATCGTATAAGCACAACGTTTCGAACGTATCGATCATACGATTCGTTACCGGATTTATACCTTCGAAAATTGCCGTCGTCATCACGTCGTTATCGAAATTGATTTCGTTCTCAACTACGAAATCACGCCCGGCTTCGTCGATAATGGCTATGGCGTAGCTAACTTTTTCATCTGTGATTTCGAACAAGCCGTCAGGCACGAGATAATCTTGATGATAAACCTCGTTGTCGGCCTTGAGTATCGTAACGACAATTCGCTCGTTACCGCACTCGCATGTGTAAATGACCGGCGAGTAGTCGTTGAACGTCAGCGGACCAGCGTAAGCCGCAAACAAAAACATCGGCACAAGGCCGATCCAAAACAGCATCTTTTTCATGGCTCAGATTTCCTTTCTGTGAGTGTGTAAGGATAGAGGATCGTTCCGTTCAATTCCTCTACCAAGTCTTTCATTCTCTCTTTGGCCGTTTGTCGTTTCGGCCACACTGTCAACGACGACGCAATCGCTTCGTCAACACCTTCTCCGTTTACACGCGGATTGAAATAACGAAACGAAAACGCCCATCCCCCACCGCGTCTTTTTGTAGGATACGTCGTGTGCGGCGCAGCTTTCGCCCACGGCGGATTCCCAAGTGTCATCACTTTCTCCGATCTTCAAAAGCTATTGTAACCGTTTTTTACCGCGTCAAATTTTATGATATACTTTTTCTCCAGTTCACGTAAAGATTTTAAGCTACAAGTTCTTGCTAGCACCCTAATGTGAAAATATTTAGAACCTATACGTCGCATCGCGTCATACAGTTTCATTGGAATGTATGGATAACGATGCGCGGATAGATGTTCGTTGAACCTCCACATTAACGGCTGCGTAGTTAATCCAACGTACACTTTCTTATTTTTATCATTCCATATAAGATAGACAATTCCTTTACATTCATCGGAACGTATTCGGTCCATCGTTACAAACGTTTCTAACGGGGTCCATCCTTTACGCAATCTATCGCGTGCTGTGTTAGGATGAACTCCAAAATAGCGCGCGGCTTGTTTCAAAGCCGCGAACTTTTTCCTTCCAACCGTAACCGGATTCATAATCCTGACGTCTTTACCGATTAAACGCCTTCCCTTGCGTCCACGATGAAGACGTGTGCGTAAAGTTTTCGTAGGTATCTTCAACGCTCTAGCGGCTTCTACAATCGAAGCAAACTTTACGCCATCAATCGTAATAGGACGTTTCACTTGCGACGGTCCTTATTCCACGGAACGTTGTACCCTTTCCACGACACGGGTTTATCGCGCCACATGGAAAGAACGGTGCCGCGTTTTATCTTCACGAAATTCGCAGCTTGCTTTGCTGCCGACTCCTCGTTGAATGCGAGGAACGGCAAACACAAATACACGGTCCCGTAGGTGCCGGGACGCGTGTAAGACATGCGCACAAAGAATTGCCATTTCGGCCACGGCAATTTGTAAGCCTTGTCCGATTTGAAAACGCTGTCCGCCCATTCCGACAACGACATGCCGTCCGGTTTTTTCGGACGGACATATCCTTCATACGGAATATGTCCGTAACGGACTGCCTTCGACTCTTTTTGCACCGGATGAATCGAAAGCGGTGCGCGTGCTTCCTTACTTGGGATATTCTGGCGGCTTTGGACTTGTGAGTCCGAAAGCTTGAGCCGCTCCCATTGCCATCGCATTGATTGCAAAGACGCTGACACGCTTGATTTCAGCATCGTTGACGGACGCCTTTTGCAGCCCTCTTTCGGCACGTTCACGCGCTGCCGTAAATGTCGCATACGCCGACGCATAGACTTGAGCGTATGAATGTGCATCAGATAAATCCTTGAGCGAGGATACCAAAAGATTGGTCGGGTGAAGGAAGCTTCGCGTTTTCCACCAATCAATAATCGACTGGCGCGACATTACCGTCCACGATTCTTCACTCGTGCCATAAGCATTCACTGGAAACGCAATCAACTGCTGCGCAGGCCATTCTTTTGGCGTCACAACTACAGACGGCGACGCCGGATAGTCGTGCGAGCAAACAAGGTTGAGATACATGAACGCGTGATTATCGCCGAAGGGCTCGTTTTCTTTTCCTTCACGGCTGCGCAAGTAGTTTTCCAACTCGAAAATGATTTCGAAGCAGTCGTCGACGGCTTTGCCGGTCGAAGCGTAAAATTCGTGCATACGCTTGGTCAGCCAAGCGGCAAATGAAACGACTCCAACGTAATCGCGTTGGTGCGCTTTTTTAAGCGCCTCGTATTCATCCTCGTTGATAATGCGGCGCGCGACACTGCACGCATCGAGAAACGCGTGTCCCGCAGTAGGATCGCGAGGGTCTGTTGATAGGAAAAAAGAAAACGGTTCTTCGACAGGCACATGCCATGCGAAGTCGGTGAGGTTCGTCATTTCATTCTCCGTGATTTACGCTTGGGTTTTTGCTCGCGGATTTCAAACCCGGAAGCAAGCGTGTCGTTTATGCCAACGTTCAAATCGACTATGCGTGATGTAGGACGCTTTTTCGCTTTGAGTTTGGCAGTGTAGTTTTCAAGGCTCGCCGACTCTTGTGTTAGTTCGCGAATAGAGTCGGCGACGCGTTCGCCAACAGTCAAGGTCTCTCCTGTCCGTTTTCCTGTTGCGGGATCGACCAAAGATAATTGGTAGCGTTTTGTCGGTTTTATGCCGGTGAACTTGGAGACGGCATCATCTTCCATTCTTATTCTCTCTACGCGATTCGTTGTGTAGAAATTCTGACAACTGGATTTTTCTTATGCGCAAGGGCATACAGCTTGACCTGTGTCTGCAAAATTCGACCAATTGGCTGCCACGCCATCATCCATGCGCGTTCTTTTTTGAAGACGTCTTCATCCGACGTCGTAAAGGCAATTACAGGCGTTTGCTTTTCCAAAACCGCGTCGTCTGTCCAATCAATTTCAGACGGACAATCGAAAACAAAAATCGTGTAAGTCAGGCGCGGTATCGGTTCGTCGTCTCCTGTTATGTCGAGTGTTTTTGATAAAACCTCACGAATTGCAGCGTCGTTCATTCTTTTCTCCCGTGTTGCATATGAAAAGGGAGGGCGAGTTTCCCCGCCCTCTCCCTTTACCTCTCACAAAATCGGATTATAGCCGCGAGCGAGGCGTCCGTCATCGTCGACGTGGAATCCGAACACGATGTATTTGTATTTGCGCCTCCACCATGCATGGTCGCGCAAATGACGGCTACGCACGCAACGATAATCGTTCACCTTGCAGATTTCCGACCAAACGTCGTCCCAATTCCTGCCGACGTTCTTTTCCAGAAACCGAATGAGCGGATTCAGGCGATCCGAAAAAATCTTCGTCTTCGTCGGTTTCTGCTTCACATAGACAACGATGTTGGAGTCGTCGTCATCCAAATCGAGGGGATATTCCTCCCTCAGTTTTCGCGACGGATACGCGCCCCAAAGGCCATAGCCGCGCACCGTATTGATGATTACGTCCTTCATATCCGAACGCATGCAGTCCTCCGTTCTTGCCACTAGATAAGAACGGAGCAATTTTCGCGTAGTAGTTCATGGCAGATTTCTCCTAAGCTGCCTTCATTTTCTCTCGCTTCGTTTTCGCCCGATACGATGCGGCGAAAACGAGCCACGTTTCGTTCGGCGACTCAGCTATATTCGCCGGGTACTTTTCGCGCGCGTAGTTCATCACAATATCAGGCGCAGCCGACAACGACGCCTTCACGACCAACGACGCGCAAGAAAACTGGCCGTCGTCAGGCATAATGGCGAACGTAATCAAACCATGCGCGTTGATTTTCGTGATCGCCTTCAACACGGTCTTCACGCGCATCTTGTCCTTCGGCATTTTCGCCAGAGTCGCAAGATGCTTCTTGATCTTTTCGAAGCGTTCCTCAACGGACGCTTTCTTCGATTTGTGCAGCGCAGTCACCTTGGTATTCATGGTCAACAGTCCTCTCTTTCGTTGAAGATTAAGAACTCAAGGTACGAGTATAATCAGTGGACAAGGTTTGTTTCGAATTTTAGCGTAATCCCAAAGCCCAAACTCGTTCTACCGATTAGAAATACTCCGTGGCATCGACTACCTTTGCTTTCGAGCATAGGTCACGACAATTAGGGTCACACGTTAACTCCAGAATCATCAGCGTTTAAGGTTCGCTCTTACACCTTAGCATCATCCTAGCGTAAGGATCGTTTGTTAGGGTAGCATCATTCCTAGTGAAAACTCGCTCAAAGGGTTTTAGCATCATTCGAATCCTAGACTCACGCGTTTGGGAAGCGTCATCATCCGTAAAGGCTCACTCACCGTGCAGCATACTTTTTGAGTGAAGGATCGTTCAGTGCAGTAAGTATAATTTTCGATCTAGACTCGTTTAGCCTACTTAGCGTGATCTTCAACTTAAACTCACTCATTGGACCAGCATAATCTGGATGCTAGATTCGCTACCGCGGCCAGCATAATTTCGGACTTAGGCTCGATCAGCGGCTTAGCATCAAATCTCGAAACCATAAACTCGTTCAGTAGCCAAGTATCATCGCGGACATAGGCTCGTTCGGGAGTCAAGCATCATCACACATTTAGACTCGCGCGGTCCATTAGCATGATCTTTACGCTAGGCTTTAGTCGTCCAGCACCGAGGAAATGTGATCGACTACGGTGCCGCGTTTTTGTGCGAGTTCGTCGGCGGCTTTTTCGGCTTCTGCCATGCCGGTGCATTCAATACGAGCCGAGTCGCCATTCTCGAAAACGACGTCGTAGAACATTCTTTCCTCCCTAACTACAAAATGGAAATGGGATGCGCAGCTAGAATAATCAGCGCATCCCATCCATCATGGCAGACTCGCGGATTCACCGCATGCATCGACTGTTCGACAATATCGACGCGCGCTGCGATACCCGCCCCGGTCGTGCCCGACTACTTGGCCTTCTTTTTCTTTTTCTTCTTCTCACCGCTTTCCGGCGCGTCGCCCGCTTCCTTTTCGATCAGCGTGCCGGTGCGCACATACGCCTTGCCGTTCGCCGTTTCCAAAACAGCGTAGCCGCGCTTGTCCGTTTCGACGAACACGCCTTCGATTGTCAGCTTGCGCATGCCCTTGTGATAAACAGCGTCGGGCGATTTATTCGACGCGCCGCCGCGCACGATTGACGTAATATCCGCGTGCGGAATAAGTGCGCGGTTTGTTTTTGACGACCCCGAACGCGCCTTGAAAATCCAGACGCCTTCGTCGCTCACCTTGTCGATCTTGCCGAACGTGGCCTCGATGATTGAAGGCTCCACAATCGTCGCAATAGCGACCCTAGCGTTTTTGCTCATAACCGTCCTTGCTCTTTGTTGATGTGAGATATTATGACCCCTCTCACTCGAAGGGGATTATCAGCGCGACAACTCCTGTCGGTAGGTGTAGCGCAGTGATCCAAGCGACCGACTATCAGCGTTCGTCACGTTCAACCCGTCGCCGCTAATAATCGCATAAGGCATGCCTTTGAAAAACGGATCGAGTCGATCTTTTTTCAGATGCTCGATGGTGCGGTCGTCTCTCATCTGCTGAAAACCATAATAGCCGAAATCGCCTGCGCTGGCGCGCACAACGACGCGCACGTTTTCGCGCAGCCAAATTTCATCTTCGAGTTCTTCGATGCTCGCCATTTCACACCCCACGTGAACGTTTCATCGAATGGTGAGTCCGGTAGGTTTCGAACCTACGACCCCCTGATTAACAGATTAATCCTGCCCTTTTAACCGCTCTATTAAATGAACGGTATTTATCTACTAAATTTAGATTTTTCTTTTGATTATTTTTTGGTTTCTTTAATCGAATTACCATAGATGTTTTCACTTTGAGTAAATCTTGAATGCATATAAAGAATAATTCATCTATTTCATATAGATAGACTGCCATAACATCAAAATCTTTTTCTTTGTAACGATACTTATATCCGGGACCTGTTTTTGTATTGTATACAATAACGTTAGATTTTCCTTTTTGTCTCTTGTATGCTTTTACTTGAATTTTTATGGGCACATCATTTTTTAATGCGATTAAATCTACCTTTGTATTATCACCCATATCTACAAACGTTGGTATTCCCATTTGCATTAAGTATTTTGCAACCGCAATTTCACCCAATGTTCCTTTATCTTTTGCGTGATAGTCAGGCTTCTTCATTTTTAGACCTTTTGGTTACTAACCATTGTGTCTAAAATTAGACTTGGAGGGCTGGGAGGGAATTGAACCCTCGACATGCGAATTAAAAGTTCGCTGCTCTACCACTGAGCTACCAGCCCTTTTAAGTCAGATGCTCTACCACTGAGCTACGGACCCGCATTCGATGCCCTCTAGCGTTCCTTCTTTACCACACGCGAATTACGAGATTTCCTTCAAGACTGTCCGACCGCGCAGAGTTAGCATCCACGCTTTATTCGTCACGCTCACTAATCCGAACGCAGCGAATTTCATCAACTCGCCGTCCGACTGTGTCGACGTAATAAAACCGTTCGGATACTGCGCCACTTGACGCAATACTTGACGCACGCGCGGTGAACCTCCAAGCGCACGCCAATCGATTTCCTTAAACCACGCCGTATCCTTCAACGCTTCGTATGCGAGGCGCGCATCTTTTATTGCCAACCGAATTGGCGGCTCGCTTCCGCGCGTGATGCTGGTAATCGCACCAATGTCGTCGCCGCGTTCCTCGTAACCCTCTTTCCACAAAAGGGCGAGCGGGTAAAGCAGTTCCTCCAGTTTCGCGGTGCGGTTCATATTCCCTATTATCGCGTCGTAATGGCCTGCTGTCATTTCATGCTCCCATGATTACATATCCGCCGCGCGCTTTTGCACGCACAGAGTATTGCCATAGACGCGTGATCCCGTAAACGAGATACACGTCCTGTTTGTTTTTCTCTCGCGTGTTGAAATCATACCACGCGTAGCAGCGTTCGATAAACACATCGATCTTTTCTTCGAAATTACCGAACGTGATCTTGAAGCCAAGGGCCTCAAGAATGTAAGCGTCGTTGCCAGCCGAAAAATTCAGCACGAGAGAGTCGTCGGTTTTTTCTTCCTCGTCGGTGAAAACGCGACCGTCGTTTTTGTCCAACGCTTGAAACGTCATGCTCATTGTCTGACTCCTATCGCGCTACGTTAGAGCGCGTCATCGAGGGATTTTCCTAACTGCAACGCATGCCACGCAGCACATGTTTCAGCGCATGCCGGATCGGATTGATGACAAAAGAAGTCGTCATACATATCAGACCACATAATCAATTCCGCCAAGCTAACCTCGGGCGGGCGCACAGAGTCGGGAACGTTGCGAAAGGCACACGTGCTGCACGCTTTAGGACGAACCTTACCGGAAGGTTCATATTGATCGCCGCACAAAAAAGTGTCTTCGCGAGGATCAAGCACGTCACTCATAACAGCCTCTCTACTTGCTGTTTTTCCGCACCAAAGCAGCACGCGCTTGTTCATCCATTTCGGGATGAAAAAGCGCCAGAAACGCGTTGAGCGCCGATGGCGACTCACGTCCTTTCGGATGCGAATTTACGAAACCGACAGCAGCGCGCGTGCGCTCCATTTTGCGCTTTGATGGCTTGTCCCGCCTACGCGCTTCACGCACATTGCGCAGAGTCATCAACACGCGACTGATTTCAGGCTTCGGTTCAAAAATCGTGAATAGGCGAGCAAGCGCCTCGTATCCCGCAACCATGAACTCGAAATCTTTGTCGTCCTCGATAACGCCTTTCTTGGTCCACTGCTTATGCAGCGTTTCAAGCTTCATTAGCTGATCGGCGTTTCGCGTGTCGATCAAAGGCCCGTTATACATTTTTCGGCATGCTCATTCTCCGTTCTTTAACAGTAGGTGGATACGCAAACGGGCGGGGAAATTTCCCCGCCCGCCCACATTACCGATTTTGACGTTCGCTTTACAGCTTGGTCACACCGGCGGCATAGAGCGCGTCAGCGCACTGTTCACGACGCTTGTCCTCGTTCGGACGGCCCTTGCCATACTGCGGCTTGGTCACGTCGTTCTTTGCGAGAACCTTTTCGAGAACCGTCGACTTCTTCTTCGCAGCCAACGCGCGGAATTTGTCGGAAGCGGTGAGGAAGGGCACAAGCACCTTCTTTTTCGCCTTGTCATTTCCCGCCGCCTTCAAGGCTTTCGAAACCTTGGAAGGAAGGCCGCGCGCCTTGCCCTCTTTCAGAAGGGCGCTGACAGACTTGGACGAATAATCGTCATCGTCGCCGTCGTCATCATCCTTCTTTTTCTTCTTGGGCTTCTCGTCCTCGTCATCATCGTCGTCATCGGAGGACTTCTTCTTTTTCTTCTTGGGCTTCTCGTCCTCGTCGTCATCGTCATCCGACGAGTCGTCGTCGTCGCCATCATCGTCATCGTCATCGTCGTCCGATGAACGCTTCTTTTTCTTCTTGGGCTTTTCGTCATCGTCGTCATCGTCATCCGACGAGTCGTCGTCCCCATCATCGTCATCGTCATCATCGTCCGATGAACGCTTCTTCTTTTTCTTTTTGGGTTCGTCATCATCGTCGTCATCGTCATCCGACGACGAGTCATCATCGTCATCATCGTCATCATCGTCCGACGACTTCTTTTTCTTCTTCGGCTTGTCGTCGTCATCATCGTCATCATCGGATGATGAATCGTCATCATCGTCATCATCGGACGATGAATCGTCATCATCGTCATCATCGTCATCCGACGACTTCTTCTTTTTCTTCTTGGGCTTGTCGTCGTCATCATCGTCATCGTCCGACGAATTATCATCGTCGCCGTCATCGTCATTTTCGAGCGACTTAATGTCGACGTCGAGCAGCTTTGCGAGAGCCACGATGAAATCATACTGCATCGACTGATTTTCGAGCAGCGCGGCGATCAATTCCTCGGGCGTAGGCTTCTTTTTCTTGCCTTCGCCCTTTGCGGCCAACAATTGTGCCATTCTCTCTTTTCCTGTTTAACCTAGGTCGTCCTGCTTTTGAAAAATACGACGCATGGCGAGGGAAGCAAAACAAAACCGCTCCATGCATCGCGCAATCACGCCGAACGGTGCGCGCCCCTCCGACGTGACATTCCTTTACCACTCACGATGTTCGCAATTCCGTGTTGCGAGAATCGTGCGTGGCGCTTCCGCTAACCGGCAGACTATTCCACCGGCGTGCTTCAAGACAAATCCAATTAACGACGTGCTGCATCGCATGCGCAATACCGCACTTTATTGGCGTGCGACCATACGCTTTTATTGTGAAGGCTTCGTCGGCAGGCAAAGCAATCACAGAGATAGGCATGTCGATTTCAACGACAAAACCTTGTTTGGGAAGCGTTATCGAAATTCCACCACGCGGGCGCGGTTCGACCTTGTATAGCAAACGCGTGCGAATGCTTTTGGGACCGAGACGACGATCTTTTGCAGCCGTCAAATCCAATGCCGCCGTGTATTGAACAATTTCCGGCATGTGCGCCAGATAGATATTCGAAAACAAGTCGGTGCGCAAACGCGACCCTTCCAAGTCTTCTAGGCCAGAGATTTTCGCATGCACGTTGCTCGCAAGCTGCGCGAGGGCGATAGTCGTTTCCTGCGCGTTGTTGAGCATGCGTAGAAACTCTAACGGTGCGGTCATTCAACTGTCCTCTCTGTTTGATACTGATTCTTTACCTCTAAGCGACTTCGCGTCTTTGCGCGATTTTCTCCCACATGCGCGACCCACCACCTTCACCATACTCAATTCCATCTTCGAATTTGAGCAGCTTGAAAAATGAGGGCGGCGCGAAATCATCCGTGTAGCCCGGATTTTTGAACCCCCGGCTAATAAAGAACAGGCGGAAACGTTGTTCTATCACGTTCTCTATAAATATCGCATGGAATTGCGTTTCCGCTTTTTCCATCACGGCATTCAGCCACGCCGTAAAATAACCCTTGCCCGTATCGCTCTCACCGTTGCCGGTTTGAATGTTTGCGATTTCGAGCGTGTAGTGAAACGCTATCTCGTTGTTTGGCGGACGACGAAATGGACGGACTGACGTGCGCACATACACTTGAAATATGCGCTTGCCCTTTTCGTCCAAGACAAACGAAAGGGCGGGAGAAATCCCGCCCTCCGTCTTTACTCTTTTGTGTAGTCCGCTCAATGCACCTTCGGCGCAGAGTCTTCGTCGTCATCCGCGTCGTATTCGCTGGAGAGCGGATTATCTTTGTGCGCCACGACCGGAATATCCGCAACAGGCATTTCGTTTACCCATTGCTGGAGTCGATCATATGCAGCAAGCGCCCGCTTCACAGCGTCCAAGGCGTCTTTTTCGAAACCGCCGAACGCAACGTTGTCCCTGTTTTTATCGGCCCACGGCGACACGAACATAAGCGACGCCAAAATCGGCGTCATAATGCGCATGCCGCAGACGGTCCAAAAGAACTCACCGCTTTCCGTTTCGAAAATGTCGATGCGGCCTTCGAGCATTTCGAAAACGGCTATGTCGGAATCATCCTCACTGTCGTCGCTGTCCGGTCCATAACCGTTATAATCCGACGCAAGCTGAAACGTAACGGCATGGCCGGGACACATATACGAACAACCGCCCACCTTTTCCGTTAGTCCGGCTTCACCTATAGCAGCCCACAGGCCGCTTTCGAATGTGTCGGAAAACTTTTTCAGGCGTTTTTGATCGATCAAAACATTCTCCGCTTTGGTTTGTGTGTAGTTGCTGGCTTTAAGCGGCCAGCTTCGCTTTCACGATTTTGCGCTCGTGATCGGCCAGCTTAGCAAGCTGCGTCGTCACCTTGTCGCGCAACGTACCGGCCTTGTTGTTGAAGCGCATTTCGATGCTGCCGAATTTCTTGCTCTTTTTGTCGTCGCTTTCGCGACGAGCCTGCTTCGTCGCATAATGCGCCGTTTCCTCTTTCGAGGATGCGTCGAGATAGTCGTCGATCAGGCTGTCAACGGCCTTGCGCAATTCCTTGCGCTTGGCCTTCATGGCCTTCATTTCGGCCTTGCGTTCGGCCTTCGCAGCTTTCGCCGCCTTCTTATCCGACTTGGAAGTCTTTGCCTGCTTCGGCATTTTCAACTCTCTCCATTTTCAATTGCGAAAATCTCTCGCACCCAAACGCGAGAAGGGAGCGCGAGGACTCCCGCGCTCCCATTCTTTACCACGTAGCAGATTACAGATTGCTCTGCTTTTCCACCGCGATGGTCAGATGCACGACCGCGTTCGTGAAACGCTTACCACGTTCGCTTTGTAGCGTCGTGTAGTTGTCGCCATTGCAATAATCGAACGGCGGGAAAATCTCCTTGCTGCCGAACAGATAGTCGTGAATCATCATCGCCTTGCGTGAAAAGGTGATGGTAAGGTCGAAATGCGGACGCATTTTCAACTTTCCCTTCTTTGTGCGCGAAACCTCACGCTCTACCCAATTGAGCTCTACCCAATTGACGAAATCGACCGTGATTTCGCCAAGGTCATGAATCCCCATAAAGACCTGCATGGCGGCGATTTCGTTCAAACGCATATCGCCGATGGCGATGATAGTCGGCGTCGATATGTCCAAATACGACACAGAGTCGATTATCGTGTCGTAGTAGAACTGTACGTCCTTCGCCGTCATCGTCTGAAATACCGGGTTCGATGCGAGGAACGCCTTCAACGGCTTCTTATTCAGCCGGTCGCCGACAAAATCGAAATCGGCTGTCACCGCGTTGAGGCCGGGCGGCAATGCGTTTCCGGTCGCCGCTGCCATCGCGATATTCTTGCGTTCCTTCTTGGTGAACTTGCTCTTGTCCGAGATTTCAACACCGTTCATTTTCACGTTCTCCGTTTTTAACGACAGTCCGAGTTTTTAGAGTGCTTCGAACATGCGCACTGTCTTCGAGAGCGAAGCGATTGCTTCTTTTTCTTCGTCAGTCGAAGGCTGAAAATCTTTGCTTTCACCTTCGGCGTGCTGCAACAGCGTCAACAAACGCGTCAGCGTTATCAAACGCTTCTACGTTTCAAAGGTGTTGGGTTTTGGTGCAGGCATTCACAGTCCTCCTATTGCGGCGAAAATACCGCGTCGTAATGTCCTTCCGGCCCCTGATCGTTTTTGATAGTCGGCGAATTACGCCGCCTGCTGCATCGCCTCGCCGGTGTAGTCGCGTTCGCCGATCCACCAAATATCGGCGACCGTGTTGCGCGTCGGTTTCGCGCCCATTTCGATCTTTGAAATGGAATGCTTGCCGCTCTTGCAGCGCGTCACGCGCACATGCAAATCATCAGCGGTCGATGCGTGATTGGCGACCATGCGCCGCGCAAGGCGCTTCACCGCATTCACGTCGGCCCAATCAAAAGGCTTCTGAATCAAACGCATTTCATCCTCCGTGGTTTTCAACTCGCATAAAACGCATACAAGGGGCCGCAAATAAACGCGGCCCCTTGTAGCTTTTCCGTTATGCGGACTTTGTCTTCGCCTTCTTCGCGGCGGTCGCCTTCGGTTTTTCGAAGACGTTGGCGAGGCGTTCGAGCGTTCGATCCATGAACGACCAAAGGGTCTCGACCTTTTGCTCGACCGCTATCAGGCGGGCTTCAAGCTTGGCGATGGCTTCGCGCTTGGAAAGCTTTTCCGGCTTTCCCTTTTTCGATTTGCGGACTTTGTCGCTGACCGCAACCGCTGCCTTTTTCATTAAAAATCCTTTCCCTGTAGCGAGATTTTCAACTCGCATAAGACGCACGAAAAGGGGCCGGATTTCTCCGGCCCCTGATCGTTTTGAGTAGTCCGCAGTTTACGCTGCGGGCTTCCCATAACCCGCCGCGACAGCGCGAGCAGCGAGAAGGGCGATCTTCGTGTCGTCGCCGCGACGACCGCGACCGAGATTCGTATCGCCGTCCTTCTTTTCGACACGTCCTTCCGCCGTTTCGAGGTCGATTTCAGATTCGGCCCACTTGGTCTGAACGCTGAAAATGCGTTCGGCGTTCTTGCGCAGCAACGCCGCCTGCTTCTTGACGTCCTTCGCCTTCACCGCCGCCTTATACGCAGCGATAATGTCGGGCGCGAGCCAATCCGCCGACCAATCCGGCGAATCCTTTTCGTGGTTGAAATTGCCGGACTCGCAAATCCACGCGCGCAGTTCCGACGCCTTCATTCCCGAAAAATCAGGCGTTTCGTCGTCGCCGTTGTCGCCATCGTTGTCGTCATCGTTGTCGTCATCGTTGTCGTCGTTGGCAGCGGCGCGACGCTTGTTGCGCGAAGGCTTGCCCTCGTCCTCGTCATCCGGCGCGTTGTCGCCTTCATCGGCGGCGGCGCGACGCTTGCGCGGCTTCTTTTCGCCGGTGTCGTTGTCGTCGTCGCCGACATGCACCGCATTATCGGGGTCCGAAAAATACGACTCCGAAATCAGGCTCATATCCTTGCGGGTCTTCGCCTGCACATTGAACGACTCGCCTTCCGGCACAAGCTGATTGAACAGTCCGTGCACGGTGTTCACGTCGGGCGACGTGAAACCGGCATGAATCGCCGCGAGCGCCCGCGCCAGTTCGGAATTGGCGGGAGCCAAAATCACGAACGGGATCAGCGACGTCGACGTCTTGGCCTTCGCAGCGGTCTTCGAGTTCTTACGCATAATGTTACATTCTCCGTTTGGTTGAATGAGCGTGCACGCGCTCATAAAGACGCATGAAAAGGGGCCGAAAATATTTTCGGCCCCTTCGCATTCCACACATTCGAATTTCACGCGGACATTTTAGTCCGTCAAAAACGCTTTCAGCTTTTCAGCTTCGGCGTTGCACGCGCTCGCTGCGCGTTTCGCAGCACGCAAAACGCGTGCGATCTTTTCGGCATTCACAGCACGCCGAGATTGGCGAGATACAGCTTCGATCCGCGCGCATAGCCGCCGAATTGCTTGAAGGCGGAAACGAAAGGCGGCGGCGGAAAGCCAAACTCGATTCGCCCATCCTTTCGCGCGATCACGCGCCGTTCGCCGCCGGTCGCAACCTTGGCCTTCGATTTCGCAGACTTCTCACGTTTGCTCATGCACATGCTCCGTTGCGTTTGAACAGTCCGCGTTCTTTGCGTCGCGTTGAATCCGCAGACTGTTAGGGCACCCGTCATCCTTCGGGATATGGTCCCCCGACCATTCTAGCATGATTCGCCGACCCCTGTCAACCCCACCAAAGGCCAAAAATGGCCGAATTTATAGGTACGTGTTCCTAATCCCCGGCCCGTTTTTGAGCCGAAAATCTAGGAACACGGTCCTATAGTCGATAGGGGATTTAGGAAGGCTCAGAAAGGCTAGAGGTTAGAGCCCCAAGCCATGACCGTGTAAGGGTAGAAGCCCCACGATCTTTTTACCCGCTGCCAGAACGGCACCACCGGGACCGGAAAATGGACGACTATTTTGTCCGAGACTCCGTGACGCCTCAAAACGCCGCGCAAATAACGCCTCACTGGCGCAGAATACAGGCTCGCAATAAGCTGGCGCAACGACACCGCCATCACGTCGTCATACGCATCGAAATGATGTTTCCGTATATACAGTGTCGTCATAAACTCCTGATAGGCTCTTGCACGCTCGTAAAAATACGTGCGAACTTTGTCTTCGGTTTCGGTGCGCGTGGCACGATATGCGCGGAACGGTTTTTTCTCAGGCTCAAAACGCCACTGCGATTCTACAATATCCAAATGGTCGTTGCGCCATGCGTCCTCTGGATACCACGGCAACAGTTGCAGCTTCTCCGTTCGCAACATGCGCAGATCAAACTGCTTCACAAGCGCATGGTCGATATTGTTGTCGCCATCGTATTTCAGCTCTTTTGCGGCGACCGCTTCGATTTGATTTTCCTTCGCTTTGAAATCACCCATATATTGTTTGAGCGGCGCGACTTTATCACCGATGTAAGCTTCCACAGCATCATGCATCAGTGCGAAATACAGCGTGGATGCCGCCTTCAATAAGGCGTTGTGAAGGCACGTTTGAATTTGATATTGCGTCAACCGTTGGCCGAGAATGTCTTTCTCGCACGTTGTTTCGATAATGTGTGCCAAGATCGCATCATGCACGCGCAAAGAATGCTCGCCGACCGTATATTTGCGCTCGCCGTGTCCGCCATAACGTGCGATGCGTGCTAGCGCCGTCGCAATATCCTGCAAGCGTATGCTGCTCGGACTCACATTTTCGAAATGGAATTTGCGGCCCGCGCGCACACAAATCCAATCGTCATAAGTTACGCGTTCAGGCGCGTCCATGCGTGACGTTTGCATTTTTCATTCCTTCGCATCGGTTTTGCGAATGCCTAGACGGACTTGGTCCTCGATGGACAGAACGCCCCATTCAGTGATTTTCTCTTTCAGAACACGGTAATATTCGGGAGCGTGCAAAGTTCTCTCAGGCGTGTCGCGATGAAATTGTTCGAAGGCATGATCGGAAGGCACCATATAGGTAGACGCCATGCGCACGATCAAATACTGCGTCGCGTGATCGGTGTTGCGCCACAGGCTTTGATAATCTTGCGGCAACACTTTTATGCGTTCAACGCCAGCAACCAACGCGTATAGCGCCTTGGTCAGTTCGACGCCGCCCCCGATGTAGCGATGCAGTTCACACAAATACGCATAACGTGAATATGAGTGTCCAAACAGCGGTAGCTGATACACGAAAGGCCCCGATAAAAAGTTCTAGTAGGAGTGCACGAACATAGGCACCGGCCCCGTCGTTTTTCCTTTCGAATACACGTTTTCTTCCATTGCTGCTGTAGTCGCAATCAACGATTTGCTTATGGTGCTATGCATGTCTTCGCGACGCGCTTTATCTGCGTTGATAGCATCCATCAACACAAGCAAATTCGTGTGTCCGCGAAGCTGCTCTATACGCGTCAAACCGCAATGGATAACTACACCGACGTTGTGATAAACAGCCATGCCTGCATCGATGTTGTAAACGGGCGTGCGCGTAATACGCTCAATGTCGTCGAGCAATTCATGGTAACGCATGAACCACGGCGAAACCGAAATCATTTCGCAGAACACACTGTAAAAAGTTTCACGTGCCTTTTGAAGCGTAGCGGCGTTGAAAACGATTTCACACGCACCCTGCGTCGTGAGGCGCAGATTATCGCGCAAGACAAGGTGCAGATTGTAAGCGGCGATCTGCAACAGGAGCATAGTGCGATTTTCGAGCATCGTAATGTCGAATTGCTTTTTGTGATGCGCAGAGCCTTCGCGCCACATATGCGGGCGTGATTTATCGCAGACCAAACAAGAACCAAATTCCATTAAGCCCGGTCGCATAGTGAAGGGCGATAGCGGTCTGTCCTCCGGTTGCCTGCGATAACACACCTGACAGATTTCTGTCATCGCATCCATAGCGGCGAGGATGGTTTCCTCGTTGGCACACTGGAAATGCTTACCGAGAAATCTGTCTGCCATGACAAATTCGGCAAAGTTTCGCGCACGCGGCAACGATGCGAGCAGTTCAGAAATAGGCGACATATCAACCTCCACCAGCGCGCGTCTTCATGCGCGTGCTTTCATCAGGACCAAAATGCGGCGGATCGCGCCAAACGAGTTCAGCCGTATGCGTCACGCGCAAAAATCCAGCCTTGAGATAGCTCTCGGGATAGATCGTCGTTTCCGAAACAAGGCCGCGCTCAACGTCGTGCATCACGCGGACAGCGGGCCTATGTTCTTTATAGCCGTCTGCCTTTTCGACCGCTTCGATGCGCTCGCGTGCATAATCAGCCGCCGATTTTGCATCGGCGTAAACTTTGACAGTTGGCTTCGTCGCATATTCGAGAATGAATGCGCCAGAGCCTTTGATAGCTGAAATGTCGACGTTCAGCACAGTTACAACATGCACAACCTCAGTCATGTGCGTTCTCCATTAATAAGATGCGGGCCGGGTGGATTATCATTCACGGCGCGCAATTGCCACATCATGACAGGCAAATCGATATCGATTCGATTGCTGTCGGCAGTTTTTACCATGACAACATCATCGGAATAAAAGTTGTCGAGTAGGCCGCTATGTTGGTTGAGCATGACGGATTGCACAAGGCTGGACATTAAATGTCCGAACACGTTGTTTTCGCCAAGACGCATCAAATTGTCGGCGACGATATGAATGTGCATCGGCTGCGAATCTTCATCATTGACCAGCGGATACATGACCTTGGGATCGAACTTATACACGCGTGGAAATGTCATTCCCATACCGACAACCGTATTGGTCCAAAAATCCATGAGGAATTTCGGCGCGCGAATCACAAGTTTATTGCGCGACAGATACGTCAGGGCGGGGAATGTTTTGATGCGCCCGTCTTCGTGCTTCAACGACTCGGGTTTCAGCCACGCCATGAACTCGCGTTGTTCCGGCGTGGTGTAATCTTTTTTCTCGCTCACAGAAGCTAACCTATTTGCGTTTGGCCGGATTGACGTAAACGTCCCGGTCAAAATCCATTTCGTGTTCCGGTCGAATCTCACGCTCTCGTTTCTGCCTTCGCTTCTGCATGAGCGAAAGAACCGCCCACACAGCGAAAGCGAGCAACACAAGACACAAAATGCCTATGAGAGAATCGTCAAATCGACCGGGCATGATTTTCAGACCTGCGTAGTGCGATAGCCGCCGCCAAGTTTCTCGGGAACGTAAAGAACCTCATGTTTCACAAGCTGACCGTTCGCCTGCAAAACCTCGACGCGAATGCTCGGCGTCTGCTCCAAACCGGAGTCGGCGCGAATTTGTTTGGTCAGCGCAACGAGGCGTTTCACCATTTCGTTCAAATCGTCCTGACTGATCGCCGCCGCTGACACGACAAAACGCGCGACTTGGAAAAAGTTTGGCGGGATCGTCTTTTCCTCTGAGGCATCCGGGTTGGGATCGTTTTGTGTCGGTTCATCAGCTGCACCGACGGCCTGCTCTGCGGTGCCGTCCTGAACCGTAGGTGCTTTTTGAGCCTCCGCTGCTGGCGCGTCTTGGCGAACGATTTCAATTACGTCGTCGCTTGTCGCTTTCACCGACGACACGCGCTCATTTTCTTTGGCTGCGGCTGCCAAAGCTGCACTCGCCATAGTATCATCGCTAATAGCTGCCGCGACGCCATTAGCTGCATTTCCGTCAGTCATCGTTCTTTTCCTTCATCAACTGGAGGGGTTGGTTTCGTCAAGAAAGCCTTTAGCAGCGCCGTGAAAAAATCCGACGACCGTTTACGGCTTTCGGCAATGTCCTTGCTGTTGGATAGCTTGGGACCAACAACAACGACACGCAAAAATCTGCGCTCGACAATCTCGTCGATCTTTTCGCTGCCAAACCTAGCCGTCAAATGATGCGGCGTAGTATTCGACAGTGTGAACCCTAGAGATTGCGGCGTGCGACCGCCAACGAGAACCATATAAGGCTCGCCAACGTAATACATCAGCACGCTCTTTTTGGTCGCGTAATTAGATGCGAAACGAGCGCGGTTGATTATCGGAGTCTTGCCGGTTTTGACAGGCAACGGATAGTCGCCAGCAATTAGCACAACATCAGCACGCTTGATGGCATCTTTAAGCGCGTCCCGGTCTGCGCTGATTTTCTTGACCTTCACGCGCTCAGTTACATTCGCCGCAAACGTGGCCGCAGATAAAGCGCCATCCTCCACGCCGTCTAAATCGGACGTGATAATTTGTATCGCACGAAATCGCGTCGTCGCAACGTTGATAGAGCGCGTGTCCTTGGTTTTACGCGAGGACAGGTCCATCTTTTTTACGCGCGACGACGCTATCGATTCAATGAGCGTTTTCAAGCGTGCCATGACAGTTCACAATATCCCCTAGATACGGTGTGCCGTCTTCGTCGTTAGGCGCGTGCACGACGGCCACGTCCGGGAATTGCAGGACGACCTGCGCCACGACCATGTCTTCCGCTTGTTCTTTTCCCATCAGAGCGCGCAACTCCAGAGCCGCCGTTCGCACGGCGTTTCGGAGGTTTCGCTTGATTTGATCGACCAACTGTTCCTTTGACATTTGCTTTTGCCTTACTCGTTTGCGGTAATTTCTGCGGCTTAGTAGCGTGTGTTACCAATACATCTTCTTTTTGTTTCGTTACGCTCAGTTTGATGAAATAGGTAATGTCAAACGCGCTCAGACTCATTTTTTCTGCAACGGCTTTCGCCGTTTGCTTTCCGCTCAGAACGCGCGCAATCGCTATGCGCAATTGCTGTCCTGTCGTTCCCTTTACCATAGCGAGAAGCTTGTCGAACTTGGCACGCGACTCACTACGCTTAGGCATGTATTTGGCTATCTTGGATTCAAACGTCGCTTCACTCGTTCTCCCTACCATAAAATTAAGCACAATCTCTTTGACGAAAGGCTGCACCGGCTTAGGTAGCGTGTAAAAAAGTGTGTAGTATGTATCGAGGAACCGCGACGTCTTTTGGGTTTCCTCTATCAGATCGTAAATGGGCTTGTCGCGCTTGAATGGGAAAAAGCTTGTGTTGGGTAGAATGTTGCGACCACGCATTACGATATTGGCGACTTCCTCCGCGAGTACGTTTCGTTTCACGTCGAGGATTTCGAAATTGCGCAGGCTCAAATTAAGTGCGGCGTCCATAATTACGGGCGTGAATACCAACTTGTCGCGCATGGTTTGCCGCAACACCGATTGGAAGCTTTCGACGCCCATAAAAACGACAACATCGTTCTCAACCAGCTTACGCCCCGGCACCCACACTTTTATGTTAGCCTTCGACTTGCGCGCGGCTCGCTTCAAAAATTTGACGATCAACTCAGGCGGTAGGCTGCAAACGCCGTACACCTTGAACATGTCAGCCCTCCGTTACCGTCGCCACGCCATTCTTTTTCGTAACAAGCAACTCACGCGAACGTGGCACCAAAAATTCCGATTTGGTTTTAGGCGTAATGAAAATGACGAGCGGCACCACTTTCGTCAGCACCGGCAGAAATTCGCGCACGAGCAACTCACGCGTCGGCTTGTCCATGTTGGCTTCGATTTCATCAAATATGATGAAGCCAAATCTTTTGCTGGAAGGAAGCAACGGCATGAGCGCCAAAACGGACAACGCCTTGAACGCTCCTGCCTCCGATCCTGATAGTGAACTCACGTCTTTCGCTTCACCGCCGCGTGTGTTGCGTTGCGCGAGAATGTCGAACGCGTTTTTGGCGATGCGATAAGAAAACTCGATTGGCTCAGAAAACATCAGGTGCGCAATGGCGTTGAGGTTGTTGATATACTTTTTTGCGTAGCCTTCGATCTGCTCCAAACGAATGCCGCGCGATCCATAAGCCTCGCGCAAGCCCTCATACACGGAAAAATCCCGCGTTGCTTTTTTGTCGGCTTCGATCTGTTGCTCTAACGTGCGAAGCGACTTGCGCGCCGCCTCCGCCTCCATGATCTGTGTCGTTATTTTGTCCAGCTTGGATTGCGTTTTCTCGGATAGCTTCGCATATTTCTCGACACGTTCGCGTGCTTTTTTACGCGCCTCACGTGCTGCTTCCGCAGAGTCGAACGATTTGTCCAAACTGGCAATCGCCTGCGCCAAACGCATACGCCGTTCCAACTCTCGGATTTCATCATCGACCGCTTCTAGCCGTTCCTCCAGTTTTTTCGACGACACCTTGGGCGGTTCAATGTCGTGCACGACCAGCTTCGACAATTCTTTTTCAAGGCTACGTTTCTCGCGTGCACGCTCCATTTGATGACGCAGCTTGTCCAGCTTTCTAATCGTAGCCTCTATGCGCTCCATGCGTTTGAAACAACGACCGCCGATTTCACCAGCCTCAAACACGTCGTCCTTGGCTTGCTTGTAATCGAGCGACTTGCGCAATGCACGTTCAGACAGCCGCGCGCTGTTGTATTTGGCCGACCACTTTTCTTTTTCTTCGCGAATATGCGCCTTGGATACCTTCGAACCGCAAATCGTGCATTGACCATCTTCATCGACCTTCACGTCGTTAAGACGTGAAAGCTGCGAGGCCGCTACGATCATACGTCGATGTGCTTCCTCTTGTTTCTTTTTGGTAGCGCCTTTGACGTAATCGTCGCCCAATTCATCGCGCATACGCTTGAGCGGCGTTCTGCTGATCGCCTCCATTGCGAGCGCACGTTTTTCTTTCGCTTTCGTATATGCGCGTCGCAACTCTCCGATCAAACCGACGTTGCGCTCGTTCTTTTCAGTCAGTATCCCCGTATCGACGGTCGAAAAATCCGATTTGAGGCGCGCCTTAAGCTTGTCTCTCTGTCTGCGCGCGTCGGAAGACGCTTCAATTTTGGCTTCTGCTTCACGGGCTTGGGATAGTTGTGCTTTAATATACTTACGACGTGCCTCTGTTCCTTCAAGGACGTTCCCAATCCGCTTAACATCAAGGCCGTCCGTCGAATCGCTTCCAACGACAGAAAGATAGGTGGAAGCGGCTTGGGCTGTGCGCATCGCCGCAGTGTGTTTTTCGCTATAGGTTTTGGATGCCTGCGATAAAGAAGCTTTTTCAGCTTTCGCTGATTTGAGGTTAACGTGGCCTTCGGCTTCACTATCTTTTTTCTCTTGAGCATAGCGTTCCTCTTGCCGTTTGAGTGCCGCTACCGACACACGCATGTTGCTGTGAATTTCTGACAGCCGTTCAAAAACAGCGTCGTGCATGTTCATGTTGAACACGCCTTCGAAGAACTTAAAGCGTTGATCGGCTTTGCCATCTAGCAACGGATGGAATTTGCGCGTCGCAATCATATTGAACGCGTAATACTGATCCTCTGTTGCTGGAATCAACCGCTCGACGTGTTCTTTTGCACGTTTCAGTTCACGATAATCATAGGTGCGGCCCTTGCTCTTGATTTCCATTTTGAGCGAGCGGCCCGTCGACGCCTGCGACACAACAACTTTTTCACCGTCGTTATCGCGCGTCGTTATTTCAATAAGGCTACCCTTACCGTGAATCGACTTGGCTGTATTTTTGCGTGAGGACGTTGGAGGCGCGCCGTACCACACAGTCGGCAACGTCGCAAAAAGAAACGTCTTGCCTGCTGCGTTTGCTGCATTGCGCTGCTTGCGGTCGCGATTCAATCCACGCACCGTGTAAACGGGCGCAGTGAATCGAATATCGACTTCACGATACATCAATAGGTCGCGTAAACGCAACCTCGATAAAGTATGCATGGTGCCGTGACGTATTTACTTAGGCTTGGCAGGCGTAGCGGCAGGGCGCTCCATAATCGCAGACACGCCTTTCTCACCGCCGTCTATGATTTTCGGCCACGTCAAACGCTTCAACACATCTTTTGGCAAGTGCTGCTCTATGTTGTGCGAAATGTTGTCCAGCTTGCGTCCTAGCACGCGCAAGTTTTCGTCGTGTTGTGCATTCTGCGCAGCATGATCTGCTATAAGGCGACGATTCTCAGTCACGTAGTTGTTGTTCGATCCGAGCAATTCCAACACACGTGCTTCCAACCGCACGTTCTCAGATTCAACGGCATGTAGTCGCCGCCAGACAACGTTATTTGCCTGTTCTTTTTCGTCCAACTCTCTGCGCAAATTGCGGATAGTTGCTTGTTGTGTGCGAATCAACGCTTGTGTCGTCTCGTCCACGGTGAAATTCCTCTATGATCGAACAAATGCGCTTTCAGATGACGGCGAAACCATAATTTTGTTCACGTCCATGTCGTCACGTCGACGTGTTTCTGCTTGGCTATCCGTGCGATATTCGAAATCGCCGATCATCTGATAGCGCAAGTAAGCGCCGTCTTTGAGGACGTAATACATGCGTGCGCGCGTCATATTCTTTTTTGGCAGCACTGTGAGTTTGCTCTGATCGGTGCTGCGTAGTTGATGCACGTTTTCATCCTGCATGACAGCATAAGCACCGTCTGCATAAAACGACAACGTTCCAGCACCTAAATGATGCTGGAAATCCGTAACGTTCGTATAAAGTTCGCTGACAAAAACATCGGCTTGGTTTGGATCATCGTTCGGCCAGATAAACGACACGATCAACAACTCGCAGCCCGTCTTCTTTTTGTTGAAGGCGTATTTGACGGCGCTCCACCATGCTCCCCACGATTCCGCTTTCATAGACGACCAAATGTTACGCATATCATTCCCTCATTAAGCGTGGATGGTTTCATCGCGCGCTAGTCGAATTTCTTCTGCATACGCTTCTGGATTTCGCGAGCCTATAGCCAACTCGAAGCGAACAGCCTTCTTGCCTTCTTTTTCCCATATGTATATGGAAGACAGACGCGCGCCATCGTAGCAAACCATAGCCAAATGCCAGCCATTACGAATTTTCACCGTCTCAACGGCGCGTTCCACCATAGCTTCCGTAGGCAAAACTTTTCCCGGCAGCCCTTCCTTGTGTCGAAGATGATCGATCTCGCGCAAAACGTCGCGCGTCAAGGCCATTTCGTCTCGAATGCGTTGTTCACGTTCGTCTTTTGCACCCATAATCTTTATCTCCTAGGATCGCGCATATACATGGCTGATTGAATGATCGCGCCGTAAATGAGAGGCGCGCTAATCATCACCGGAGCGCCTGTGATTTTGGTTGCCGCCGTTCCGATTTTCTCGCACACCTTAGCAATGTCTACGGCGTCTTTACTCTTTTCCATCACGGCTTTTTCCATTGCCGTCGTCAAATCTTTAAGCAAATCAGCCGTGAATTTCATATCCATGCGCCAGATGAAGCCGCGAATGCGGCTCACGATAGCCTGAACTTTTCCGGTCAGGATATAATCCACGAGCGGGAAATCGATCTGCAATGATGATGGCGCTTGGAACAACTCCATGATGCGCGATTTATCGACGCTGCCCGGCTTTGGCTTTTTGCCGAACGCATCCACGAAGCTGGACAAGCCTGATAGCATGACACGCGGATCACCGCCGCTCATGCGATAAAAAAGTTTGAGTTCGCGCTCATATTTTTCGATAGGCTGCAAATAACCTTCGCCATCGCACGCGCGTCCCATAAGACGCAGCGCCGCGTCTTCATCGGGATAACGCACCGTGAGTATTTTGCAGCGTCCTTTGAGCGTTGCGATCAATCGATCAGGCTCATTGGAGCATAGCAGCCAAACGGCGCGAGAATTTTCCGACTCCAATTGATTGAGCAGCGCATCGACCGCCGGTTTCGTCAAACCTTGCGCTTCATCAAGCAAAAAGATTTGGAAATTCAGAGCAGGCAAAAACCTAGCTTCTTCAAGCCATCCACGCGCATCGTTGACACCGCCTTCCGAACCGCAGTTGGCATATTTGGTGCCGGATTTGCGGAACGTTTCGGCCTCGTTTATGGCCGTCGCGACGATACGCGCGAGCGTTGTTTTGCCCGAGCCTGTAGGGCCGCAAAAAAGAATGGCGCGTGGAATACGCCTGTTCTCCAGCATGCCTTTGATAATCGAGACAGTCGTTTCGTTGCCGTAGAAATGCTTCAATTTCGTTGGGCGATACGTTATGGCGAGCGTATTGGGGCGACTCATATCAGCGTTGTCACTCATTCCAAGCCTTCCTAATTTGACTTGCTGATCCGACCTTTACCTTATGCATGTGTGGTAAAGGTCCAGTCACGCGGAAAGGAAAAAGTTCACGTCCGGCGGACCCGCCAGCCTAGCGCCGAGGCACCCCAAGGTTTATGAAGGCCCGGTAGTTTCCGAACTACTACGCAGCCTCGAATTTTTGCGTCTTGCGTCGCGCATAGAGGGGTAGTCGCGTAATTGTTTTTCATGGACTTTCTGGTCTTTGGACAAAGTTACAGCGTGATTTGAAATCGAATGGTAAAGGGGTCATAACGCGCGACTAATGTTCTATGTGCATGCGATGAATGAGACGAAATGAACTTGGGTCAAAACCTCTCCCATAATCACGCGAGCGTTGTAAGGCCGGAGCGAAGCGAAGGCCGCAGCAACGCGACGCGTAGCATGAGCGAAGCGAATGCTACCCTCCATTTTGGGGCAGCAGAATGTGCGCATGCGTTCTTATCTCTTATGTCTCTCAGACATTTTGAATCATCTCAGTCATCTCAGAGAAATGTCTCTATGGAGTCCCTTCGGGACTCCTGTCGAGTATCCTATGAATCTCTTAGAATGATTTTCTTTTGTTTTTTTGCCCTTGTTTGTTTTCTTTTTCGGCAGCCCTCAACTCTGGAGGCTGCCTAATATGTCGTCTATGCGTATCTGGCCGGAGGCCAAGTCACCAATAATCGGTTACTACAAGCCGCTCTTTGATAATGAGGCGACATTTCAAGCCGAGGTATATCATACAATTCGAAAGGTTGGCTTGAAGGCGGTTTTGGAGTGCAAGGTGCCTTCGAAGGCGCATACGTCAGGTAATATGCGTATCGATATCGGAGTTCTTTGCAGAGGGCATATTATAGCTGCAATAGAAATCAAAACAGACGGATTTCCTGCACTACACACGCGTCAAGGAAATGGTTATAAAGATTTTGGCAAACGATTCAATATACCGATTATTTTTCTGAATCCTCGCGCAGACTTAGACTTGCTTTGCCTAAAACTCAAGTCGATTAAATTCAAATTTTTGCTGGAGTATGATAGCGAAAAACGTGCGGTCGTCATTGCTGAACCTAAGATCGTCCATTCTAATTGCATTTTTGTAAGAGCAAATCAAGACGCGGACAACGTTTCGAAATTCAAAATTCGACACGCCAAAATAATTGCTAGCAAGTTAGGCCGTAGATTTCCAGAACTGATAGTGAAAGCGAACGACGTCCTTCCGTGTAACGACAAAAAATCAAAGAAGAAACGCGCGTCCATTACGTTGAAACTAAGAAACAAATTACTAGGTGTAGTTGATATTCGTTCTACAAAAATACCGACCCAATTGTGGGACGCACAATACAAGTCGGCCTCTATATTCAGAGGAACAACGGCTGTTGCGAAACAAGAATTTCCAGAAGCCAAAATTTTCATCACGAGCCGCTATGTAAACGAAAACGCACTCGTAGATGCCATAAAGAAGGCTCTAAAGGTGTGAGTGCGCCTACAATCTCCCGTTGTGGTAAAGCATTGCCGGGTCGACGTGGCACTCTAATTTGTTGATGCAGGAGTGCATTGAAGATCGAACCGCAAAGGGAAGAAAATGAGCGACGCGTATGTCTATTTCCAACACGAGGAAATCATTGACCGTTTGATCGGTCGTCGTCATCCACTCGAATTGGCGAGCGAAAAGCCGGTCAAAATAAAACGGCATCACGCAGAACGCGATATTGAAAAGTACGAATTGTTTATGCCGAACGACGGCAAAAACGGATGGGTGCTACCGAACGGCTTATTCGTGCCGTGCAATTTCCAAGGACACATAATGCTGTCCTTCGCGTGCGGTTTCGAAAACGATTATGGCCGCTCACAGCGCGACGTCTACGTGAATTGCGACACCGTTGCCGAAGAAAAAGGTTGGATAAAGGTTTCTGGCGCACACGCGCATGTTCTGCACCGTCCAACAGAAAAACAACGCAGAATGCTCGACAAGTTGCCGCTGGATGCTGACGAACCTACGATTCCCGATGAATCAGAATGGAGCGTTCTTTCTGCTCCGCCGAATGGATATTCGTCGTCCCCACTCGATTTGCCCAAGTTCATCAAATTCAGGACGACAGCGTGGAGCCGCATTCACTAGGACAAGGCACGCTGTATTTTGATGGCGTTCCTGCTTCGCAAATTCTAGCACGAGCGCCGTCGACCGAAGAATTGTCGATTCAAGGCGGCACATATTCGTTTTCCTCTGCTAAAGTTTTTGACCGTGACGATCAGGCGACGCTAAAGGAAAAGCGTCGCCTTTGGCGTGACTCGGCGGCTGTAATTGAGCCTGTCAGACAAGAACGCGTGCCGTATAAACTCGACGCGCACAACAGCGGCCCCTCCAAACCAAACGTCTATCCGTGGTTTTCACTAGCGCCGATTTACATGCGCTACAAATGCAAAATCAGATACGTTCTTTACGGTCACAGTGATTACATACGCGATATGGCGTCCATCGCCGTGTTTTTGAAACACGCTGGCGATAAAACGGATCACGAAATCGCACAACTCAGTGCAATTCCAAACACGGTGCTGGAACGCGAGTTCTATTTTCACGTGCGTTTCGAAAGCCGAAAGGCTGCCGCTGCTGCCGTCTACAATTTCCGTTTCCGTTTTGCATCGGTCTATTATTTGCGTGACAACAATTTCGCTCAGGTGATTCAGCACGACACATACGGTAAAGATTGGCATATCGAAACTCTCCACCAAACGATTACGTGGGTCGTATGAACACTGCAATCATCCGGCATTCTCCGCTCTATGCGTGGGGAATCGAGTTGAAAACGCCGTCGACCGACCGCAACGGCAAGACGACGCTAGGATATAATGGCGTTCTTTTCACTGCCGAATATATGTTGCCTGCGGAGTATTGGGATCGCCGGATTCCTTATCTAGTATTCTGTCCCGACTTGGCGCGCAGAGCGTTGCAAGTCTATCAGCAAAGCGATTTGATCGACCCAATTGAGAAGCGACGCATACGTGATGTGTTGAAGGGTGCTAAGGTAAAGCGTGTAAGACTCTCCGTAGTGACAGAGACAATTACACGTGCCAAAAATAGATCACATAAAACAACACGTCGCGATAGCAAGCGACCCGCAGCTTCGCGCGCTGGAAAAACGCGTCGCTGAAATTGTCGGCGCGCAATTCCATATAGCGCCAGAATTTTTCGTTCCTCCATCGCGACGTTCAAATAGCTTGCGCACCGCGTTGCGCTCTATTTGCATGTACGTTCTTTACACGAACGCGCGATTACTCGTTCGCCAATGTGCAGCCGCTTACGGTCATTCAACGCACAAGCATTATGGCGGGCATTCCAACATCGCTTTGCAGAGTGTGCGTCGCGTCGAAGGATGGCGCGATGATGAATCGTTTGACGAACTCGTTTCCAAGATCGAAACGAAATGCGGGAAAGTCGTCAAAACGTTTCATGCCGATTGTGCGAAGCGGTTTGCAGCACAAGCCGCAAAGGTAAAGGAAGCACGACCCGCAAAGCCCAAACGGCGAAGGAAAGCCCATGCCTGAAATGCAATCTGATACCGCGTTCGATACAAATTCTTTGACGCCGTATCCCGACAACGTATCGCCACTCGATTTCAACATTCGTGCAATCTGCGCTGTGGACGCCAAAGGTCGTCTCGGCGCAGATGGTCGTTTGATCTATCATTCTGCGAAAGACATGGCGTTCTTTCGCAAAACGACTTCACCGGGCGTTTTGATTTTCGGTCACATATCGCACGCTGAGTTCATGGAAGCGATTGAGAAATTGAACGTGCCAATCACGGTTAGCCGTGACACGTTTTTCGGATCGCCGATCACATACATGCGCAGTTCCGGTCGCATGGTTTTGCGCGACAACAAGAACGTTCCGCTGCACGACTATTTGCAAGGCATTCGTGACACGCTGCAAATTGCGTTTCAGGAATTGCCGATTTGGATTTGCGGCGGCGCGAAAACCTACACGCGTTATCAGGCGGTGACGAAAGTGACAGTCGTTTCGCATATTCATCGTTATGCCGATGTGACTGCGAGCGCAGCATTCACAGCACATTTGGCGAGCGAACAACCGTTTAAGAACGAAACGTTTATGCCGCCTCTGTGGAACGACATTTTGCAGCGTGAACGCGATCAACTTGGCTAAGACCTATGATAAGGCGTGCGTAACCGGCGGACGCGATTTCGAAGACGAAAAATTCGTGCATCGCGTCTTGTCTATGGCGCATCGAAAATTTCGCTTCACGAAATTGGTGCACGGTTCTGCGCGCGGCGTGGATACGTTTGCCGACAATTGGTGCAAAGCAAACGACGTTGAACGACTCCCCTATCCTGCGGATTGGGATGAATACGATACGGAGGCTGGACGGCGACGCAACGCCGAAATGTGGAATAAAGAACGGTTCGGGCTGCTCATTTCATTTCCGGGCGGTCCCGGCACGTCGCACATGACAAATTTATGCCGTGTTGTCGGCGTGCGACGACTCATAGTGAGATACAAGCGAAAAGGAAAAGCCAATGGCACGAAAGGCAACGATTAAGAAGCCGTGGGACGACGACCGCATTGCAGCGGTGAAGCAAATGGCGAAGGATGGAATGTCATTATCCGAAGCCGCGCGAGAGTTGAAAATAACCAGCAGCGCGCTGCGCAACGCCAACGACAGATATGGGCCTCTAGGTTTTCCGCGCGGTAAGGAAGCCTTGCGCATCGCTATGAAAAAGAGGCGTGCCGATCCGAAATTTATAGAGGCTCACAGAGAAGCTTCGCGCCAAAGCCTCATGCGTCGAAATCAAGACCCTGTATTTCGTGCACGCGTAGAACGACTAGCAGCAGATGCGCGGGCAAAAAGAAACTATGATTGGCAGCGCAAAGGAAATTTGAAACCGGAAACGATTGCGCGGCGTAACCGCACGCGCGCCAAGAAACAGTTGATAGCGCGTGGAATAACGCCAATCGAAATCATGGTGCCAGCGTGAGTCGCACGGTTATCGATTCGTTTGAAGGCGAATATGAGTTTCTCTCAAACTTTTACGAGGGTGAGCCGCTTGTAATCGATAAGCGTAGCTACAAATCGAACGAGCATTGGTATCAGGCTAGCAAAGCGGTTGATGACGACACGCACGATTTGATCCGTCTTGCAGCTACAGCAGGCCAAGCAAAAAAGCTTGGAAGGCAGTGCAAGAAAATCCATCCCGATTGGGATGACTCCGGTTTGCGTCCGCCGCGTAAGCAACGTGTGATGTGGAAAGGCTTGAAGATTAAGTTTGCTCCCGATTCACGTCTTGCGAAAAAACTGCTCGCAACCGGCGACGCAGAATTGATCGAAGGCAATTGGTGGGGCGACAACTATTGGGGAACCGTGAACGGTAAAGGTAAGAATGTGTTGGGGCGCATGTTGATGCGTTGGCGCAGAATGCTGCGAGACAATACCGCGCGACAAAAGAAGCGCGGGCGTCCGATCAAATACACGTAATGGAAGCCACCAAACAACGTCGCGAACAGAAGGAAGCCTCGAATGCGTAACTACCTCGATTTGATGGAAAAGATTTTGAAGCATGGCGAGAAGCGCCCCGACCGAACGGGCGTTGGTACTTACTCGCTATTCGGTGAGCAGCTACGTTTCGATTTGGACGAAGGTTTCCCGCTACTCACGACAAAGAAGGTGCATTTTCACAGCATCAAAGTCGAGTTGTTGTGGTTTTTGATGGGGACAGACGATCCCAAATTCATGGACGATAACGGCTGCACGATTTGGGAGGAATGGAAAATAAAAGAAGGGCCGGACAAAGGCAAACTACCGAACACCTACGGCATGATGTGGCGCAAATGGCCGTCTACGTGTCATGTTTGTTTAGGTTCTTTGGGAGCCTGCGAAACTTGCAATGCAACGGGTATTATTCACACCGATCAAATCGCCAATCTGATCGACGGTTTGAAAAAAGACCCTATGGGTCGTCGCCATATTATCAGTGCATGGAATCCGCCGCTCGTTGGCAAGACGGCGTTGCCGTGGTGCCATGCGTTTTATCAGTTCTACGTGAACGAAAAGGTTTCTCGTGGAGGAAAGGTCCGGCGTTCGCTGTCCTGCCATATGTATCAGCGCAGCGCCGATTACTTTTTGGGTGTGCCTTTCAACATTGCGTCTTACGCGTTGCTGACTCACATGATCGCAGCGCAAACCGAAATGGACGTCGGACAGTTGATTATTTCGTTCGGCGACGTGCACATCTATCAAAATCACGTCGAGCAGGTCGTTGAGCAGCTACGCCGCAAACCGCGCCCGTTGCCGCAACTTTTGCTATCGGAGGGTATTGATAGCATCGACAACTACACCATCGATTCCATTGTGATCGACGACTACAATCCGCACCCGCTTATCAAAGCCCCGGTTGCTGTGTGATGGCAGAACCCTACAAGGACAGACCCAACACACCCGAAGAAGACGCAGAAAATGCTCGTCACAAAGATTTCTTTGACGAGCATCCAGAGTTCGGATCGACTACGCATTTTGCGTGCGGACATAGACGCGACGGGCTTGATTGCGAAATTTGCTATCAGGCCAACAAGCCAAAAGAAGATGCGCCGCGGGTCGGCTGCCTTGCCGTGCTGATAAGCATGGGCATCGTAATAGCGGCGGTCGCATACTCAGCGGAGTGGATATAACTCATGTCAAATCACTGGCGCGAACCAATGTCACACTCACGCAATAATGGTGGGTGGGTCGACGAAAAGAAGCCGCCATCTAATCGTTGGCTGTTGTGGTTAGCCGTCGTTATGCTGCTTATCTATGCAGGCGTTATGGCCTACTACGTCGATGATTTTATGACGCAGGCGAAACAGGAAATCGAAGATGGTCGACAATCAACACAAAAAGATTAGCGGTTATCGCGATCTGAGCGAAGCCGAAATTGCAGATATGAACGCCATCAAGCGTTTGGAAGCTGTTTTCAACGGATTGATCGATCATCTGCGTGAGCGTGGCGATACGATCAACCAAGACCAAGTGACACTAGCGGCGCAACACGGCGAGGACGCTTTTATGCATGCCGTGCGCGCTATTGCGCAGCCTCAACGTACCGTGTTGCCGTTTGAGGAACTACAAGAGAAAGGAAACGCAACATGAAACGCGGTTTTGTAGACACTATTCTTTATTGGCTCGATCCGCGTAACTACGGAACGACTCACGAAAATTACGACGCAGGCGTGCGCGCCGCACGTGCATTGCTTGCGAAGCGTCCTTCGCGCGAGACAGTGTTTCGTTGGTTTCAATCAGCGCACGAATGCGAGCATTTCAGCAAGTCGCTCAACAGCAAATGGTTCGATTCGCGCTGGCCGTGATACGTTCCGAAAAGAATCCGGGTTTGAATTGCCCGGAAACCATTACGGACGTCCTGAAACCAATCGTGATTGGCGCGGTAAGGAAATTCCGGCGCAGCCTGTCAATCAAGGGGAGCCTGTGAAATGAGCAGCATTTTCGACAGCCTTAACGGCGAACAGAAAAAGTTTGTGCGCGCCATCATCGACAATGCGTGGAGCCATGCGCATCAAGACGAATCCGTCCCGTCGTCGGACATTCATAGAGCGCACTGACGCTGATTCGACGCTCGGTCTTTTGCGTCGTCGGCGTGCAGGCTTGATGGGCGTTTTGCGTGACGCGTTGTTGCGGACGGAAGACTCCAATGTTCATTTGCGCATCGAGACGGCTACCAAGGCCATCCTCGATTATGGCTACGATCACGTCGACATTATGTATAACAATCTTTTGGAGTTCATTGGCGACGTAGCTGATCCGTCTGGCGGTGTTGCTCCAGAATTGACGATTCAAAATGTGTTAGACTACATGAAAGAACCGCGCGGTCGTTCAGAATTTAAGGTGCGTTATGGTTATTCGCCGATCAAAACCGGGTGATCCGTTCTACAATCGGTATTCAGGCGACAACGAACTTAGTGATGCCGAGATAGAACAAAAACAACTCGAAGAAGACATGAGGATGGATGAACTCATGGAAATGCCGGAGGATCAAGCAGAGGCGTCGCAAGACGCTGAGTTTGATGTGGCGTTGCGTGAGCATAAAGAATGGTGGGATTCCCTTACTCTTGCGCAGCAAGTGGCTAATTCAAGGCGCAACGCGCTGCGTAGTTGCATCACCAATCGCATTCTCATGCAACAATTTCCGCCGCCAGAGGAATGGGACGAAAAGAAAGACGGGCAGAGCATGTATGCGCGGTCAAAAGAATCGCTACGCAAAACGCAAATTCGTTTGTTGAAGATTCGCGAGTGGCGTAAGACCGGCATCTATCCGGGCGGAGGGTGAATTGAAATATGTCATGATGCGCGTGAAGCACAAAACGTTCACGCAATATGTGCCTATCATTTTTCCCAACGCACTTATTCATAGCCTAGTTGTGAAGGCTATCAAAACGCATATCGGTATGGGTAAGGCAAAAGTCGTTTCCGCCGGTGAAATTCAGAAAGGCAAAATCCTTCCGGGCAGCACAAGCACGACGTTGAATTTGTCGCCAGTGTTGCCGCGCGATCAGGACATAATCGACTCCGTCGACTACGGCGGAGATATGCTGGAACCGTAAAAGAAGCAGGAGCAAACCATGATCCGTGAATCTGTGACCATCCAAGACGTGATCGACTACCTCAACAAAATGCTGCAAGTCGATCCCGACTTGATGGCGATGTTTGTCAACACGCGGTTTGATTTGAACAAGCCGTTGGACGACTACCCACAGGAAATTCAAGTGATGCAAAGTGCGAAGCCTGCGCTTGGCATTATCGGGTTGCTGAACGGCTTGTTTGGCACGATTGAAGACGGGCCGCAAAAGGGATGGGGTCCGCTTATGATTGCTATGGACAAGAGCAACCATTTTATTCTGCATGAGTTTGTGCGCACCGAAGCTTACATGAAAAAGCACGAAGACGCTATCGTCTAGGATTTCGTCATGCTCGAACAACTACTAAGCAATCCCATATTCGTCGGCGCTTTAGGCGCTGGCGGTATGGCAACTGTCGTGGGTTTTGTGTGGCGCTATTGGAGTCGAATCCTCCAATTCGTTTTCGCGCGCATAACCATATCACTCACTGTCGACACGTCGAACGATCTTTATCCGTTCACGGGAATCGTCATGTGGCTCGATTCGACAACGTATTCGCAAAAATACGCGTCGCGATTGTTCGCATCGTCAATTCAAGGCATACGCAACGCACATGAAATACCTGTGGCGTCGGCGGATGGTTCGACACGCGAGAGTAACAAACAACCTATCACTATGACCCCTGCTATGGGGACGCATACTTTTCGCGACAAGGGTATTTGGTACATCGTAAACCGCGCGCTCGTTGAACGCCAAGGCCACGGCAAGATGGAGGAAATTACCGTCACGACGTTTTTCAAGCGTCGCGATCATTTCGAGCAACTCATTCACGAGGGCAACGCCAAACTTAATTCGATGAATGAAGACAGTTTGGTCATTCGTGTATTCAGCAGTTTTGGTGAATGGCACACCGGCTATCATACGAAACGTCCTCTATCGAGCGTGTTCTTTCCAGAAGGGTTTGTGGACGACGTGCTATCGGATATGCGCGATTTTTACGCAAGCCGTAAGGAATACATGCGTCGCGGTCAACCGTGGCGACACGGCTATGTATTTTCAGGTCCACCAGGCTGTGGCAAAAGTTCTCTGATTGCAGTTCTGGCGAGCGAAATGGGTTTGCCGATTTACTATCTGAATTTGTCGTCTGTCGATTCGGACGACCGTTTGTTGTCGGTCATGCGTCAAATTCCTTCACGTGCATTGCTTGTGATCGAAGACATTGACACGTTCGCTGTTACGAACAAACGCGCTGCTCCAAAAATCCAACAAGCAACTGCACGTGGCGACGGTGAAAAGAACGAGGATCGTTTGACATTAAGCGGATTGCTGAATGCGACCGATGGTCTTGTCGCGACTGAGGGCCGCATTTTGATTTACACGTCGAATCATCCCGAGAAACTTGATCCGGCCCTTGTGCGTGCTGGACGTATCGACCGTCATTTCCGTTTCACGCTAGGCACCGCGCGTGAAGCTGGCCTTATGTATATGAACTTTTATAACGTCGACACGGTCGACGAACGTCTCACGGCTATCGATACGATTTCTCTCAACGACCTGCAATCGGCCTTTTTGACGTATCCGAAAGACCCTTACGCTGGAGTTGGCGAAGCGTTGCGCATTTCCGATGAACGCAAAAACACAACTGCGCTGAGAACTGTCAATGCAGACGGATAAAGAACTCATAACCCACGCGTTGAACATGTGGGCTAATCATATCGAAACAGGCAACGTTTCGCTAAACGCAGGCGACGCGGACAATCGCAAGATGAAGGTAAAGGCACTGGACGACGATCAGAAGGCGCTCGTTTTGCGACTACGAAAACTTGCTAGGGATAACAGCGCATGCACGACTGGTCCGCGCTCAAGAAAAAGATACTCAGAGAGCCGCTGACGTGTGAGTTGACGCAGTATTATCGCTCGCGGCAACGGCCTCGAATCTACAATTGGAAAAATCGCGGCCACATACCGATTCCTGACGACGCCGTTTGGGTGGACAGAAAGACGCCTTATGGAAATCGTTTTGTAGTTGGTAAGCACGGCACGCGAGAGGAATGCATTGCAAAATTCGTAGAGAAGCAACTACCAAATTTAGATGTGAGCCCGCTGCGCGGTAAAAGTTTGATTTGCCATTGTGAGCCACTTGCATGTCACGCGCGTCCAATTTTCAAGAAAGCAAACGGATACGACTATGATGGTAGCGACGATCACGTGATTAAGGTCATTGCGATCATGGGAGAGCCGTGCACCGGCAAGTCGCGCATAGTGAAACGCTTGCTGAAAATTGGTGAGTGGAAGAAAAAGAAGCGTGGCCTCGTCAAGTATCACCGCCAAGAAAACACCGGCACCATTATTTTAGGGCGTTACGAGGACGGCGAACAATTTCCCGGCACCGACAAATTGTCTATGGCCGTGCAGCCGCAAGTGATAGAGTTTTTGAAAACGGTCAACAACACCGTGATCTTTGAAGGCGACCGTTTGTGTAATTGGTCGATGTTCAACGCCATCATCAACATGGGTATGAAGCTGCGTGTCTATCACGTGCAGACGAGCGCCAAGGTGCTGCGCAAACGGCGCGAGGCGGAACGCGATCAATCACGTTCTTTCTTGAAGCGTCAAAAAACCAAGGTGGATAATCTTGCGGCGCATTTTCCCGTCTACACAATACCGCTCGCGCACGACAACAAAAACGATACGCTGGAAGCGGTCAACACGCTGCAACTCGATTTGTGTTTCCGCTAGAGGGATAAACCATGACCCGATTTTTCGAAGGCGATCACGTCAAGACAAAAGAACCTTCCGACTTTCCATATATGGTCGTGAAGCATGTGAGTCATGGTCGTGGCCTTGTGACGGTAAACATTCCGTATCTCGGAAAGCAAACCGAGCAGACGTGCCTATTCATAGCCGACCAATTGGAATTGGTGACGCCGCGAAAAAAGAAGGGCAAGGTGACTGCGCCGCACCCGATGGGCGAGCCCGTCCCAAATCAGTATTTTGTTTGGGTAGAGCAGATTTATGATATGTCCTATCATCCAATTGTCGTGCGCGCCGAAAGCGATGCGGATGCCGTAGCTATTGCTACGGAGGAAGCTGAGAATTTTACGCTTCAAGCGGCAACGCACAGACAAAGAAAGATCATCGCGCACGCGGCCCCCGTTCGCACAGGCCATTTGATTGATCGCTCGCGTGACGACATTCCAAAAGTCATTGATGTAGGAGCGGACCAAACATGATCGACAAGCCTCCCTTCACGGTCATAGGCGACGAAATCTATTTCGACGGCTACCTCGTCGCACTTTTAACGGAGGCGCACTACTCCGCAAACATCAACGTCATAAACTATTTGCGTCAAGCCGTAACGATAGAAAACGTAAAAGACGCAGAAGGTGAATTGAAAGACAAGCGCGAAGCTTTCGAGGTTGAGAAAACCTCAGTCCGCGAACATCTAAATGGAGAACGGGACGCATTTCACAAGCATATTAAAGAACACGATTTGCATGTGCTGCAAGGCTTCATCGACAAGGTAAAGGGATTAGCGAAAGGCGGTTTGCTGCGCGTGAAAGACGTCGAAGCGTTCGCCGAAAAACACGTCGACGACTTGTCGGTAGAGCAAGATAACGTTCCCGATCCTCCGTTAACGTGCGAAGAAAAAGAAGCTGAGGCAGCGCAATGATAAATCTCGAAGACGTCGACGACATGCGTTCCAACACGGACATTAATTACGGCGAGATTCACAGCGCCATCATTCAAAGCATGTACGATTTTCCGCTGTCGTGGACCGTGGAATCGAATGATATGTTTGGAGAATACGGCGTCAACATGTTTGCGTTAAGCAAAGTGCGCGCCAAGCACATGGAAATCGTGCTGGTTCATGAGAAAGCCAAAATGGGCTTGCGCCTAGGTGTCACCGCACGTCGCTCGTTCTTTATGCGCCGTGAACGTTACGATTTTGAATCGCGATTTTTGCCGAAGGCTCCGGCAATGTCGAACGCGCAGATCATTTACCGCTGTTACGGCTCTCCACATTTCAGTCTGCCTATTGCAGAAGCCGTGCGCTGCGTGTTCATCAATCAAACGATCAAGAAAAATTTGCTCGCAACGTTGGAGTGGAAAGAACGCCTGAATAGCGCAGGGATTCCAGTTTCGATGAAAGATGCGAGCGACTATGGGCGGACGTAAGCCTTCACCGCAATTTATTAAGACGATCATGGCTAACGCCGAAAGGCTTGGCCCAAAAGAACGCGTGTCGATTGAGGCGCAGTTGGAGCAATTGCGCAAGGCGGTAGTGCAGTATATGCGTGCCAAAGAAAAGAGACGAGGCGCTCCATCAGAGGACCAAGCCTACATCGCGTTGTGTGACGTAGTAGGTCGTATTACGGGCCGACCCAAAAATGCTCGCAGATAGATCGCCCTACACCATCGATAAAGAACGCTCGCTTATAGCAGTGCGTTGGCCGCATGGTGGATGGATCATTTGGAATTGGCTGCATTGTCGGTGGGATCACGTGGAGTCGTTACCATGAAATTGGCGCATCGTGTATTGCACGCAAGCTTCACGAGCCTGACTTATTTTCGGTCGCTGGCAAAAACAATTGAAGGCAGCGACGAACTCACAGCCTCGCTCGAAAAGTTTCTTAACGACGTTGAAAACGAAATTGAGGAAGCTGCAAACGGTATCGAGGTTCAACTCGCCCGCAAGCAAATCGAAGCAACAGATAACTTGCGCGAACTTTTTGCGCAAAATGAGGCGTTCGAAATTTTAGGTCGGCTGCGCAAGCAAGGCTTGATGGTGGTCGTGCACAACGATTATCGTTTGCACGGTAAAAAGCACACCTTTTGGGTCATGTCTACACCGCACCGGCACGCCGATGAAATGCACATCATACCCAAACAAGGGCACGTGTTGGATTTTAAGTTCACTGTATCCTTCAAAGGTGAAGGCGAAACTGACAAAGAGGCGCTTGAACAAATCGAGAAGCAGTTCAACGACTTTCTTGAAGCGACTAAACCGCGCCACACCGAATTTTCGATGGGTTACAAAGCATAAGGCGTTATTACATGCATTACAAAGTTTGTAAAAAATGCCAAAATCGTTTTGCTGCTACCTTTACCAATTTCTACAGGCATGCGGCTAGCAGAGACGGTCTAACGCCGCGATGCAAAAAGTGTGTTAACGAAGATAATAAATTAGCACATACTAAACGCATGCAGGAAAACCCTGAACATGTACGCCGGTTGGCAGCCGAGAGAGTTAAAAGATACTACAAGGCAAACCAAGATGTTGTTCGAAAACGCCAACGCGTGCAAGCCGCGAAGCGCCGCAAAGACCCCAAGCAACGCGCTATAATAAATATGCGCAAACGTGGAGGCGGGGCAGGGTTAGATTCTCTTGCGTTTGCTTTCATTCTAAAGAAACAAAAGGGTCGTTGTGCCATATGTGGTACTAAGAAACCCGCTAACGAGACAGGTTCTAAAGGATGGAATGTCGATCATTGTCATAAGACTAAAAAAGTTAGGTTCATACTATGTCATAACTGCAATCGCGGTTTGGGAGCCTTCAAAGATTCGCCACAACTTATGCGCAGAGCAGCGTCTCTGCTAGAGAAATCAGGAGCGTAACCCATGCTGTTATCGGCCCAATCAATTCGTAAACTTTGTATTACAGATACTCCTATGATTTATCCGTTTGTGGAAGAAAAAACAGTAGTGAACGGAAAAAGCTACGGTTTGAGTTCGTGTAGTTATGACGTACGAATCGATCAGAACCTTACACTAAATCCGGGCGACTACGCATTAGCCTCGACGATAGAAGACTTGGACATACCGAATAATGTGGCAGCTTTTGTTGTAGATAAAAGTTCGTATGCCCGTTTAGGCATCATGGCATTCAATACACTTATAGATGCGGGATTCAAAGGAAACTTAACGCTGGAGCTAAAAAATACTGCCAAAAATATTGTCCAAATACAGCAAGGTGATCCGATATGCCAACTTGTATTTCACTGGCTAGATGAACCAACAGATCGACCATACACGGGTAAATATCAAAATCAAAAAAGAGGGCCTCAGCCCGTAATTTTGGAGCCAGACAGGTGATCGACATGAACAACCGCAACAGCCTATCCGACTTCTTAATCGCCATGTTCATCCTTGCCTTGTTTTGCATGTGGACGTACGAGTTGACACACAAAGAAAAGGACGAAAATTCGCAAGGCTGCACCGTCTATTATTCGCTAGATGGTAAAGAGTCGACCGAGTATTGCGGCATAGCACAATGAGAGGGCCTTATGGATCGTAAGGAAATCGAGGAACTGGTTCTGCGTAACACGCGCGACCATTTGGGAACGACGCCAGAAAAAACCAAGCTGGAGTCGAACTTTATTGACGACCTTGGCGCAGACAGCTTGGACGTTATCGAATTGGCAATGGCGTTCGAGGAAGATTTTTTGGTCGAAATCAAAGATGACGACCTTGAGAACGTCAAAACCCTTAAGGATGCTGTCGACTTGATCGAAAAAGAAAGGGCGAGGCGATGAACGCATACCCATCACCGCCGTCCAACAGTGAACTGCTGCGACGTGAACTAGAGCGCATGACGTTCCCTCTTGAATGTCGTCCGCCGACCGAATCGAAAATCAAACGTATGGCCGTTAGCGACACATTGGATCAGATCGAGACGGACCTAAAGCGTCATCTAAAAGAATAGCCTATATCACAACAACGAGAACGGTATGCCGCGTATGCTAGAACGTGAGGCTCCTGATTACCGCCAGCATCCGCTGGCGGTTTTCGACAAGCCCATCAAAAAGAATACCACGATGCACAAACGCTTGGACGATATTGTCCACGGCGTTTTTTCTGTCTTCACCGAGGAAGAATTGAAATTCGAACCTCGCGCGTCTTCGCTTCCGTTCTGCCCGCTGCTTGAGTTGATTAACGCAGTGAAGGGCGAAAAGTTCAGGAAGGATTATTCGTTCGAGTTCTACACGCGTGTCGGCACTGCTATTCATAGCGCCGTGCAGTTTGCGTTTCCACGTTCGCGCTACGGCAAAAACGTATTCGGCAATTGGAAATGCGACCGGCATGCCGATCCGTTCGACCCTTGCAATTACATCAAAAAGATGTGCAAGCGTCCTGACGATTTGGTTTGCCCCAAATGCAAAAAGGGTTTGCTGGAATACGACGAACTGACTTTGATGTGGACGCACAAGGACGATGATCGCGCGTTCATATCCGGCCACTGCGATTTGATAACCAAGCACTCCAATCGTTTTGTGTTATGGGAGTTCAAATCGACGTCGAGTTTCAACATCGATAACCCGCACCGCTTCCTGCCTTACGCGAAGCATCTTTTTCAGAAATGGGCTTACGCGTGCATGTTGGATCGCATGGGTATGCGTCCCGATTACGTCGCGCTCGTCTATTACTCACGCGACAAGGCTGGCGAAGACCCGCAAAAATCAGGCACCGGCGTCAAGGACGTTCGCGCACGCACACAAAAAGTTGGCATCTATTTCAAGGTAACGGATGAAGCCTTGAAGCTGATGCGTGAATTGCTAGACGAAACCGTTGAAGGCGTGCGCCTCGCGCAGATCATTCAGCGCAAAATCGCGAAGGGTCAAGAGCCCAAAAAAGAAACAGTGTTGGCGCTAGCCGATGCGCGCCCCTGCCATCAAAAATCCGACTACAAGACGTATATGAAATACGGCTTCGGGTTCAACGAGGAATGTCCCTATGCCATTCCGGGCGATGAAAATTGCTTCCAGAAGAAAGCAAAAGTTCTGGCGTGGAAACACTTGAACAAGGCGATAGAGCGACGCCTCGCCGCGTGATGGTAAAGAGACGTTGAGCGGTAACATGGCCGACTCAACTACCGAACGGAAATAGCTATGGAGCAGACTGAGAAACACGCGCCGCGTAATGGCAAGCGTTTGCAGCCGGTCGGTATGACCGGCAATCTTTTGAAGGGTGCGCGTTTCGCTGCGGATTTCAAAACCGCCGAAGCGTTGGCAAAGGCGGCTGGCCTCGAACCAAATGTCGTTGCTACGCTGGAAGCGTTTCGCGAAACCGAAATGCGCAGCACGAAAAAGACAATGAGCAAAATCATTGCAGCGTTGGACGCACGCGGCGTGCGTTTGGAAATGGACCCCACGAGCGAACGCGCCTTCATTACGAAGGTGAAAAAAGAAGCAGCCGTGCCGCCTAAGCCTGCGGACGCGGAAGGGGACGATGGTTTTCCGGTCAATTGCTACCCGATGACCGAATATGACAAGCGAGAGTTTTCCAATCCAAGCTGGTGCTTTATTCACGGTTGGAATCAATCGAAGCGCGAAGCCTTCATCCAAGGCGGTATTGACGAGCCGAAGCTTTCACTTAGTCGCACAATTCAGTTCTGGAATTTCTATTTGCACTACAAGCGTCGCACGCTTTTTGTGCCGATGATGTATGCGAACGATCATCGCACCGGCGCGATGGATATTATTTACGTGGATATGGCGGGCAATATTTTGCGGCGCAACGCTGTCGAATGGGTGCGGCATATTCACGACGAAGAAACCGGCTACAAAGGTGTCCCCTATATCAATACCGGACACGCTGCCGCAGTATCGCAGTTGCAGGAAGCGTTCTTTGGCGTGATTGCCAATGCGCTAGCCTACCCGCGACTGAAATCTGAAATCATCACTATGACAGTTGAATCGGCGCTGCCTGCGCCCAAGGTGGAGAAAAAAGATGCGTAGTCCTGCAATTGAAAATGGTTGCAACCAATATACTGACGTGCGCGCTACTCATGTTAGTCTCAGCGACATTATCAACCTGCGCGCATTTCGTGAACGCGAGCAGCCGTTCAAATTGTCGGCTGGAGGAATGAGCCGCGCGTATTTCGACATGAAGCAAATCATGTTCGACTCGTTGCCGATGCATATGCTCGCCATTCTTTTCAATTGGCATATTGAGCATCACGTCGAACCGTATCTCAGGAACAATCCTGAAATCGGTGAATACGATAATTCGCCCGCACCGCTTCTCATTGGCGGCATGGAAATGGGAGCTATACCGCTTTCAACAATGTGCTTGCTCACTGGCGATCACAGCAAGCGTCAACGCCTTGGATTTTTCACGCGAAAAGAACCGAAAGGTCACGGCACCAACGCGCTCGTCGATGGCATTGATCCGTTGTTGTTGGAGCGTTGCCCTATTTTGATCGTGGAGGACGTGACCACGAGCGGCGCATCGGCGATGAAGTCGGTTGACGCCATCCGCTCTGTCGCACCAAACGCAAAGATCGTCGGTGTTCTCGCCATTTTGGATCGAGAGGAAGGCGGCGATTCGCTATTTCGTGCAGCCAATATTCCGCTGCATGCGATATACCTAAAGCGAGATTTCACGGTCTACGCTTAAATGACCGACGATCAAACCAACGACACGCGTGTCTCCACCTACTTGAAAAAGTGGGCGGAGGCAATCCGCGAACATGGCAAGGCCGATGTAAAAGGCGGCGTTCGTGTTTACGATGAAAACGACTACATAGAGATACACGACCCCTGTCTGCAAGAAATTCAGTTCAATGCAGATGGCAGCATGAACATTACGTTCCAGTTCAATTGGGACAACGTGACGGATGCCGGACGAACAGGCTAAATCCAATCAACCAAAAGTTCTCGTAGAACTCGATCCCGAGGACATTAAATGGTTAGCCGACCGGCTTCACGAAGAAGCCGGTCGCGCAATGCAGGCCGAATTGCTGGTGTCGTCCAAGCGATTGGATAATAGAAAACGTGAGCTATCGGAAAAAGATCAAGCCAAAGCTGACGCGATAGCCAAGCACAGATCAACTGCATATCGCCTCAAAAACTTATTCATTAATAAGGCAGCCGATCAAGGTTTTGGCGACCTATAGGTCTAATTTTCTGTGTCAAAAAGAATCATAGTGCGACACGGAAAATGGCTGCGAATTTCTCTGCCAAATCACTACAAGCTGCGCGTGATCGCGCCCGTCGTCTATTTACGTCGCTCGGCAAAAAGGCGGGCGAGGTAAAACCGCGCAAAGACTTGGGTGAGAAATCAGTTCTTTGGTCGCTTGACGGCAAAACGCCGAAGCGCAAGATAATCAAAAAGGGTTCGCTGACACTGCGTCGTTGGTTTGCAAACGGCCCGCGCTCGCGCCTATATACTGCAACGCGTGATCGCGTTTCAATTAAGAAGCTGAAACAGAGCAACCAAAATCCAAATCTCATTATCTCAGAGACGGTGACGACCGAAGGCGCAGGTCGTAAGGTAAAGGTGCGCTACTGGCAACACCGCATTTTGCGAATGGAGCCGCAGAAAAAGTTTTGTGATTCCGTTGTCAAAGCGACGTGTAACTGCGTAACCGGCGATACTTTCGTTCATACAGCGGAGGGTATTCGTCAAGTCAAAGAATTAGCAAGCGATAAACCAAATCCAAAATTGTCGGTAGACTATCTAGTAAACGGAAAAATTTTGGCCGGAACAAGATTTTGGCCGACCGGAGAAAGAGAGGTTTTCGAACTGACGACGCATAACGGATATGCCGTTAAAGCCACTGCCGAGCATTTGATATTGGTCGAAGAAATTCATAAAAGTTTTCCGGCTATGGCTGGTAGAAACAACTATCTCGGTAGCGTTACTTATGTGCGAGACGCATGGAAACGCATGGATCAATTGAAGCCCGGTGACAAGGTTGTGTTGAATTGTTCGCAGTCGCCGCGCACTCGTATAAAACGTGCAGAATTAAAAACGGCACGGCGGCTCGGATATTTGTTTGGGCTTATTGTAGGGGATGGTTCTTTCTTTACTGATGGTCGACCCGATTTGCGTCTGTATAGCGACAAAGGTGAAATTTTCAAGCACATCAAAAAAAGCCCGCATATCGCAGACGCTACTCCAATTCAAAACGATAACGGTACGCAAGGTCTGCGTGTTAAATTTACGCGTAGCATGAGCGAAGCACTAACCAACTATGGAATTCAGCGTGGGTTCAAAACACTAACCAAAAAGATTATGCGTGAACCAGCAGTAATGGCTGGGTTTTTGGCGGGTTTGTATGATACTGACGGCTCGCTATCCAAAGACGGTTTCACTTGTTGCATATACAATACAAACAAAGAACTGCTGTATAGAACTCAGCTAGCGTTATCTTACTTTGGAATCGTATCCAAGCTGCGTTTGTACAGAGCCGCCACATCTTTAGCGGTTGCAAATAGCAAAAAAGTGTCAGAAACAAAACCGTTGTATATGTTGGATATTACGGGAGAATATTGCGACAGCTTTTTCAAGCTGATTAATTCAGTTCATCCTAACCGTAAACCGTCAAAAAAGTTCAAACGTAATCCCATGCCGCGTAGAACATCGGAGGTAGTTGCGGTAAAGAGCGTTGGCGTAGAAACCGTTTACGATTGTACCGTGCCAGACGGCAACGCTTTTTCTGCCAATGGCATCATCGTTCATAACTGCCCGGACTGGATGTTTACGTTCGAGTACGTCGCTGTCGCCAACGGTAACTCGCAAATGATCCACGGTAACGGCGAGCCGCCTGAGCAACGAAATCCCGGCGAGTATCAAGGGCTATGCAAACACCTTCTCACCGTTTTCAAATATCTGATCGACAGAAAGATTTAAGTGTCATGGGTAGTAAATACCCGCCCCCCAAAAGTTTGGGCCACAACTACGTCGAGGTAGCCTATCATCCGCTGGAGGATATGGAGCCGCGTTCGATTTTGTCCCACTCGATCATTGAGACGCACATGAAATTGGCACGTCGCCAAATTTCAGAAGCGTTTCTAACGCAAAGTGTGCCGCCCTTTATGGAAGCGCATACGCAATACGCTGCGCTTGTTAATATGCGCCGAGAGTTGCTAGAACTTGGAAGCTATCTGTGGAATACGAACGATGCGCACGGTGTCATTAATCGCGTGTGTGACGAATATCTGAACAACGCGTCGTGCTGGACGACGCTGATGGCACCGGCGTTCTTTATTTACGCAGAGGTTGATAAGAAAATCGGCATCGAATTGATAATTCGAGCCAAGGCTATCCAAGCGGCGACAGATGCGCTTGCCTACATGCCTGTAGCTGCACGTATTTGTTGATCGATAAAAGAAACTGATCGGGGCGTTTGAGGTAAAGAGGGGTGCGAGGGGCGCTTGATTGCGCCCTTGGCACCCATTTTCGTTTTGAGGACTTGCTAATGCGGCATACCGAAGGTGATTATCTCGTCGTTGAGCATGACAAAACCAATCGGCTTGTCCGCTTCGTCGATGAAAAGTTTGTGCTACGCGATAAGCAGAGCGTGAAGCTTGGCGACTACAACGAAATTGTGGACATATCGCCACGCGATTTCATCGCAAACATGGGCGACGCGCCACGTTCGGGTAGCGTCTACGGCGTGCAGTGCGATCCCATTTTCAAACGTATGCAAATCAACGGGCTTGGTCCCGTGTATTTTATGCGCAAGATGAAATCGGACGAGCGTGATTTCCTCATTCGTGTTGCCGAAAAATGTGTGGCACATCTAAAAGAACTCGATGTGCTGCCCGCCAAGAAAATCGTGTCATTTGTGAAGCCGCCGAAACGCAGCGGAAAGCTGTTTATGCTAGGCACGTATTATCATCGCAGCAATGCAGAACTGCCCGACGAAATGGAACTGTTCGCAGAAACGTATCGCTCAAAAGATGACGTGCGTTATGCTGTGTATCACGAATTGGCGCATGGCATTTGGTTTACGCGCACCGACGACGACATTCACGCGTCATGGATTGAAGCTTTCGAGGAAGCCGTCGAAAAGAACAAGTATGGCGCAAATTCACTTGCTGAAATGCGTGACAATATTGTGGAAGCAGGCTCATTGGCGGCTTATCGCAAGTCGGTAGCAGAGCCGGTCGATTTGATTGCGCTTAAAGAGGTTATGAAATACCTCAGTCGCGTTCATTCGCTGTCCTCCTACAATTTGCGCGATTTGCTGAAAGCCGGGCGCGGATTGAAAAAGGTGTGGCCGCAAGAAACTATCGTGTTGCCAAATCAGTCGATGCTGCTGACTGAATATGCTATGCAGTCGCCGGAAGAACTTTTCGCCGACACGCTGTCGTATTATCTGGCCGGTCGTAAGGTGCCAAAATCACTCGCCTCTCTAGCGAAGAAAACGCTGGAGCAAGCTAAGCATATCGTAATCGAAGACGCGCCGCCCAAGCGCAAAAAAGAGGACGATTGACATGCCTAACGGTAAATCAGACGCCTTGGCTGCGCTGCCCGACGAAATTCAAAACGTTGTGAAAGAGGTTGAAGCGGAAACGCCGCTTCCGCCTTTGCCGCCTGTTGACGATCCGCTCAAAGATTCCAAGGCGTTGGTTTGGATTCCGCATCGTGTCGTTGAAGACGAAAGGCTTGCTGATTTTTGCGCTAGGTTTCAGACGAATCAGATGTTCATTTGGAACTATCCGAGCAACGCAATTCTTTTTGATACCTTGTTTAAGAAAGCAGGGCATACGCGATTCGATGATTTCTTGCTTGAGAAGGGTATGATTATTTACATCAGCCTGACGCCGCAGGCACACGCCAACTACAACTCGCGTCAATTCGATTCGTTGCATAAGCGAATGGATCGAATGGAGGAAACGTTGAGGCGCAGAAAAGAATGATGCGTTTGTGCCGCGATTGTGATTGCGAAATTACAGCCGCGTTCGGTTTTGTGTGCAGCGATAGTTATGCGCTCGCACTCGAAGGCAAGCTTCCTATGACGCCTGAGCATGTGCGCGAAATATGTGGTCGCTGCGTTCTACGCCGGGAGGCAAAAGAACCGTCTTGAATATGATGGCGCAAATCCTTGGTTTCAAGGAACAACTACCGCAGCAGCTTGACGGCGAACAGATTGAGTATGTGCTTGACGCCTTGTTACAGCGGGCGTTGGAGCCGATATTGCGCACGACATACTTTATCGAAGACGTTCTAGCCGAAATGATGCATCTAGTGATCGACAACCGACGCCGTAAGGTGTCGGCATTTGATCGCAACGATGAATTGGCGGCACACATTTTCTCTCTGATCGTTACGGACGACTTTGAGACGAAAGCGAGGCTGCTCAAGAAAATGCAGCTTGAGCGGTCGATTCTTTTTCACATTCTGCAACGCTTTCACGGTATGACCGGCGATTACATCGACTCGCTGCCTCGCGTTTTGCGTGGCAAGCCTACGTCCATATATCTCGATGCGCTTGCGACCAATCAAAGCGCGCTGCGCAAATTCCGATTCAAGAAATCGCGCGAGTCGTTCTACTACGCTGTGCGTGAATCGAAATCGTGGATGGCGCTAGCCTATCGCTTCCGCGCAATGATCGTGGAAAAATACGTGCGGTTCGTTTACAACGTCGCGCGTCGTTATGTGAAGGCTACGAAACTCGTTATCAATCTGAATGATCTTTTCAAGGACTTGACGCTATCCACATTCAAAGCCATCGACAAATACCGTTCCGAAAAGGGGACGCTCACGATGTTTTTGCGGTGGTGGTTGAAGGACGGCGCAACACAAAGCGCGACCAGCCACGAATACGGCGTGTCCTATCATATGCCCGCAGCCCGTCGCCGTTCCATGATTAACAAGGGAAAGCAGATAGCGAATTTCTCGCATCAGATTGACGAGAAAACGGTCGACACGATTCCATCGGATTTGCTTGAGGATGAAATCGTCAACACGAGCGAAAAGAATTACCTCGTGCGGCTAGCTGCGCATGCTGACAAAACGCGCATGGGCTTCCTAGAAATGGGACTCATGTATCCTCTGTCGCAGGAGGAAATAGCACAGCTTAGGGCTACACTGTGACGCTGTTTCCAGTAGCCAAAAAGAATGCTGCAAGGCTGTTAAACGACACACTGCGTTTCCTGCGTCGTTACGGCCATCACTATCAAATACCGAGGCTCTCAACGCTCGATCATTTTGATGTAAGGCGAATGGACCTTGACGGTGCATTGATGCGCTCCGCGTTCGGATTAAAATACGTCAAGGGTGTCTACAAAATTGATCTGACGACGGCCACGTATAACAGCCGTGCATTTGAAGACGCGCAGATGGCCTTGGTAAGCGGCCTCAAACTTTTCTCGCAAACGCCGCGTGGTTTGCAGATGGGCGTGTCTTATCCTCACGCTTATACCGATTACTATGCCATTTTGAATTTCAGTAAGCTGCATCCTACGATGATCGACCTAGAAAAAGTTTTCGACATAGCAATGCCAGAAGCGGAACGCTTGGATGCTGTTGTCGATGAAACGCGCGAACCGAGTAGTCGGTTGCGCTTCCTATCCACCGCTTCGAAATGAGTTGTGGTAAAGAAGGTGCGTAACGCGCGCCTACCAAACCAGTCAGACTGACAGGAGATTCGTAATGCAAACATGGCAGACAACCAAAAATTTCGGAGGGGGTGGTGATCGGACGTTCCTCAACACCCAAGTCGAAATGTTGGATTTGGGGAAGAAGAAAAAGTTTGTCCCCATTCGCTATTTGCCGGGCCTAGCCACGTATTTCACTTACGGCTTCCGAATCAAGACGCCCAAGACCGGCAAGATTATCACCATCGAAAAGATGGCGCAGTCGTTCGACATTAAGAAGGGCGACTTTGACGAATCGAAAACCAAGAAAGACCCGTGGCGCAAGCTAGCCGAAAAATACGGCGTGCGCGGTCGGCAGCAGTTTGCTGCGAACGTGATTGATCGCCGTCTGCAAGAGGACGCGCCCAAGAAAAAGAAGAAACCTACGTCGGAGGAACGCGCCAGCGGATTTAAGGACAAGGATTCGGAGTCGTGGACTCCCGTTGTTGTGCAGCGTTTCGGACAGTCGGTTTTCAGCCTTGTCACGGATTTGAACGCGACCAACAAGGTTACGATCAAGGACAAGAAAACCACGAAGCCGATTGACCATAAAAAGTATGGTCGCGACGTTGAAATCAAATACGACGGCGAGAAAACTCCGGCGCAGCAGTATAACCTACAGCGCGGCGAACGCGCTCCGCTGACCGAGGAAGAAGAAGCCTATTTGGTTTGGGATATTGAGAGCGCCCTTCTCAAAATCCAAAAAGAACATGGCAAGGACGCAGAGGCGGAAGCCAAGCGTCTTGAGAAACTGCTCGTCGACGAAAAGGGTAAGCCTCTCAAGGCTAAAGCTGACGACGACGATGACGATGACGATGACGCTTCCGATATGGAAGATGATGACGGCGATAAGCCCAAGAAGAAAAAGAAGGGCAGCAAGCGTCGCGATGACGATGACGATGACGACTCAGGCGATGATGACGGCGACGACCTTGAGGATGACGAGGACGACGAAAAGCCCAAGAAGAAAAAGAAAAAGCCGTCCGACGATGACGATGACGAGGACGACGAAAAACCCAAGAAAAAGAAGAAACGTTCATCGGATGATGACGATGACGATGACGATGACTCGTCGGACGACGAGGACGACGAGAAACCCAAGAAAAAGAAAAAGCGTTCATCGGACGATGACGACGAGTTGAATGAGTTGCTCGACGACGATGACGACGACGAGCCCAAGAAGAAAAAGAAAAAGAAGCCGTCCGATGACGACGAGGACGACGAGGCTCCGTGGGATGACGACGAGGACGACGAGAAACCCAAAAAGAAAAAGAAGAAGCGTTCATCGGATGACGACGATGACGATGACGACGAGTTGAATGAGTTGCTCGACGACGATGACGACGACGAGCCCAAGAAGAAAAAGAAAAAGAAGCGTTCGTCAGACGACGATGACGAGGATGACGAAAAGCCCAAGAAGAAAAAGAAAAAGAAGCCGTCCGATGACGACGAGGATGATGAAGATTCGGACGACGATGACGATGACGACGATGATTGATCGTCAATAGTTCTCGCGGGGGCGAGCGTGTAGGTAACGGGAGGGCAATTCGGCCCTCCCGTTTGTCTTTTGTATAGAAGGGATCAGCAAAATGGATTTGGCCTTTTTCCTGAGCGGTGAACGTTTTAGGACCGACAAAAAAGTGCGTTGCGGCAACTGCTCTGCATATGTTTTTGGTGATGGCGGCACACCTGATATTCCTCCTACGCTTTCACCGGAGGTTACTGCGGCAAAACGTGGCGCATGCAAACGTCATGCTCCGAATAGCGCCGTGGCGCTCATACCACAAGGCAACAAACTTGCCAGCATGATTACGTCTTCTTTTCCGCTCGTGCATCCCGATCAAAAATGCATGGATTTTACACCGCGTAAAGTGGAGCATAGGTCAACCGGATTGGAAATCGTAGACACGGCGGAAGACGAAACGAAAGCCGAAACGAAAACTGGAGGCTAGCATGACTCAAGCGTTCATCGTTACGAGTATCAAGCCTGCGCTATTCAAAGCGTTCTTTTGGGACGGTGCCTTTGATACTTACTCTACAATTCGCACCGCTCTCGAAGCAGATTTTGGCGGATCGCAGGACACTCAATTCCTTGGTTCTGTTTCACCGTTGAATACAGACGTGTTTTCGTTTCTCATATCGACGCATTTGCACATGTCGTCATTTGAGGGCGCGGCACCCGCTATCATTTCGATTCAGGTGCAAGTGCCAAAAGATTTTTGGCTCATATATCAATTTGAGCCGGATTCAGGACGCGCAACAAATCCGCGCGTGATAACACCGGAAGCCTACGATGAACGCTATCGCAAACTGCAAAACATGGATGATCCTGTTCAGGCGTTCACTTTTTGATGACAGAAACCGAAGCGATTGAAGCACGCGTTCGCGCGGAGTGTGCCGACCTTGCACGCAATGCGACGCTGCCCTCAAATTTCCATTGGGGCGCAGACGCTATGGAGCAATTCGACTTTGGTAAAGAACGTGCAGCGGATGCTATTCTAGGAAAGCCCTAAATGCTTACGTCGCTTGAGGCGCGCTCCCTTGCGAGCGCGAGAAATCAATGGAGGAAACGCCTCTCGAAAGAGGCGTGGTTGATATTGCTTGCTATACATTACGAACTTTACGGAATACCTGAATGACGAAGGTTGTCTACCGTAAGCCGTCGAAGCCTTTCAACCACATTATGATTGTAGTTGCGGCTCCAGATAAAGCCGACGAGAAAATTGGCTTCATCCTAGCAGGCGAACGCGGTTACGTGTTGCGTGATTTGTGCAAGGAAGCGGGCATTGAAAAAAGTGCCTGTCATATCGCCACGGTGTTTCGTGAACGCCCGTTAGACGGCAAGGTAGCCAACAATTTTACGACGTGGCTTGCCGAAGCCATGCGAGACGTTTTCGTTCCGTATCGCGGAGAGTTGTTGCGCAAAGAACATCACGACGACTACAAAAAATTGCGCGACACGATTCACAAAATTCGGCCACGCGTTATTGTCGTGTTAGGCGAAATCGCTACGTGGGCTGTAGCGATGCAGAGCCGCGACAACTACGAGGATATTTTCAATGCCGGTCCAATCAAATTCGGCACTACGATTCCCAAAAAGCCGTTCTTTTACGTCGTGCTTCCGACACATGCTATCAAAACGAAGCTGGACGTTGCCAAGCGCAAGCATATACTAGCCACATTGAAGCGTGCCAAAAAATTGGCTGATAAAAAGATTGGGCCATGAGTAAGGTTAGGAAGCGCGGAATTAAGCATCACCCACTATACAACGTGTATGCTGGAATGAAAGCGCGCTGC